CAGTTATGGTTGTGTACTGAGTTGTTATTGATGGGCTTTCAGTATAAGTTCCTGGATGAACAATAATTGTTTTGCGTTGTGCGGTTATTAAAGTTAGTGCTTTGGTAATAGAAGCAACTGGAGCAAGTAGATCTCCATTACCAGTAGTATCATTACCGTCTATCTGACTGACGTGAATCTCATAGTCAAAGCCAGCAAAGGCTGTACCTGCAGCACCAGTTGGACCCGTAGGACCAACGTTAGATGAAGCGGACTCAACCCAATAGCCATCATAGTAAATGTAGATCTGTCCAGACGAGCTGTTAAACCAAGCGTCACCAGTAGCTGGAGATGTAGGAGGGGTATCAGCAGATGTTGTAAACTTTCCAACTGCTCCTGTAGGACCAGTTGCTCCTGTTGCAGATGCTGAACCAGGAATACCCTGTGCTCCTGTAGGTCCCGTTGGTCCGGTAACAGTGCTTGCTGGACCAGTAGGTCCTGTTGTTCCTTGCGCACCTGTTGGACCTGTAGGTCCACCACTAGGTCCTGTTGGTCCAGTAGGGCCAGTGTCACCGATGTTACTTGACGCAGACTCTACCCAGAACCCGTCGTAGTAGACATAGATCTGACCAGTTGAACTATTAAACCAAGCGTCGCCGACATTAGGGTTTGCTGGTGGAGTGTCTGCTGAAGTTGTAAACTTACCGAGAGGACCAGTTGCTCCTGTTGCACCAGTCGATGATGCAAAACCTGGAACACCTTGCGGTCCTGTTGGGCCAGTCGGGCCTGTAGGTCCCGTAGGACCTGTAACTGTAGAGGCAGGGCCAGTTGGACCAGTAGGTCCACCACTTGGTCCGATTGGGCCTGTAGGACCCGTTTCACCAATGTTAGACGACGCAGACTCTACCCAAAAGCCATCATAGTAAACGTATATTTGACCAGTAGTTGAGTTAAACCAAGCATCACCAATAGATGGGTTTGCTGGAGGTGTGTCTGCTGCAACAGTAAAGCGGCCAGTGCCAGTCGCACCAGTTGCGCCCGTTACACCAGTAAGTCCTTGAATACCTTGTGTACCTTGCGGTCCTGTCGGGCCAGCTTGCCCCTGTGGGCCAGTAGCACCTGTTGCACCAACAGCACCAGTTGGACCAGTGACAGTTGATGCTGCCCCTGTAGCGCCAGTTGCACCAGTAGCACCCGTTGCTCCTGTTGGACCAGTAGGACCAGTGACTGTACTAGCTGCTCCAGTTGGTCCAGTCGGACCAGTATCACCCCGGGTTCCAACAGCACCAGCAAGATTTATTTTCCAAGAAGTGTACGTGCCTGAGCCTGTTTTGTTTTTAAGATCAACTACAAGACTTCCCGTTGCTTTGTTATAAGAAACAACTTCACCGTGCATGTGATTGCTTATGTCGTAAGCAATAGTTACACTTTGAGCTATCGAGTAATCAAGTTGTAGATCTGCTGTAGTAAGAGTAATTTGACCGTTAGAAGCAATAGTTAACGAAGTTGTAGACGTTGTGCTGTATGTGTCACCATCTAAACCAGCAGCGCCTGTCGGTCCCGTTGGACCTGCAACTGTAGACTGCGCGCCTGTTGGTCCCGTTGCGCCAGTTGCACCAGTAGCTCCCGTCGCACCCGTTGCGCCAGTTGCACCAGTAGCTCCCGTGGGCCCTGCGTTCCCTTGCGGTCCTGTTGGTCCAACTTCTCCAGGAACACCTTGATTACCCTGGACGCCTTGTGAACCGGTGGGACCAAGATCTCCTGTCGCGCCTGTTGGCCCCGTCGGTCCCATTAGACCAGTCGGACCACGCGCTCCTTCAAGACCTTGGCTTCCCGTCGCACCAGTTGCACCTGTCGCACCGGTTGGACCCGTTGCGCCAGCTAAACCTGCAGTACCTGTTGGGCCGGTAGCTCCAGTGGCTCCAGCAGATACCCAGGATGTTCCGTCATAGATGTAGAGTTTCTTGTCAGTGGTATTGAAATAGACATCACCCACTGCCGGACCGGCTGGCGCTTCGGCCAGCTGCAGTACGTTTAGCGGTACAAGAAATCTACGGCTCATGTAGCCTCCTATATTACTAGGTTGCTATCGAAATTAGCCGACGATGACTACGCGATATTGGTTTGTTGTTGGAGCAACTGCGAAGGCAATTGTTACGGTGTCTACCGTTGAGTGTGTGGCGTCAGCAAATACCTCTGCGTATGTAGAGTTGTCATACACGGTAATAGCGACGTCACGAGTGTTGAAGCTGTGGGTAAGCACGAAGCTGGTTGCTGCGTTGTTTCCAACTGAGGCTGCAAACTTACGGGCAACGACTGTTGTATCAATCGCAATGGTGTCAGAGCTTACAGTGATACCAGTTCCAGCGCCAACGTTGAGGGTGTTGCCACTCTTTGTGAGACCGTCACCAGCAACTATCTGGCCAAGGCCAGTAAATTGTGTAAAGACAAGCTCTGTTGTTCCAATGGTGACTGCGCCGTCAGTTGTTAGTACGTAGCCGGAATCTGCGTTAGCAGTTCCTTCCTCTACGAATACTGCAAATGATGCGGTGACCTCGGTTGCGACGTCAGCATCTGTAGAGCGGTCTGGAGCTCCAGATGCCTTAACAACGTAGATACCGTTTTGTGCAGCGTTTGTCTGGTTCTTAACGAGTACTCGGTCGCCAGTAGCAAGAGTTACTCCGTCAATAACATCTCCGTTTTCAAGAGCGTTTGAAAGGTTTACGTTCGCAGTTGTTGCTACACGAACAGATCCCTTCCAGTCAATGCCTTGAACTGCGGTGTCTACGTAGGACTTTGTTGCTGCGTCTGACGCAGATGTAGGCGCGCCAAGACCTGTGATCTTGTTACCACCAGCAGCAAGGTCACTACCAAGTGTCTTGTTTGAAAGTGTCTGAGTGTCGGTTGTACCAACGACTGCGCCGGTTACTCCATGTACACCAGTTGATGCACCTGTGTGGGTTGTAAGGCTTGATGATGAAGCCTTGGCGTCCAACTGTGTCTGGATATTAGAGGTTACACCGTTAAGGTAACCAATCTCTGTATCATCTACATCTGTGACTCTAAGTTGAACAGTTCCTGTAGCATCTGGGAAGGTAATTGTACGATCTGCAGTTGGATCTGTGACTGCAAGTGTTGTCTCGTGAGCGTCTGCTGTAGCGCCCTCAATAACGATACTTCCGTCTGAAACTGTAAGCCCTGAAACTACTGGGCTTGTGAGAGTCTTATTTGTAAGAGTCTGAGTATCAGATGTTCCAACAACGTTACCAGTTACACCGTGAATGCCGCTTGATGCATTGTGAGTTGAGACTGCACCCGAGATGGAATCATCGATGTACTTCTTGGACTCGCCGATCTTTGCCCACGCGGTACCGTTGTCATAGTAAAGTACTAGCTCGGTGGCGTCGGTTGCAAAGAAAAGACGACCAGCAGAACCAGCTGCAGGACGTGATGCAAGGGTTCCAGCAACGATCTTGCCAACTGCCTCAAATGCTGTGCCGTTGTAGACGTAGGTGGTCTTGTCTCCAGTGTTGTAGTAGACGTGACCTTCACCCAACGCTGTGGGTGCGGTTGCTAAGTTCTGGAACTTAACATTTAAGATCTCTAAACCGGTGAGATCAATCGGGGTTAAAAACTTACGTGACATTTAGAGCTCCTTAGATTACGTAGGCAACGCCGCTAAACGCTGCTGAGAATGTTATTACTAGTCTGTTAATTGATGGGTATGAAAAGTTTCCTTCACATGTACTCCCACCGCTGTCTTGTACTACAGCAGTTGGATTCCCACCAAGGTTGTGATCTATCGTCCACGTGGCACTAGGTGTTGACTGAGTGTGAACGTAGAAGACATTTGCCGCCGTCGTGCTTCCAGGTACTCCTTGAGGACCTGTTGCTCCTGTAGCTCCAGTTGCTCCCGTAGGACCTGTAACGGTACTCGCTGCACCAGTTGCTCCTGTGGCGCCAGTAGCTCCTGTCGGACCAGTGCTTCCAGTTGGACCAGTAACTGTACTTGCAGCGCCAGTCGGTCCAGTAGCACCAGTTGAACCCTTTTCTGCAAATAAATCCCACGCTGCGCTAGAGCCTGGTACAACATTAACAACACCATTTTCACGGCAGACGTAGGTAGAACCATTGTAAGTTACTACAAAGTATTCATTGTAAGTTGCTCCTGGAGTGTATGGACCTCGAAAATCAAATCCTTGTCCAGTTGCACCTTGTGAGCCTGTTTCACCAGGCAGACCTGTATCACCTGTAGGTCCGGTAGCTCCAGTAGCACCTGTCGCACCAGTTGGACCTGTTGCACCAGTAGCACCTGTAGCTCCTGTGGAACCTAGTAGTCCTGTGGCACCAGTTGGTCCAGTTGCTCCCACATTTCCTTGAGGTCCAGTTGGTCCAGTCGAGCCTTGTAGTCCTGTGCTTCCTGTAGGACCTGTAGATCCAGTCGATCCTTGTGCACCTGTTGCTCCTGTCGGTCCTGTAGCGCCAATACTTCCTGCTGGTCCAGTCGCACCTGTTGCGCCTGTTGCTCCGAATGCTGCTGCAATACCAGCAGGACCAGTAGCGCCTGTTGCACCAGCGGGACCTGTAGGTCCAACAGCACCTTGAGGACCAAAGGTTCCAATTTCAACTTGAACTACGTCTTCTATAACGACGATTTCAATGTCTTCGTCTATTACCTCAACAGTGATAGGCGAGGTAGAAACTTCTACTATCGCGTTGTTATCGTTACTACTGTGCACCATTCATCTACCTCGCACCAAAGATTGCAACTTCGACTACTTCTTCTGTAACAACGACCTCAATGGTTCCGTCTATTACCTCAAAAGTGATAGGCGAGGTAAAAACTTCTAGTGTCGCATTTTGCGTCATCTAGTTACCTCTGGTGTAACAACAAACTTACCTTCTAAGATTCTTTGAACGGTTGTATCTGGAGCAACCAGCTCCATGTCATAGAGGTAGGTTCCTGCAGGTATGCTTGAAGTAGCACCTGCGGTGATAGTTATAACTATTGTGCCAGTTGCGCCTGTAATGGTTATCCCATTACCTACCGACAGATTCACAATTAAGTTATCTGAGGTGTAGTCCGGGCGAACCTGCATCCTTGCAGTATAGCCTGTGAGGTTAACAACCTCGTTGCTGATCTTATACACTAGGCGACGAGTAAATGTAGATCCCTGGTTGCAGGTAAGGGTTAACGAGCTGTCCTTATACCTCATGTAGATTCACTCCTACCAATTAAATAGACCTAGCTCCCCAAGCATATTTTAGCCCGTTTTATCTTTGTCTACTAGGTGTTTTGACGATACCACGCGGTGAAAACCCTGCTATAATCATACACGTTTAACCAAAAGGGTGTACACTAGTTTTACGGGTAAAGAATTGTACATTCATGCGGAATTTGATGAATATGGAGAATTTATGACAGCAGGGATAGCACTACTTTATGCACGCGTTTCAACCCAAATGCAGGCCTCAGATGGCATGTCTTTGGACGCTCAGGAGAGGGAACTTCGGGCAGCAGCTACGTTTGCAGGCTACACCGAGATGGAACTTGTTCGCGAGGAGGGACGCTCTGGCAAGTCAATTAAAGGTCGCCCTGCCCTGCTTGGCGCACTTAGTAGATTAGACAATGGAACAGCCTCGGCGCTGATTGTTACCCGTGTGGACCGCCTCGCACGTTCCACAAAGGACTTCTTAAACATCGTTGACAGAGCAAACCAGAAGGGTTGGCGTCTAGTGATGCTAGATCTTAATCTCGATACATCAACTTATCAAGGACGCTTCGTTGTGACAATCATGTCTGCTCTTGCTGAAATGGAACGATCTATCATCTCAGAAAGACAGAAGTCAGTTCACAAGTATCGCCGTGAGACAGGGCAAAACTGGGGAGTTGATCTTGGCCCTAAAAGTAAGATCTCAGAAGATGCGATAAAGATCATCACAGAACTGCGAGATAAAGGTGTTTCATATCATGAAATAGCTCGTCAATTAAATGCTCAAAACATTCCAACTGCTTTGGGTGGAAATTGGCACGGATCAACTATTCGTAAAACTCTTAACTTCTTAAAAGGTAATAAATAGAAGAAGGGCCTGATCTCTCAGGCCCTCCGGGATTTACGTGTCTCTCCCAAGTACGTAGTTGATCCTGTTTGTACTATATACCTTTTTGTTGTACTTTGGCGTATTCTTGGGTGTTTCTTATTTTTCTTCTACAGCAGTAAAGGCACTCAACGGCGCGGATACTTCGTCGCCATTCTCATCTATCGGTGTAAGCGTAACTTCATGCTGCCTATCTAGCGAGGTAAGCATTCCTCCTACTGGAGGCAGTTTTGCAGCCTGCTCATCATTTTCTACATACTCAACAACGATTAAATCTAGTTCGGTAGCAATTGCAGCCTCAAGACGAGCACCCTTGCTTTCTTCCCAGCCTGGCAGCAGAACAATCGTGTCAGCCTCAAGTAGATACTTAACAGCTTCACGCATGTACTCCTTGCGCTCTTTTGTTAGGTCACCATCAAAAAACTCGGCAGGGCTGCACACTGCAAAATTGGCGTCCCTAAACTCTTTTGCAACTCTATCAAAAAGTTCGTGGTTGTAGTTAGGAATTCCAGTCATTGGACCACTTAGGTACATCCTGCTCATTCCATGCTCTACACTTTCAACCACGTCCTCGTTGCGAATTACAGTTACACCTTCAACATCTTCGCTGATGATCTCTGCATCTATAATTTCTTCACTCATTTTCTTTATCCTCCTGTTGTCTTTCTTCCCGTGGCGGGCCAGATAACGCTATATTAGCTGCCACGTCTAGTCCGCTAATAAAGTAGTTTGATATTCCACGTTCTAAGGCAAATGCTGAGTAGGCAGATATCTCGTTAGATATTTTACTGCGAATCTCTGACTCGATCTCTAAGCGAATCTGAGACATCTGACTCCAAGGCATTTGCCATGATTCTGCACTCTGTTCTCCCATACGTGTTTTCTACCCTCTCGCAAAACGCGTAGCAGTTGCCCAGTCGACATCTCCAGTAGGAACAGCACGTGGTATAAGTACTCTACCAACTATCTCGGCTCTTGAACCTAAACCAGTAATATCGTGACCACGATCTGATATCTTTCTCTGGAAGGCAATCTGCGTCATCGCACGTTCACCACGTTCTTCACTCCATAGACGATATACAGCATATAGAGCCTTAACTGGTAGACGCGCGCCTTCAGACTCCTTAGTTTCTTCATTTAAGAAGATACCGATTCGGTCTTCATTCTTACGGTACATGTCTGCAGCCTCTGACACAGCAGCACACCACCCAAGTGAGTCGCGCGCGCTTGAACCTAGAAGTTTGATTGCGCCTTCAACTGCCCAAGAAAGAACAGCAGGCAACGCACCTTCAGGATCAAATATGTAAGCTTTTAACTCTGGGTCTGGAGATTCTGGAACCTTTGACCAAGGAATTGGTCTAATACGACGCCACATCGCGTCGTCAGTGATAATAGGTCTGTGGTTTGTAGTAACCCATAGTTTTGCACGTGATTGAAACGTAAAAGGTTTCTCTCCAGGTGAACGAGCAGAGATTTCAGAAGAACCAGTTAATTTCTTAACTGCGTTTTCTTTCATGCGCTCGCCGTCTGGCAACTCGTCGACCCAAACCATACGGCGTCCACGTAACTCAGCCCAGTGATAGAGATCTGATCCACTTGAGTTTCCATCATTTTGTGCAAGGATTGACGAGTCAAGTGGCCAAGCATATTGTTGCGTTCCAAGGCACTTTACAAGAGCTTCAACAAATGTATTTTTACCTGAGCCTGAAGGGCCGTAGACTAAGAACATTACGTCGTGCGTGCGTAGACCAGTTAGCGAGAAGCCCGCTGCACGCTGGAGCCAATCCTGTAGTTCCTTATCTCCACCAGTTGCGAAGTCAATAAACTGTTCCCAACGTATGTTGCGCATTCCTTGAGTGTAAGCTACTGGTGCGCGACGCGTGATGTAAAGATCAGGCCGTCCTTTCAGTAGCTCGCCGGTGCGAAGATCTATAACGCCGTTTATGACACCAAGAAGATGTTCATCACTGTCCCAGTTTTCCACGCCAACAAGAATACGTGGATCAGACGTAGCAGATTCAATCGCACCGGCAAGTCTAGAGTTTGATTTTGCTTGCTGTGCCCATTTAATTACTTCACCTTGCTTGTCAGGGTCTTCGTAGTTTACTACCTCACTAGCAATGATTGGCGCAAGTTTCTTTGTGAGCTCACGCATTTCAAGGTTTTCAACATCAGGCTTCCAATAGTTACCATCCCAGTGAAACCAACCAAGCCCTGGAGTGTAACGAACTGCTGGGCCAAACGCGTCTACAAGACGACGACCATTGCCTGTATCAGTTAACGTTCTTTTTCCAGGTTCTCCGCCTTCGTTCTCACCGATGGCATCTGCGTCACCTGGTACATCAATGTTAGAAAGATTAGAGGCGTCACGAACAGAGTCACCATCATGAATACCAGCGCTAATACTTCCACCAACAGTACCTGGTAGATGGCTGTTTTCGTTAAAGCCGTGAGAACGAGTTTCTACTGATGCAGCAGGCTGTTCGCCATTTTTCTTTGCTACAACTTTTGCCTGTGATTCTTGCTGCGATTTTTGTGCCCACTCTGTAAGACCTGGCCACATGCGGTCTGTTTTTGGATTTTCAATAACAAATGTAATTGCACGACGAACGTGCATAAGTAATCCGCCTTGCCCTTCAAGCTCTAGCGGAGGGCGCACCTTCTCTGCGTTAAATCGAATCATCATTGTTTCAACTGCAAGACGTCCAGCCTCAGTTTGCACTGGGAATTTATTTGCAAGAGCACAAGCCATACGAAATATGTCTACAGCGCGTGAGCCTTCATCAATTCCTTCTTCAAGAAGTTTTTCAATGTCGACTCTTTCGCCACCAAAGTCTAATCCATCAAGCCAACCCCACTCAGCTTCGCCTAAAGCAGTTCCGCCACGGCGTTGTCTCTTGCGTAGAACTGATAAAAGCTCTTCAGGTGCCTGCGCCATCTCAATTTCCCAAGGCGCTTTGCCTGGAACCCACTCGTAGCAATTGCCAGAGAAGTGACGTGACGGAGCAATAAGAACATATCCGTTGTGCTTAATATCAATTCCGTTAAGTCCGTTTTTCTTTAAGTTGCCAACAAGTCCTTCGTTGTCATCACATTTATAGAATAAGTGACGTCCACGAGCTTGCCCATTCTTGTATGAGTAGTTTCCAGTGAGAGCCTCAACTGTTGGAGGAAGAGCTCCGTCAAGTAGCGCCTCAAACTTCTCAAAAGAGGCAGGGCCATCAGAACGTGGATCAATGTCAATAACAAAGAAACCAGAAGCTTGACAGTGAACACCGATGTTGTTATCAGGCGCCTGGGTGTACCAGCTGTTAATTGTTTCAAGATCTGATGTCGCGCGAGTATTCCACTCGGGTATAGATGGGTGCTTGCCTACATCCTTAGGCTCCGCATGTGGGCTGCTACATGTGCACCTTCCACCAGTAATTCCGTAACATGGAAGAATCTTCCACCCCTGCGATGCGTACCATACTGCCGCAGGTTGAAGACGACCCAGCGCTGAATCCCAATTTGTCATATTATCCTTGTGTCTTACTTGCTACGAGAAGGGTAGCAAACCAGCGTTCTGCATCATCTGTAGAAATGTAGGCGCGCTCTCTTCCAGTCTCAGTTGTAGTTAGTACTGCTGGTAGATCGCCAGAGTCAACTGCACGAGAAACAGTTCGAGCAGGTATTCCGTAAGTTAAAGCTACGTTTCTTATACTCATACGTCGTTGCGTCTGCTGCATGCTCTCCCTTTCAATACTGACAAAAACCCTAGTACATAACGCTTTTATAGGCATTGCTTAATGCAGAAGCAGTTTTGTATAATATGCGGAATTTGTGATAAATCAACTATAACGGGTATCTACCACTCATGTAAACAAACATACATACCAATTTTATGATTACAATTATTCTTACCCACTGCCGCAAAGGATCCTTTTAATGCCACAAGAAGTAATCATTACCATTGCCGCTGTAATGGGTGGACTTGTCGTCATACTTGGCGGAATAATGTCAATATACAAGGTTGCTCGCCGCATCGATGAAGCCCTGGCTGTGGATGATCTAGGCAGAACAGTATCGGACCGTATGTCGCGCGTTGAGTACCAGCTTTACCGGAACGGCGGAAGCTCACTAGCTGATGAGGTAAGCGAGACGCATAGAATTGCAACGGAGACAGCGACGCAGGTACAAATAATGAAGGATATACTGTTAACTTTAATCGGGCAAGCCCCAGAATCTGCGCCAGCAAGAAGAAGAAAACCACGCGCTGCTACTAGCTTTGCTCTTAAAACATTCGATAAAGAAGACTAACACCACTTAAAACTGCGCAAGTAGAAGCAGTTATCTCGACACTGTAGTAATTATATTAAACAGGGCGAGTCTGCTCAGCAGTACAGTTAGGTACACTTTTTATTAAAAAAAGATAGTCTTCAATAGTGTACAGTTGAGCGTTACTTTTTTTACATTATTGTTTATAATATAGTTAAGTGTTTACTATAGGTATATAGTTTGCATCGTGCTGCGGCACCTACTTAGCGTTAAGATTGGTAAAAATGTCCTTAACTGAGAGGCTTTCTGTAGCCTCAGGCACAACAGTTGGTCTCCCATGCAGAGTCGGAAGTTTACTTGCTGGAGATCAGCTTTCAAAGGAAGATAAGGCAAAGCTTGCCGAAGTTCTAGAGGTTCCATACGGAGCCGCGGGGCGTCTACCTAATACAGCAATTGGTGCTGCCCTGCGTGATGAAGGCTTTGACGTTGGAGATGCAGCAGTCACAAAACACCGTCGTGGAGGATGTCGTTGTTTCGGTCCTAACCCCAAGGTTGCAATGTAAATGAGTCTAGCAGACAAGTTCTCTATGCCAGGAAGGTCTGGGTCTGATGTACGTCACACTAAGACACCTGAAGAATGGCGTCCCCGCATGGAGATCGATGAAGAAGGTGGCTATGCCATATCAACTCCAAAGGTTATGCCACCAGACGCGGTAGATATCTTAAAAGAGTTTGATCTTAGCCCAGATGATTGGATTATTACCTCAGTCCGCCGCTCTCGATGGCAACGCTACGATGAAGAGTGGCTGCACTCAGCTCGAGTTAACTTGGTCCCTGTCGCGCAAGGACTACAGGATAAGGCTGATATTCAGTCCTTAATTGATGATATACGTAAGTGGAAGCCAAAGAAGTTTGAGAAAAAAGTAGGCAACCTCGCGTTTGTATTTGCCCCAAGCGACCAGCAGATTGGTAAGAAACAAGGAGACCAAGGCACGGAGCAGACTATTCAAAGAATTCTTACTGCAACCGACGGCGCAGTTCAACGACTACATGATTTAAGAAAAGTTGGCCGTGAGATTGATACGGTCGTTATCGCGCTACTTGGAGATCACGTTGAAGGAAACGTGTCTCAAGGCGGGCGTCTTCAAAGCCACTCAGCATCTGATCTTGGTCTTACAGAGCAGACGCGAGTTGGCCGTAGACTTCTTATGGCGCAGATTAAGGCATTTTCTCCTTTGGTAAACCGCATAGTAGTGGCGGTAGTGAATGGAAATCACGATGAGGTAAGTCGACAGTTTTCATTAGACCCAGCAGAAGGTTGGAACACTGAAATTGCAAGTGCTGTTCAAGATGCCTGCGCAGAGAACGAAAATCTATCTCACATCGAGTTTAGATACCCTGCTAAGAGTCACCAGACCCTGGCTGTGGAGGTCTGTGGAACTATGATTGGCTTATTCCACGGACATCAAACTGGCAAGGATGTAGTTAAGTATTTGTCAGAGCAGGCGGCAGGTCAGACTGCTCTCGGCGGATGCGACGTTTGGCTATCAGGGCACTACCATAACTTTAGAAGTATGGACGTTGGTTCTCGCTTCTGGGCTCAGTGCCCAACAGTTGACCCTGGCTCAGCCTGGTATCGAGATCGACGTGGCTTAGAATCTAATCCAGGAATACTTACATTAGTTGTCGGTGAAAATCATGATCCGCGTCTTGACGTGAGTGTGATACCCGCATAGCAAGAAAGGCGATGGTGCACACTTGATAAGAAACCGTCGCCCGCACAAGGACCCAAGAAAAAGAGTACTACGCGAGGCAGAGGACAAGGTCACCAAGCCAGAGTACGAGCAGTCCGATGAGATAACTCGCATCGGTATTGTGTGGGCTGGCATACTCGATCTTGACGATGTCTTACCCGCAACTACAGTTGCAGCAATGATGTCTGCCGCAGAACTAGTGCAAGCTACCAGCTCAACCGACGCAGAACAGCATTGGATAGGCGCTGCCGCATACGCAGCAATGGGTGCCTATAGTGAGCCTGAGGAAGACGATTCTGACCGTGGTAAACTAACCACGCCTGCTCCAACCATTGGTTTTGGAGTCCCAAGTCCACCTCAACAGTTGTAGGATTTGTTAGTATTAGTAAGGTAAATATACCTGACTTCCATTACGTGGAATGGAGTTGCAATGGCTTATGGTAATGATGTCGTTACTCGTGTTGTAACGGGGACATACCTTACTGGTCGCGGCGTACCTGCTCGTGGAAGAGTAACCTTTACTCCAACAGCAGTTGTAGTAGATCTAAACAACGCAGTCATAATTCCAGGCGCGATAGTCGCGACGTTAAATACTAGTGGTGCTTTCACAGTAACTCTTCCAACGACAAACAACCCAAATCTTTCGCCTGCCGGCTGGGCATATGAAGTAAACGTAAGATTATATGGTGTAAAACCACAAAGATTCTTTGTTTTCATTCCTAGTGGAAATACCGCACTAGATCTCAGCGTAGAGCTAAGCAGTGCGTCTCCTGTAGCAGACACAACAGAACTTCCTCCAATGCCACGTGGACCAATTGGCCCTGTCGGTCCTACCGGCCCATCAGGCTCGGGTATTCGTGTTCTTGGTTCATTCGCAACATTAGGAGCTTTGCAAGCAGCATTCCCAACTGGCTCGACTGGTGACGGATACATAGTTGCTACTAATCTTTATGTGTGGAGTGCAAATACTTCAGCGTGGATTAACGTTGGTCCGTTTCTTGGACCTACAGGTGCTCAAGGTGTAACAGGCCCAACAGGTTCAACAGGCCCAACAGGCGCCACTGGTCCACAAGGAACAGTAGGACCTACCGGCCCGCAAGGAGTATCTGGCCCTGCGGGTGCTCAAGGTATTCAAGGAACTGTTGGTGCAACAGGCTCACAAGGTCCAACAGGCGCTACAGGAGCAACTGGTATTGCTGGTCCAACAGGACCTACAGGCGCGACAGGCGCAACTGGTGCTGCATCTACAGTTACTGGTCCAACAGGTGCTACCGGTGCAACAGGATCCGCTGGAACTTCAGTAACAATTCTTGGTTCATATGTAAGCCTTGCCGCACTACAGGCAGCACAACCAACAGGCCTTCCTGGTGATGGGTATTTAGTTCTTGGAAACTTATACGTCTGGTCTGCATCATCTGCAGCATTCGTAAATGTTGGACAGATTCAAGGACCAACAGGCCCAATAGGTGGAACAGGTTTAACTGGAGCAACTGGTGCGACCGGAGCTCAAGGAGTGACAGGACCTACAGGTTCACAAGGTATTCAAGGAGCAACAGGCGCCACAGGTGCACAAGGATCAACTGGTCCAACAGGCGCACAAGGCCCAACAGGCGCACAAGGTGTTCAAGGTAACGTTGGTGCAACAGGTCCAACAGGTCCGCAAGGACTTGCTGGAATAACAGGTCCAACAGGAATTGCTGGCCCAACAGGTCCAACAGGTGCGCAGTCAACAGTAACTGGTCCAACAGGTGCGCAAGGCGCAACAGGTCCAACAGGTGCGCAAGGTATTCAAGGTGTAAAGGGTGACCAAGGAGATCTTGGTCCTACTGGTGCAACAGGTGCGACAGGCGCAACAGGTGCAGCAAGTACAGTAACGGGACCAACAGGAAGTGTAGGACCTACTGGTCCAACTGGAGCAACCGGTGCAACAGGATCTGTCGGACCAGCTTCTACAGTCACAGGACCGACAGGCGCTACAGGCGCTACAGGCGCTACAGGCCCACAAGGTATTCAAGGTGTAAAGGGTGATACTGGTAATGTCGGTGCTACAGGCGCTACAGGCCCACAAGGTTTAATAGGCGCTACAGGTGCGACTGGCTCAACAGGTGCAACTGGCCCAGCAGTTACAGGCCCTACTGGTCCTCAAGGTCTAATCGGTGAAACTGGTCCGCAAGGAAGTACTGGTCCAACTGGACCTAACGGTGTAACCGGTCCAACAGGCGCAACAGGCCCAACCGGTGCTACAGGCGCAGCCTCTACAGTAACTGGTCCAACAGGTGCAACAGGTGCTACAGGCGCAACAGGCGCAACAGGCGCTACTGGTGCTGCGTCGCAAGTTACCGGCCCAACAGGCGCAACTGGTCCTACAGGTGCACAAGGTGTAATAGGCTCTACCGGTCCGACAGGCGCAGTTGGTGCAACAGGTGCAACAGGCGCAAGTATCACTGGTCCAACAGGAGCAACCGGTGCGACAGGCTCAACAGGCCCAACAGGCGCACAAGGAACAGCAGTTCGTATTCTTGGCTCATTCGCAACATTAGGAGCTTTGCAAGCAGCTTATCCTACAGGAGCTGCAGGCGATGGATATCTTGTAGTTGGAAATCTCTATGTATGGAATGGAACTGCCTGGGAAAACGTTGGAACTATTCTTGGTCCAACTGGCCCAACAGGTGCAACTGGTCCTCAAGGTACAAACATTAACTTTAAGGGAAGCGTTGCTAACCTAACTGCACTAAACGCAATTACTGGTCAGGTGCGTAATGACGCATACATCGTAGACTCAGATGGAAATCTTTACGTATGGAGTGGAAGCGTTTGGGTAGACGCTGGGCAGATCGTTGGACCACAAGGTCCTACAGGCCCAACGGGTCCTACCGGACCAACAGGACCAACTGGAGCGCTTGGAAACTTTGCACCTACTGGAGCAACACCGCCATCTCCTGCAGTTGCAGGTAACGCCTGGTTTAACTCAGACAGCGGAAAAGTTTATATCTACTATGATAATTTTTGGGTAGAGGTTGGCGCGGCACCGGTGGGACCTACAGGTCCTCAAGGGCCACAGTCTACAGTTACCGGCCCAACCGGTCCGACTGGTATTCAAGGACCAACGGGTCCAACAGGCGCGCAAGGTCAACTAGGAACTACAGGAGCAACAGGTCCAACTGGTCCAACTGGCGCACAGTCAACAGTCACAGGACCTACGGGAGCAACAGGTCCTACCGGCCCAACAGGCGCTACAGGAGCTGCCTCTACTGTCACTGGACCTACAGGTTCACAAGGTATTCAAGGCCCAACCGGCCCAACAGGTCCAGTCGGACCAGTTGGTGCTGCATCAACAGTTACTGGTCCTACTGGAGCAACAGGCCCAAGTGTAACTGGTCCAACTGGCCCAACGGGTCCTACTGGAGTTCGTGGAGCATTCATTCCAAACTCTGCAACACCCCCAGCATCACCGGTAACTGGTGACACGTGGTTTAACACCGACAACGGTGCGGTATTTATCTATTACGATTCATATTGGGTTGAAGTAGGAACCTCTGAGTTTGGTGGAGCAACAGGTCCCGCAGGAACACCTGGCGCAACTGGACCAACCGGTCCAACAGGAGCAACGGGTCCTACAGGTGCTGCTTCAACTACACCTGGTCCAACTGGTCCAACTGGTGCTTCAGTAACAGGCCCAACAGGCCCGCAAGGCCAGGCAATCATTGTTCAAGGTTCATATCAAGACTACGCTGCGTTTGCTGCAGGAGCTGGTGCAACCCCAGGTACAGTTGGGCATGCCTGGCTAATCGTAGCTGAGGATACACTCTTTGTTTACTCTGCAACGCAAGGTTGGATTGACGCAGGAGCAACAATTGGACCGACAGGTGCAACGGGTCCAGGATTCTCAAATGTAACTTCGTCCTCGTCTGTTCTAATCGGATCTGGAAACAAAACATTTACAATCACCGCAGGAAGTGCATTCTCATCTGGCCAACGCGTAAGAGCAATCAACACCGCGAATCTTGCTAACTTTGTTGAAGGTGTTGCAACTGTCGCTGGTACAACTATGATTATAGCAACAGATCTTGTTGGTGGCTCTGGCACATATGCAGCATGGAGAATAGTATTAGTTGGAAATGTTGGAGCTACAGGACCAGCGGGTACTGCAGGAGCAATAGGACCAACTGGTCCTGGTATAACTGGTCCTACAGGACCAGCTTCAACAATTACCGGCCCAACAGGCGCAACAGGGCCTCGTGGTCTTGACGGTGGAGTTCGTTATGTCGTAAGAAATACATCAGGTGAGTTTACGTTTGATGGCATTGCTGGAAATAACCCAAACATCACTGCAATTCGTGGAGAGACAGTGTACTTTGATGTTAGCAACGTAACAGTAGATCGCTCGTTTGCGCTGCGTCTTGCAAGCGCAAGCACCACCTCAGTTCCTGGAACAACAAACAACAGCCCGGCTGTTGGTCGTGACTCAGCATCGGCAGACACAGTTATCGTGTATCAGGTTCCGTTTAACGCACCTAATGCGATATTCTATCAGTCACCAGACAGCGCAGGACTATTCGGGCAGATTGACATCATCGCTAAGCAGGGACCAACAGGTCCAACTGGTGCACAAGGCGCAGCAGGCACTAACGGGGCTGTTGGAGACACAGGTCCAACCGGTCCAACTGGACCAGCCTTCGCGCAGTCAATAACATCGATTAGCTACAACCCAACATTTGCTGGAACTGCACCCTATGCACAGGTAGGAACTACCGCTTTTGGTAAGTACACTAAGGCAGGGCAGATGGTGACCTTTGCGATTAGCATAAGTATGGCAAACGTAACTAACTTTGGAGCTGGAAACTTTACAGTAACTCTCCCGGTAGCTCCATCAGCAGATACATATATGTTTACAGGATACCTGTATGATACGCAAGGAGAGTACATAATTCATGCTTTATCAGAAGGCAGCGCAACAATGACACTTTACATATCTGGAGTAAATGGGCTATTAACTCCGCTGAGCCCTACGTCTCCAGTTACACTTGATATTTCAAGTGAAATAAATCTAAGCGGATCTTACATAAGTTTAACAGCGTAATAGAGATAAGGAGACCTAATCGTGCCAATTGACTTTCCAGCAGGGCCAACAGTAGGTCAGACCTATACTTTTTCAACTCAGACTTATCAGTGGAACGGCACATCTTGGCGACTTGTTCGCACAAGTGCAGTTGGTCCTACTGGTCCAACTGGTCCCGCATCAACAGTGCCAGGACCAACTGGTCCAACTGGTCCAAGTGTAACTGGTCCAACTGGTGCAGCAAGCACTGTAACTGGACCTACAGGACCGACTGGCCCAACAGGTAGCTTTGCAATAGCTGCTTGGAGTACTTACACTCCAACCTGGTACACAACTGGCACAGCAGCCTCAGTTGGAAATGGAACACTGACAGGCAGATACCAAAGCATTGGAAGAACAATAGTTGGAGAAATTCGTCTTGTGCTTGGTTCAACCTCTGTTCGCGGAACTGGAACGTATCGTTTTTCTCTTCCAACGCCTGGTATAGCGGAAAACTACCAGCCTATTGGACAAGTTGTTGTTCGCGATGAGGGTCCTGGAAGCACGTTCTTTGGCACAGTACTTTTCAACGCAGGATTGACAGACCGCATTGAGCTCTGGCTTCACTCACAAAGCGGAACTATCGTTGAGGGAGTTCAAATGACTCACGACACTCCAATGTTGATCTCAACTAACGATAAGATTCTTATATACTTCCAATACGAAGCGAATCCAGCTTAGGAGATGACACATGCCAATTGATTTTCCTAACTCACCAACTTTAAATGATCAATTCACCTCAGGCTCAACAACCTGGAAGTGGGATGGTGCCAAGTGGAACATACTTGTTACACAGTCAAGCGGACCGACAGGACCAACAGGTCCACAGGGAAACTTAGGACCAACAGGCTCAACTGGTCCAACTGGCTCGCGTGGAGTTTTTACAACATCATCTGCAACACCACCTTTAAACCCATCAATTGGTGACGCGTGGTTTGACTCTGAGAGTGGACAGATCTACATTTACTATGATGGCTATTGGGTTGAGTCCGCTTCTTCAAACGTTGGTAATCAAGGAGATCTTGGTCCAACAGGTGCGACTGGCCCAATGGGTATTCAAGGATTAACAGGTCCAACTGGCCCAATAGGTCCGCAAGGGCCGCAAGGGACCGTAGGAGTGACAGGTGCGCAAGGACCAACTGGCTCAACCGGACCAACTGGTCCACAAGGAGTTACTGGCCCACAAGGAGCAACTGGTCCACAAGGACTTCAAGGCTCTACCGGAGCAACTGGCTCGCAAGGACCGCAAGGAACTCAAGGAACAATTGGTGACCTTGGGCCTACAGGTGCAACAGGACCTACCGGCCCGTTAGGTCCAACTGGACCACGAGGATTTACTGGTTTTACAGGGCCACAAGGTCTAACAGTTACAGGGCCAACTGGCGCGACAGGCGCGACAGGCGCGTCCGGCCCAACAGGTCCTTCAGGTGGACCTACCGGTCCTACAGGCTCGACAGGAGCAACGGGAGCAACTGGACCAACAGGTGCTCGTGGAGCAACAGGCGGCTCAGGCCCAACGGGCCCAACAGGTGCAGCCTCAAACGTTATAGGACCTACAGGACCTACAGGACCTCAAGGCGTAAACATTGTTATGCGAGCAAGTGTCGCAACAGTCGGAGCTCTTCCTTCAGTCGGAAACACAGTTAACGATGGACGCATAGTTGATGCAGATGGAAATCTTTATATTTGGACAGGCTCAGCCTGGAGTGACGCTGGGCAGATCGTTGGACCACAAGGTCCTACAGGCCCGCAAGGTGTTACAGGACCTACGGGCCCAACAGGTTCACAAGGTCTAACTGGATTGACTGGCCCAACCGGTCCAACTGGCGCAACAGGCGAAGCACTTAGAATTCTTGGCTACTACTCAACATTAGCTGCCTTGCAGGCTGGTGACCCATTTGGTGCCGGTGGCGAAGGTTACGTAGTTGGCCTAGGACTTCTTTACGTCTGGTCTGTTGCAACTAATCAATGGATAAACGTTGGAAACATTCTTGGACCTACCGGTCCAACGGGCCCAGCAGTTACAGGCCCAACAGGTGCTGCATCTACAGTTACTGGTCCAACCGGACCAACCGGTCCAACCGGTCCAGCCTCAACAGTAACGGGACCAACTGGTCCTGCGTTCTTTAACTTAGTTGGAGCAACATACACTGCAAACCGCATTCTTGGTGCAGCAGACGCTGGTTCTCTTGTGAGAATGAACCTTGGAGTCGCAAACACAGTTACAGTCGCACCAGATCTCACATATAACTTCCCCATTGGAACTCAGATAGTCGTAGTTCAACTTGGCGCGGGGCAAACAACATTTGTTGCAGGCTCTGGAGTTACGATACGAAGTGAAGGAAACAAGCTTATCACCAAGGCGCAGTACGCAACTGCGTCACTAATCAAGTTAGCCGCAGACACGTGGTTGCTAGCTGGAAACTTGACGGTGTAATGTGCTAGTTGCCCAACATGGAGTTTTTTCTACGTATGAGTACCCATTTGTTCCAGTAGAGTGGTCAGCAGTTCCTACATCTAGTTTTGGAACAACAAATATCAACTCGCTTGCGTTTGGCAACTCCGTCTATGTGGCAGCTGGAAACTCTGGCAAGATCGGGACCGCGCCTGATGGCGTTACATGGACCCAAAGAACATCGTCCTTTGGCACAACTCCAATCTATGCTGTTGCGTATCTAAATGGAGTTTTTTACGCTGCAGGAAGCACAGGGAAGCTTGCAACATCCGTTAACGGGACCTCAACCTGGACGCAGCGCACATCATCATTTGGCTCAAGTGTAATTCTTGGACTTGCCTATTCATCTGCTCTTTCAGTCTACGTTGCAGTCGGTGGAGATGGTAAGCTCGCCACATCAAGCGACGGTCTAAGTTGGACGCAGCGCACATCATCATTTGGTACTACATTTATTCGTGGAGTTGTTGCTTTTGGTGGAACTCTCGTAGCAGTTGGAGATGACGGAAAACTTGCAACATCAACTAACGGTTTGGTGTGGACACAAAGAACATCGTCCTTTGGTTCAACTCGTATCTACGGAGTTACCCTTGCCTCAAGTCGCCTCGTCGCCTTTGGCGCGGCTGGAAAGATAGCATCATCAGCCGATGGAATTAACTGGGTTCAAGGAAACTCGAGCTTTGGAAGCTCTGACATTCGCTCAGTGGCATATGCATCAAACGGCGTATATGCTTCTGCTGGAGCAGATGGCAAGATAGCAACGTCCTTTGACGGCGTCGGTTGGGTAATTCGCCCTTCATCATTTGGAACGTCCACAATAAATGGTATTCACGTAAGTTTAACAAGGTCAATAGCCACTGGAGACAGCGGAAAGATCTCACTTTCAGTCTAAGAAAAACAGGAGGTAAGACATGTATACATACGAGGTAACAAGCAACCCTCCAATGTGCAAGATTCTAAAGGATGGTCAATTAGTTGACCATAGTGGACCTTGGGAGTCAGAGGAGGCTGCCACATCATGGGCAGTGCTCTTTGTAGAAAAGTGCAACGGCGGATATGATCCGTTCTCTGCGGCCTAATCTTGAAGAACTTAAGTTACAATAAACCACGTAAGGACCATCAAATGAACGGAGATAGCGCGTGCCAGCTATAGATTTTCCAAACACGCCTACGCTAAACCAGGTATTTACAGCTGGTGGAAGCACCTGGGTCTGGGACGGAGCCAAGTGGGAAGTCTCCCGCGTTGCGCCAATTGGCCCAACAGGTCCTCAAGGTATACAAGGAGCTACTGGTCCAACAGGTCCAACAGGTCCGCAAGGAAACCAAGGATTTACCGGTCCAACCGGAGCAGTATCAACTACACCTGGACCTACAGGACCGACTGGTTCACAAGGTGTAGTTGGCCCAACCGGCCCACAAGGGCCTACAGGCACCCAAGGTGTCACTGGTCCTACAGGTCCTACAGGTGCACAGTCTACAGTGACTGGCCCAACTGGACCTACAGGTCCGCGTGGTTTAACAGGACCAACTGGAGCATCTTCAACGGTAACTGGCCCAACAGGCTCAACTGGCCCGTCAGGCCCAATCGGTAAGTTTACCGCAGGTCCAAATCAGCCAGGAGGCTCACTAACAAATGGAGATGCCTGGTTTAACACAATTACAGGTGTTACATACGTTTATTATGAAGGAGTCTTTGTTGCTGCTGCCGGTGGAACAACTGGACCAACAGGCCCAATTGGAAATCCAGGCTCATATTCAATCACTACTTCCTGGTGGTTAGGTGCATAACATGTATAGAATAATGACATTCAACTTAAGCTTTAATGTAACTCTTTTTAGAACGAGAGGTGTAAACTAATGCCAGGTTTTATCGGCGGCAGTAGCGCAGGTTCAGGAGGCACCGGCGGAGAGATTTCCTTCCCAAAGGAGTTCATTGATCCGGTAACTAAGCTCCGCGTTTCCCAACCAGAAACGTTGATTGATACCGACTTCGAGTATGGTCTTCAGCCTACTAAGTGGGAAACCGTTGAGCTTATCAACAACACTCCATCTTTCTTTTCTAAGGGTGGCGACACAACCATACCTAACATCTCTGCAGTTGTTACAAACGCAGGTACACGCGAGATCACGGTAACAACAACAATTGAGCACGGCCTATCTGTTGGAATTCCAATCTCTGTAACAGGCACAAAGTCCGTCACCGCAGATGGCACCTATATTATTAACTCAATTCCAAATACAACGTCATTTACCTACCTATGTAAGGAAAATCAGCCAACCACTGCATCAATCGAGGATCTTTACACATCAATTATTACTGGTGAGTTTTTTCAAGGATCTCAGATTCGTATTGCTGCAACAGGTGGAATGGTTACAAACGCGTCAGCAACATCTACTATTACTGTAACTACCCCAAGCGCTCACGGCTTTAAGGTTAACACGCCGTTCTACTTCTTAAATCTAAACTCAACGGTTTCGCAGGTCTTTGACTCATCAAACTCAACAACAAAGTCATTTGACGCTTCAAACTCAGCTACCGCCCAGACCTTTGACGGATCAAACACACTTAACTCGACAAACATTGACTTCTCAAACAGCGCGGTTGTTGGTGGAGCTACAAGCTCAATAACAGCAATAGATGCTGCAGCAGATACAATCAGCGTCTCGCATGGTACTGAAAACTTCCAAGGCAAGCCTATTGGAACACCTCTTTATTACAACGTTACAACTAGCTCAAATTACTTTGCAACAAATCCTCGTGGAGTTGTGTATCTTAAGACAAACACCACCTTAGGAACAATAAGCTCAACTTTTCAGGTGAGTGCACTCCCTGACGGAGATGTAATTGACATCACCGCAAACATGACAGGCACCTTCCAGCTTGCAAATCAGGCTCGCACCTTCGCAGGAAACAACGTTGATCTTGTTACTGAGCAGACGATATCTATCGTGAACGATACAGCCAAGACATTTAACGGAACAAACACAGGAGGCCTTTACGGAACCTGTACCTCGTTTCCTGGAACCTCAACAGTTAACGTACTTAGCGGCTCTGGTCTTGCAGATCTTGCCTGGTATGAAGGCAGCATGGTTTTGTATACAACGACAGGAACCGCGCCGGCAGGTTTATCAAACAACACTACCTACTTTGTTACTAACTTCTTTCAACAAGGAACCTCAACTACATATTCATTCAGTCTAAAACCACTTCCAAATCAGTCACCGATTACCACCATCTCTGGTGGAACAGGCACTCATACCTTTACAGCAATTGGCGTATCGGTTGATCGAGACGTATTCCATATACAAAATCATGGATACGTGACAAATGACATGGTTAGATACAACTACCCTGCAGGTGGCAAGTTTGGTGTGGTTTCAATCGACCAGGACAAGGACTTCTACTTTGTCTCTCAGGTATATGACGCTCACAACTTTAATCTAAATCAGATTATTGGAGAGCTTACACCTTCAACAGACTCTCGCACAGGAACAAACGCAGGAACAGCAATCGCTCCTACCTCAGTTACAGCGATTGGATTTGGCGCAGGCCTTACATACGCGGTGACGAGTGGAACTCTTCCTCCAGGTCTTTCTCTCAATGTATCAACAGGCGTTGTTTCTGGTACACCAAATGCTGCCTACAGTACTGCAAACGTTGTAATTACTGCAACCGACTCCGCAGGCACAACAGGCACACAGACTATTACGTTCCAGTTTAATCCTGCTCCAGAGATATACGCCTTTACTACCGCTACCTTTTCAACGCCTCTCACTGGTCGTTTCGGCCCTAGCGTTGCACAGATGAGAAGCAGCGTTGGAAGCCCAGCATGGGCCAATACATACTTGAATCAAGGTCGAGCAACCGGCTATCAGCTGTGGACTGTTCCAGCAACTGCAACATACGAAATTACAGCTGCTGGAGCAAGAGGTCAAATAAGTACAGCTAACAATCAAGGTACTCCTTTGGGTGCGGTTGTTCGTGGAAGAGTTAGCTTAACTCAAGGGAGCACACTAGAAATAGTTGTTGGCCAGATGGCAAATAGCGGTGCTTCAGCTCCCGATTCTAATGCTGCTGGTGGCGGTGGAACATTCGTTTGTATTGGTAGCACAAATACTCCAGTGATGGTTGCCGGTGGCGGCGGTGGAAGTTATGCTGCATGGGGTGGACAGCAATATCACAGCGGTCAAACTCGTCGCCGACCTATCTGGTCTGGAAGCTTAGCTCCAGCAAACAGCGGTGACGGAATAAACCCAGCTGATGGTCAAGGTGGTCCTGGTTATCACGGCGGCGGCGGTGGTGGTCTTCTTAGCGGAGGTCAGGTGTACTCTGGTCGTTCACTTAGTGAGTCTGCTGGATCTTCTGACGGTAACCAACATCAATTTACTCAAGGCGCTGGGTTTAGCGGCTCAAATATCTTTGGAACTTTTTATGCAATCGGCGGTAACGCTAGCAGCTCTACTAACGTTCTTGGTGGCTTTGGCGGTGGAGGCGGCGGTCACACAGGTAACAACACCGGTGGCGGTGGCGGTGGCTACTCTGGTGGTCCTGGCGGCTACACCTCAGGTGGTGGAAACATCAACTCTGGTATTGGTGGAGGCTCATTTATTATTAGTTCAGCAACTAACGTAGGCACAAGCGACGGTCAATATGAAGGTTCTGGCACATTTAACGGTGTCGGAATTACAAACATTGGGTACCGCGACGGTACCGGCTACGTCACAATTACAAAGCTATAAGGAGAACATAGATGCCAATTAACGTAACATCCGTAGGTGCTGCAGGTACCCACTCCTTCGCTAAGACAAACGTCAACACCGCAGAGGACTACATCTTCTACAAGAACACCGGCGGAGACACAATCCCAGCTGCCTACTCTACAGGACGAACCTTTATCTACTCTGCAGGCGCAGGAACTATTACCGGGCTAACAACTGGAGATCTTGTCTATGTAATTGCGTCAGGAAACGTGCGTCAACTTAAGTTTAGCTTTTCATCTGGTGGTGCAGCGATTAACTTCACAGGCGCAACCGCAGGATCAATTAAGTTCAACACACCAACGATCTATGACAACAAGCTTAACATTGACGGCTCGTTCACAAATAACCAGGCGGTAAAGTACTACACCACTGGAACTCCGATGACAGGTCTTGTCAGCGGAAACACATACTTTTTACGCAACGTTTCAATCTCCTCCTTCGCAGGAGCGCAGGCACTTTACACTCTTACATCAAACACACATACATTTACATCAGGTGGTGTCACCGGACGCGTAGGCCCAGATCTTGCTACACTACGAGCATCATACACAACTGCAGCAGCGTGGCGCGACACATATCTGCAGCAGGGTAGCTTTCAAGGATACCAGGACTGGACAGTTCCGGTTTCAGGAATCTACGAGTTTGACGCGCGAGGAGCCTCGGGCTTTGACGGTGCAGGCGCAGGTGGCGTTGGCCGCGGTGCGATAGTTAAGGGACGCGTATCTCTTACAAAGGGTGAGATCATCACCATCGTGTGCGGTCAGACTGGAGTAGCACCAACCTCTGGAGCTGCAGGTGGCTCAGGCGGCGGAACATTCGTTGTTCGTAAGGCTGGAAACGTGCCGTTGTTCGTTGCAGGCGGAGGCTCTGCTGAGTCTGGTTCAGGCGCTGGACGTGACGGAGTCACAACAAACCTTGGAGGAACTTCAACTGCAGGAATTGCTGCCGGTGGTCAGTCAGGATTTGGTGGACGTTCAACTAACGGATACTCAGCAGGCGGTGCAGGATTTAATGGCGCTGGACAAGATGGTTTTTCTGGCAGCGGAGCCAACGCCGGTATTCAACTAGGTGGAGGAACATACGCAACGGGGCTATTCCACAACGCAAACGCTCGTGTTGGTGGCTTTGGTGGCTTTGGTGGAGCAGGACAGTCAGACGGAACTGCATCAGTTCAATCAGGCGGAGCCGGTGGATACTCAGGCGGCGGTGGAGCTCGTACAACTAATGCCAACCAGTCAGGCGGCGGCGGCGGATCGTTTATTACAGCAGAGGCAAACACCATCTCAACATCAGACGGTCTATATAACACATCATCTTCATTTAACGGTGTTGCAATCACAAACCTTGCTGCGTACAACACTGGAAACGGTACAGTTATTATGACACTAGTCTCTTCATTTACCGCTGGTAACGAGTTGTACCCAACTGCTCTTGACGCAGAAAACGGCACAAACAAGATTCTAATTGCGTCTGCTGGAAACTCCTACCACGCGCTTACGCCGATCTCTCTTGACGCGCAAAATGATACTATTCATACTGCTGCAGGACACGGTCTTTCAAACGGACAGGCTGTTACATACTTCTTTAACGGAACTGTGCCTGCAGGTATAGCAAACAACACTACCTATTACATTAACACTGTAAACAACTATACATATCGAATTAGCACGACGCCTAGCAGCCCATCTTTTACAACAATCAACCTTACTACTCCGTCATCTCGCTCGACTGCAACATCAGACGTTGTGCGCGGTGTTGTTGTTAACACTGCACTTGACACGCTTACAATTAACAACCACGGTTTCCAGGTAGATCAGCCTATTCAGTATGATGCTGGCGGTGGAACTCCAATTGCGCCTCTACAGGATCAAACAACCTACTTCGTGCAGGAGGTTATTGATGCGAACAACATTCGTCTCAAGATCTCACTGAACGCCTTAACATACATCAACTTTACCGCAGCTGGCACATCGACAACAAACAGCTTTATCTTCGTTACTGTCAACCTTCTTAACGATGAGTTATACCTGCCTAACCACGGTCTCTCAACCGGACAGGCTGTTAAGTACTCAAACGGCGGCGGAACAACAGTTGGCGGCCTAACCCACAACTCAACGTATTTTGTTATCAAGAGAGATAACAGCATTATCCGTCTAGCTTCCACTGCTGCAAACGCTGCAGTAGGAACAGCGGTTAACTTAACCGCAGTGGGAACTGGAACACAGACTCTTACCGTTACCTCACTTGACTTTACAACAGATACTATTACAATTCCGGGACACGGTTTCCTACAGGGTGAGCTAGTTCAGTATGACTCACAGGGACAGACTGTTATCAACGGTCTTACAACCGCAACTCCTTACTACGTCATCTTTGTTAACGGCGATAACATCAAGCTTGCCACAACTCCCGAGAATGCTACAGCAGGAACAGCGGTTAATCTCATTGCATCTCCTGCAGGAGTTGGAACTCATAAGATAACGTCTCTTAGCAAGACTCCTGATGGAACATACGAGATTGCGACCGTACCAAGTGCAACGTCATTTACTGCAATCGCGCGAGGAACAGTTCCTACAATCGTAAAGACCTTTAACCCACGCTCAACTGTGGATCCTAATCTCGAGACATTTAAGATTCCATCGCACGGTTTCTTAACTGGAACCGCGGTAACGTACTCTCGTGGCGGAGATACTGCAATCTTAGGACTAACACACAACACCGTCTACTATGTAGTTGCGGTAAACCGTGACTACATAAAGCTTGCAACAAGTGCCTCTGACGCCGAGTCTGGCATCACACTTAGCGTTTCTGACTTTGGTACAGGTGCGACTCACTCCTTTACAACATCTCAAATTAACGGAAACGTTACTGGTGGCGGAAACGTAACAATTGCCTCAGGCTCGGTTCTTGTTAACGGCTCAGGTACCTCGTTCTCTAAGGTTCTTAAGGTAGGAGACCAATTTAGACTGTTCCCACCTAACACCACGATTTCAAAGAACTTTGCCCCAACGGACGTTAACACAACAAACAACCGCATTACAATTGCGTCACATGGGTTTACCACAGGAGATGCCGTTGTGTTCTCAGCGGGCGGCGGAGTAGCGCCTAGCCCACTGATTGACCTTTACTATTACTTTGTCCGCGCAGTCTCAGCATCTGAAATCACCCTACACGGGTCACAAGCAGATGCTACCGGTAACACAAGCGTTGTAGCATTCTCAACTCAAGGAACAGCAGGAGCTACGCCGTTTAACCTAACAAAAACAACTCCACTTTCTCCGATCATTCGTAAGATCACCGCCATTGGGTCTGATACTCAGCTCTCTGTAGATCGTCCTTACTCAGCTGCGTACACCGCACAGTCATATTCGTATCCAACGTTTATCTACGTGCGCCCTCAAGGGTACGCGCTTCACCGCCCGTTTGACGGCGGAGTTGAGATGTCGACAGGCGCAAACATCTCGCTTGGCGTTATCGTTCGTCAGACACGTAAGTACTTCCGCTACCAGTCAGGTAAGGGTATTCAGACCTCCTGCGGTATTAACTTCCAGCCATCAATTGATATTGACAGCATGGTGAGAACTACTTCTACAACAGTAACAGTAACTACACGTCGTCCTCACGGACTTATCTCAGGTTTGTTCGTTCGCATCTCCCAGGCTGAGGACTCCTTTGGAGTCACCAGCCAGGTATACAACGGCGATTTCCAGGTAACTGTTCCTGCAGGATCTCTTACAACGTTTACAATTAACCGCGTAGCACAGGTTGGCGCGGAGGCTAGGGCATATGGCTTCCCACAGTTCTACGTTCGTGAGTGGACCGGTGGAGCTGTTCGTTCAGGTATGTTTGACTTCCAGAACGGTATGTTCTACGAGTTTGATGGACAAAAGATCTACGCATGCCGTCGCTCATCAACGCAACAGATGGCTGGAACAATCTCAGCACTTCAAGGCTCAGAGGTTGTATTCGGAACAGGAACAAACTTTACAGGACAAGTTCACGTTGGAGACTACATCGTTCTACGTGGACAAAGTTACCGCGTAGCTGAGATTACCTCCGACACTCAGATGTCAATTCGTCCAGAGTACAAGGGTGCTTCTGGAACTGAGAGGGAGTTTAACCCTGCAACAGTTGTTAACACAACAACGAACTTGTTCTCAATCGTAAGTCATGGCTTCTCTCAAAACTTGCCACTTGTCTACAACTCAATTGACGGTGAGCCTATCGGTGGTCTTATCAACGGTAGAGCATACTACTGTGACATCATTGATAACAACTCGTTTAAGCTAATGGCAAACCCAAATACATCTGGCACAAACGTAGATCTTTCAAGCGTAGGAACAACAACTGTTCACTCGTTTACACCTGCTAAGTCAGGCATCATTGCAACACTTACAGTGGACGTAAAGGTTCCGCAAGAAGACTGGAACATCGATCCTTGCGATGGAACAGGCATAACTGGATACAATCTAAACCTTGCAAGAATTCAGATGGCGTACATCGATTACTCTTGGTACGGTGCTGGTAAGATTCGCTTTGGATTTAAGGATGGCGAAGGTATAGTCAAGTACGTTCATGAGTTTGTTCACAATAACATTCTTTACGAGTCATACCTGCGCTCTGGTAACCTTCCAGCACGCTATGAGGTTGTCACCTATGACAGCCCGACATATATTCCGTATCTGTTCCACTGGGGTACCTCTGTCATCATGGACGGCCGATATGACTCCGACCGTGCGTACTTGTTTACTGCAACAGGCCAGACGCTTAACGTCCCTGGAACAACCCGCAAGACATTCGCGTCTACTGGAATCAATCTTGCAACTGACCTTCTAACAGTTCAGACTCACGGTTTTAACAACGGTGACATCGTGCAGTTCCAGTCAATTGCTGCAACAGGTGCAAGAGGCGCTAACGCGCAAAACCCTGCAACATCAGTTGTTGGGTCAAACACACTTGCTAACCTAACAAACAATACATCATACAAGATTCTTGTAAACTCTGTCAACCTGATACACTTACTTCCAGTTAGTGCAACGATTAGCCTAGGAGCAACTCAGGCTATCACCAGCGCACAAAGCGGCAATACCGTAACGATTACAACAGCTAATCCTCACGGAATAACAACTGGTATGCCTGTTGGTTCATACTTTGGTCGCGTGCCTACCGGAGTGTACACAGCTACTAGAGTTAGTGATACAGTATTTACCTACCAAGCAACTACCTCAGCTACAGTCGCATCCGCGGCTGACCCTAACATTGCAGTCACCGAGGTTATTAACCTTACCTCACAAGGAAGTACACAGTTTACATACTTCCTGTTCCCAGACGGATCTGTAAACAACACATCTGGTCCAAACTATCAACCGCTGCTTTCAATTCGCCTCTCTCCATCAGTGTCCTCCGGTCTAACCGGCAAGCTTGGTGATCGAGATGTTATCAACCGCATGCAGTTACGTCTACAGGAAATTGGTATCTCATCTACACAGTTGGTTGACGTTAAGCTACTTCTTAACGCTCGTCTTAACAACCTTAACTTCGTAGGTGTAACAGCACCTTCCCTCTGTCAGATCGTTGAGCACACCGCGGCAGACACCGTCTCCGGTGGCGTTCAGGTCTACAACTTCCGCGCGTCTGGTGGTTCAGCTGCTGGTGTTGAAGGAACAACAAGTGTTAATATCGACGAGTTGTTTGAACTTTCAAACTCAATCCTCGGTGGAGACAGCGTTTTCCCTGACGGACCTGATATTTTAACCGTTGCCGTTTCACGTTTAGTAGGCGGTACCACGCTCACATCAGCTAAGTTATCATGGACTGAAGCACAGGCTTAGGAGAAAACAATGCCGATCTCACGTCTCGGGCTTGTCAATCCAGCGGCCAACACGGATGCACTACTATATACTTCAACTACCTCTCGTTTGGCGTCTGTAACAGTTGCAAACAAGTCAGTAACTGCTACACCTTTACTTAAGGTTTCAGTTTGGATAGTCCCACAAGGCGCAACTATTGCAGCACAGTACGCGTACATCTGCTATAACCTTACTGTAAGTCTTGGCCAGGCATTCGAGACATTCCGTTTTGCACTGGAAAGTGGAGATAACGTGTACGTTCGAGCAACTACAGCTAACGCCTCGTTTGTCATGAACGGCATCTTGCAGACTGATGACGCATACGCAGATAACACCGTTCAAGTATTTACAAACAAGACAATCCGTGGAGTGAATAACACGCTGTATGTTGACAAGGGCACAACCGCGCAACGTAACGCGTCTGCCGAGGTAGGGTACGTTCGATTCAACACCGACTTTGATTACCTAGAGGTAAAGACTGCTGCAACAAGTTGGACGCAGGTGCCAATTGGTGCAGGACCGACAGGACCAACAGGTCCACAGGGTATTGCAGGATCAGGCGTTCGGATCTATGGCTCATACGCAACTGAAGCAGCTCTCAACTCAGCCTTGCCGTCAGGAGCTGGCGAAGGAATAGCCTACGTAGTTGGACTAAATCTTTACATATGGATATCTGATATTAGTGCGTGGACAAATATAGGACCAGTCGTTGGCCCAACAGGCGCAACTGGAGCAATCGGGCCAGTTGGAGAAACAGGACCGACAGGCCCAATCGGACCAAGTGGTGGACCTACTGGTCCAACGGGTCCACTAGGTCCAACAGGTCCGTCAGGCGGCCCAACAGGCGCAACAGGACCTACCGGTCCTACCGGCCCAGCAGTTACAGGCCCAACAGGTGCAACCGGTGCGACAGGACCTACAGGTCCAGTAAATAATAACTACGACCCTGCTATAATAGGTAACTGGACTGTTGATCCACCAACTATCGCAGCTGCATTAGATGAACTTGCCGCTAGAGTGAAAGCATTGGAGACATAATGCCAATTAAACGTTTAGGAGTTCTTACTCCTGTAGCAGCAAACACCACTTATACACTAACGACTGCTGACGTGTCATCTCTTGCCTCTGTAATAATTGCAAACACAGGGAACGTTGACACCGTTGTTACAATTTACGTAGATCCTATTGGCGGCGGCGGTGCGGTAGATCAACGCGCGTACATTTTAAGTGATGTGACAGTTTCGGTCGGGCAGTCTCTTGAAACGTTTAGATTTGCACTTAATGTTGGAGACATCATTAAAGTAAGAGCTACAACTATAACAGTTTCTTTTTCTACAAACATTCTTTATGAGTCAACAGGTCGAACAAACGTTCAGTACTCAGCAGCAGCTCCTGCGTCACCGCAGGTTGGTGACATCTGGATTAACAGCAGCACTAATGAGCTACGAGCATGGACAGGTTCTGCCTACGCACTTGTTGCTCTTGCTGCACCACAAGGACCTAGCGGTCCAACAGGACCTGTTGGACCTACAGGCGCGACAGGTCCGTCAGGGCCACGTGGCTATACTGGCCCAACAGGTGCAGGAATTAACATTAAAGGACGATACGCCACGTATGGAGCGTTTATCGCCGCACAGCCTACAGGTTTTATTGGAGATTCGTACTTAGTTGGGCAAAATCTTTACGTCTGGGACGAAGTAAATATGAATTGGTACGACTCAGGTGTTCCGCTTCTTGGACCAACAGGCCCAACAGGTGCTGCATCAACAGTGACTGGCCCAACGGGTTCAACAGGTTCAACTGGTCCAACTGGTCCTTCAGGTGGACCTACGGGCCCAACCGGCCCAACAGGTGCGACTGGACCTACAGGTGCTACTGGTGCAACAGGTGCGACTGGACCGACAGGTGCAGCCTCCACAGTCACAGGACCTACAGGAGCAACTGGTCCATCAGGTGGACCTACGGGTCCTACAGGACCTACAGGACCAACTGGTCCAGCAGTAACTGGACCAACAGGACCAGCAGGAGCAGCGTCTTCTACTGGTGCTACAGGCGCTGCAGGAGCAACCGGACCTACTGGTCCAACAGGTGCGACAGGTGCAGCATCAACAGTAACTGGTCCAACAGGTGCGACAGGTGCGACTGGCCCGACAGGTGCAGCAAGTACAGTAACGGGACCTACAGGACCAACAGGTCCTAGTGGTGGTCCCACAGGTCCTACAGGACCAACTGGTGCTACAGGCCCAGGAGTTACTGGACCTACAGGACCTACAGGTGCAACGGCAACGTTTGCTACTACTCCTGAAGCAATTCTTGCTGGACTTACAATTGATGAAATTGCGTATCAAGCAATAACACGTCTTGAGGTATCAAACTCTGGGTCTACTGCTTATCTCTTTACACAGTACGCAGGAAACAACCCAACAGTATTCGCAATATCAGGCACAACAATCGCGTTTAACTTAAACGTTGCAGGTCACCCGTTCTTAATCAAGACGGCGTCAGGAGCAGCAAACTACGACACTGGTCTTATTCACGTCGCTACTGATGGAACTATCACGACGGGTTCAAGCGCACAGGGTAAGGTAAGCGGAACTTTATACTGGAGAGTTCCTGCCAACATAAACGGAGCTTACGCGTATCAATGCTCAATTCACGCTGGAATGCTTGGCGTCATAACAGTTAAGGATATCTCAGCCATATGATAATGGAAACCGTAGGAAACTGGCAGTGGCACGCTGAGGAAAGCGAAAATGCTCCTCTACTTAACCTAACAATTAGAAGTATCTCAGACAACAAGACGATTCGTATCTCTGACGTCGTTTGGGCAACCGGCCGCGAGGACTTTCTTGAAGGTGTCTACAACACCGCAGTTGAGACCTTAGATGGAGCAGATCACTGTTGCTATGAAGGAAAGGTCACTTTAGTACCTAATACGTGATAAGATAACTGCGTAGCGACGAACAACAGGGAGAGAAAAAATGAAGGTAGCTATCTACACAATCGCGCTTAATGAACTTCAATTTGTACAGCCTTGGTATGACTCCGCAAAGGAGGCAGACTACCTTCTAATAGCGGACACAGGTTCAACTGATGGCACAATCGAGGCAGCGCAGAAGCTAGGAATTAACGTAATAAACGTTCTTGTAAAGCCTTGGCGTTTTGATATGGGCCGCAATGCGTCTCTTGCAGCGTTACCAGCTGATATTGACTACTGCATCGCACTTGACATGGACGAGGTACTTTTACCAGGTTGGCGTGAAGAGCTTGAAAAAGCGCACGCAGAAGGTTGGACTCGTCCACGCTACGAGTACACATGGTCATGGAACGAAGATGGGACACCTGGTCTGGTCTACGGCGGAGATAAGATTCATAAGCGTTTTGGATATCGCTGGAAGCATCCCGTTCATGAGGTCTTGATGACATACGGAGATACTCACGAAACACAGGGCTGGACAGGATTAAAGATTCATCACCACGCAGACAACACTAAGCCACGTAGTCAGTATCTTCCACTGTTAAAGTTTGCAGTTGAGGAAGACCTAAGTGATGACCGCAACGCATTTTACTACGCACGCGAGCTATATTTTTACGGACGTAACGAGGAAGCTGCAGTTGAGTTTAAGCGTCACCTTGCACTACCTCGCGCAACATGGCCGCCAGAGCGTGCTGCGTCAATGCGCTATCTTTCAAAGATTGAAACTGATAAGACAGAGTACTGGGCAAACCGTGCAGTTGAAGAAGCGCCTGGTCGCCGCGAGCCACTAGTGGATCTATCAAAGTACTATTACGAAACATCAAATTGGACAAAGTGCCTTGATTACGCGCAGGCTGCACTAGATATTAAGGAGCGTCCTCTTGAGTATCTTTGTGAAGACGAGGCTTGGGGATACACTCCACATGACATGCTTTCAATAGCAGCATATCATCTAGGAAAGTTTGATCTTGCTGCAGAGCACGGAAATCTAGCTCTTCAGTTAGCTCCAGCAGGTGAAAAGTCTAGGATTTCTTCAAATCTTTCTTTTTACGTTTCTTCTCTAGACGCTCCTTCTTCTTAGCCTTTTCACGAGCTTGGCGTTCTAGCTTTTCGTTACGCTCAACGTGATATGCATCTACCGCGTTTGCACTTGTTCGTGAGCGCCAGGTAAAATCACAGGCAGTGCAGTGAACTAATCTCATTGTTGCCCAGCGTCCACCGTTAGGCGTATCAACAACTAGTGTTTCTAGCTTATTAGGACGAGCTGTGCAATGAGGACATTGAGGGTATCGTTGACGACGGGATTCCTGACCGTTCCATGAAACGCTAAGCGCACGACGTATTTCACCTTCATCTTTTCCTCCCCAGATTCCCCAGATCTGCCGATGCTCTAGTGCCCACTTTAAACAGTCCTGTCGTGCAGGACACAAAAAGCAAAGGTTCTTTGCCTGGTACTTTTCAGTAGGCTCAGTTGAAAAGAAGTAATCACGAAGTTTCTCATTCTGCGGCAGTGCGCAAATCGCTTCTTTTTGCCAACTTAGATCTGTGGTTGCTCTGCTCAACTTACTGTAGCTCCACCCAGGTTGTTAAGATTGCGTAGTCTAGAAGATCTCCTTGTGGAGTTTCTCTATCTTCATCACAGACTGTCAAGTCTCTTTCGCCCGGGAGGTAGCCACAGTAGCCTTGCGTCACTGTTGCAGTGTCGATTGATCCGTATCCGTTACCTAATGAAAATACTAAACCTTCGCGTTGAATTGCAGATGCAAGCGCACGACGGACAACCTCATTTTCGATATCTACGTGCGCATCAGTGTAGAATATGTACGCAGCGTCGGTTTTAGGCTCGTAGCCCTCACCTTCCCATATAGACCATAAGGACTGGCCTGCTCTTGAATCTCGCATGTATACATTGTATCTTGAGTCTCGCTCGTTTGCGCAGGAAACACCGGTATTTTTTAGACGTGAAGATATATGGACCCAGGCGTGAAAGTGTCTCTAATGACGACTGAGCGCCCTGCTATAGGTTGTTAAACGTGCCTAAGTATAGGTTGCCGTTAACGTCAGGCCATAGGTACTGATAATGAGGAGGGCGATAGCCAGGGTCTTCTTCCCAGCCAAACTGGCTATACCAGCTGTAATCTTTGCGTAAAAGTGACACACGGTGCGTGGACGCAACCTGTTCAAACTTATCTCTGTCTGCCATCCAGCCAGGAAAGACTAGCTCTGGAGAGATTAACTTGCGCTCAACTGCAATATCAAATGTGCCGTAGATCTTGCCAAGCATTGTAGACTTGTAGCCGCGCTTACGCCACTCGAAGTACGTCGCTGCAAGATAAGAGACTAGCACGGCTTCGTGTCCGCGCCACATGTGCGCAACAGGATGATTAACCCAACCTTTAGGGTCACGAAACTCGCCCGCAGGATTAAGCTTAGTTAAGGCTAGTAAACACTGCCAGCCTTCTAAGGTTTGCTTGTGAAGGCGCTTGTTATCAAGCTCAGCAGCAATGCGCTCGAACGAATCGGTCTGTTGCATAAACGTTTGCATGTTGTGCGTCCTTTGTCATTTGGTAGATAAATTATATCAGGTGCCCTTGCTATATGGGTCAGTATTGAGATCGTCTAGGTTAAGAGGATCAACGTCATACTGAACCTCATCTGCCTCCATGTTTGCGTATATTCCTACTATAGTAATATCTCCACATGAGGCACAGACGTTAATCTCGCCTGTCTTTAGCTCATCTGGAACTGTCACCGCAGTTAGCTTAGATATTAAACTTCCATCGTCTCCAACAGATTCTGGCTCCCACTGTGTGTTCTCTTCAAGATAACACTTCTCGCACTGCGGATAGGCTTTTGTCATTCGTAGCGCTTCTTTGCTGCGTGCCTTGAGAAGCCCTTATCAGTGTCTATAAGCCATTCACGATCTCCGATTAGTTCACCCTGGGGTCCGTTAGGTTCCCCACTCAGAGAGGCAACTACGGCATCTCCTAGCCACTTAGCAGCGTGCACTGGAACTGCCTTTCCCCACGTAGCTTGCATCGCAGAGTAGTCCTTAGCACCTTCAATGTCCCAATCGTCTGGCAGACCTTGCATGCGTGCACACTCGCGGTGAGTAAGAAGTCGCGGTTCAGTTGGGTGAACAACATGATCTAACGCAGAGCCAGTAAGCACGTTACACCAGTGATCTTCCTTCCAGCGATACGGCTGAGAAAACCCAAGTTTATACTGCTTGCGTACAACACGCGCAGATATGTCGACCCAACGTTGAGGAAACTTGCCATCATTCATTTCAACGGCCTTCTTTATGGCTCCGCCAAGATCTCCGTTCCCTGGCCACCCGTCATTTCCAATGATGTCAAACACCTCTTGAATTCTCTGTGAGTGAATCGTGTCCTTGCCAATGTGCCCGTTTACCTTGCCGTTTTTTGAGCGCAAGGACTTAGTAAACTTAGAGTGTTTTTCAATGTAAGGCTGCGCCTCCCACTGTTGTGGAAGATGCGCAAGATCACCTATGATGTCCATGATCTTAGGGAATTCCTTAGGCTCTGTCACCTGCGCACCAAACTTTAATCCTTTGCGTACCGCAACCCAGAAGTAACGTGGTCGATACGAGAATCCACCAAGTTGAAGATTGTTTTGTTTTACGTGATATAAGTCGTATTTCTTACCAGAGATCTCTTCTACCATAAGACGATACTTGTTCATCGTCTCTCTCCCTTGTGTATAGGCTTGCTGCACGCACTCAAACACAATAATCTTTGGCGCAACTCGCCCTGCGTATCTCATAAAGGCGCGCGTATGCTCGTGCGCTGCAGAATCAGGACCACGATTTGCAGGACCAGACCAGACTGACCAACCAGAGCATGGAGGACAGCCAACGACAGCATCAACCTTGTGAACTGGCCACTCGTTTGCGTCATCTGAGAAAAATGTGCTCCACTTATTGCCTAGATGATGACGATTAGCTTCTGCAACTGCGTTGCCAAAGTTAAGTGTGCCCGTGCGATTTGTCATTTCCATTCCAGCCTGCACAAGGCCTAAGCTCATGAAACCTGCAAGCCCGTTGCAGTCAGTAAATGTTGGTGTAGTCATAAAGTATCTCCCGTAGTAGCCACGGAAGGACTGTATACTGGCTTTTAAGCTTAAGGCTGCTCTAGGGGAGCAGTTTTATTGCTTTTTTCAGCCTCAAGTTGTCCTACCTCGTATCCACACCCAGCGTAGCCTGCAATATCAATCCAAGTATCAGGCTGAAAACCAGACTTTGACCCATAGCGAGCAAGTTTAAGCCCTACCATCATCATTGCAACGTCTTCGCGTGTAAAGTTGTAGTTAGTGATAACACTCCACACCTTTGCGATACGTTCAAAGTTCTCTTCTGGTCCTCCGTATTGAACGTCACGCTCGCCGGCAATAATTCTTGCCGCCTCGCGTAACGCCTCAACACGTGGTTTATTTTCCTGGCTCATCGCTAAACTCTCACCTTGACTTTACAGTCTGCTGAAAACGTTAAGTCCATTGGTCCTTCTTCTCCACAGAAAATAAACATTTCTATGTCAATTTTTTCTTTTATAGAATCGTAATCTTCTACTTTAAAATAAGAACATATTCTTTCTATAAGCTTTCCTTCAATTTGTTCTTTTGTTTTTCCAATAATCTGAAAAGTTATGGTTGCTCTCATTATTTGATCCTTCTTTCTAACTTGTATGGTGAATAGTGAACTCCGTCAAGAAAAGGCTTCTTGTCGTCGTTTGAGCGAATAATAATATCTCCGCTTCTTATTGCAACTACTATACCTCTCCGTCCGTTGTGCATTGCGCCCGTTGAGTCGCTGAAGGCGTCGTTCATTACGCGCACCTCTTCACCGACTGTTAAGAAACCCGCCTGAGCAGGTACCCAAACCTCGTCCTTTGGTGGATCAACAAGCGAGTGGTTAAGCGCAAGTTTGCTAAATACCTCAACGGCAGACTTTGCATGCTCTGGTTTTAGCTCAAGCGCCTTCCATGTGTCTAGTAGCTCAAGAACAGCCTTGCCAACAACAACACGAACTTTTGCTGAGACAAACTGTTCTCTTGCCCATTCCTCATTTATATCTGGCATTTTACCCCTCCACTACTGGTCTGCACTTTGCGCAGACGTCTGGCGTCTTGCCAACGCCAACATCGTCAATTGCCCTTGAGCACATCGCGCACTTGACGCCGATGTCCTTTACCTTATATCCATTTAACTGACGCTGCTTATTCTTTTCCATCTTTTCAAGATAGAACTTGTTAAGCTGCTCGTCTGTTCCTCCCGCCGCAACGATGATGTTTGCAACAAAGTGTAGAACGTCAACAGCTTCCTTAACAATCTCTTCGCGGTCTGCGTAAGGCTTATCGTGCTGCCAAGGCTTCCACGAAATTGCCTGCCGCATCTCTGCAAGCTCATCGTCGATGGCTAACATGTTCCAGCGCATGTACTCAACAAGACGGCGGATATTCGCGTCCTTGTCGCCTTCCATCTCTTCGTAGTTAATGTAGTAGACGTCCTTCTGCAGGTCGCGTGTCTTCTTTAGCCAGCTATCAAACAGCATATACTGCTCCTTTTATGTTAAGTGTTCTTTCTAAGTTGTGCAGTGCTTCTTCCTTGCCCGGTGAGTTAGCTAAGTAGGCGCTACTCTGAGTTCTTGACAGATCGTATCTTTCCTGTGGTGTCATATCCTCAATCGTTGCTGCAAGGTACCTCCAAGAATTGCCAATTGCAGACGTGCTTGTCCAAAGTGACGCGATTGGCGTTGCAGTGTTCATTGCTTGGATATAACGATACGTCCACCAGGTTCTATCCTTGTGCGGGGATATAAGTGCACCAATAGACTGCCTGATCTGTTCTTCAACCTGTGAGTCAGTCCAGCCCTTGTTCCACTTCATTGGCATGGCCGGATAGTTTAAGGTTGAAAGCTTTTTCTTTGTCCACGGTGAATCATGACTATCTGCTACCCATCGCGCAGTTCTATCTGTTACACCCTGCGTGTTTTTCTCGACGATATACGCATCAAGGTTTACTCCGTGCAGTGATGCAGCAGCTCCTTCAGGCAGTTGGTCACTGGCGCTTTGTTTTGTGTCCCAAGGAAGAACAGGGCACAATGTAGTTGGCCATGTTTCATTTAGTAGAAACTCAACAACGGCAAGCATCTCATTTGATCTTGCAACCGCAAGACGGTATCCCTTGCGGTTCTTGTAGAACTCCTTTGTAAGGTTTCCGTTCCAGGTGCTGATTGATGTCAAACTCGATCTAATCTGCACAGGATTAGGCGCGTCAATAAAAAACCTAAGCTTATCTGTACCCTTAAGCAGATCAATAAGGTGTAGTGCTCCATACGCGTAGTTTGCGCTTAAACTTGTTAACGGAGAGATGCCAACAAGAACTGAGTCGTAGTAGTCCAGGTGTTGAGCTTCCCACGTAATATCTGGCTCAAGCATCACGACTTGATGCCCTGCGTCAGTAAGAACCTTGTCAACAAGACCTGCAAAAGATAGCGAGCGCTTGTTTGCACTGGTTGATACCTGTGGCGCAGACATACCTGTAATAAGAACGCGACTCATGCATCGGTACCGTCTGCGTTTAACTTAACGCCCTTGTCCTCGCGTAGTGCGCGCGCAATGATGCGTTCACAGTGATCCTTAAACTGGTCATACGTTCCGATGTAAGGGCGTAACGCGTCAGCCTGTGCCTTTGCTGCTGCAACTAGCTCTGTATCTGACATCTTTTCAACGTCTGCGATGGTTAACTTATAGGCATCACCTAACGGATCACCTTCGCCTTTATCGGTAACGAGAATAGATCCAATGTGCGCTGCGTAGAGGAAGCGCGAACGCCACCAACCTGAACCTGCGTGTGGATACGGTGGAGAAAGAATTCCCCAACGAGTGTTGTAATACTCAAGTACTTCCTGCTCTGTATCAAGACGCTTTCCACCAAGCTTACGAATAAGTTTACGACTACCAATAATTTCAACAGCCCAGTCTGGTTTCTTACGACCTAGCCATTCATCGTGTGGCATTAGTGCGCCAAGCACCCACGCACGATTCTTTTCTGTCGATGGAGTTACAGCTGCGAGCGTATCGTTAACCACTACACTAGGGTCCAGTGCCTCAATGGGACCGACTTCTTTTGGCATACGTTTACGAACACCGGTGCGGTCACCCCACGCATACATCGGACAAACTGGAACCATACCAGCTTCCCAGCGGCGGTCAATCATGTCTGTTGCTGCCTGCACAAGACGTTTTTCGTAAGGCTGAACGTTTTCGTCTGTGTCCATCATGTAGTAACGTTCAATGTAGCATTTCTTCGCCGCAACTGGATCTAATACACGAACACGTTCTAACGCTGCCTCGATATCTGCGCGACTAAAGTAGGTTGCGCCTTCTTCACCGCGATGCTCTGTTCCAACAAGCAGATGCTTATAGAGCATTGAAGGCTTTTTCATCATAGCGCGAGCGCCATTGAACACAGTATTAAACTGCCAATCATCAAAAAATCCAACCGCAGGCAAGCCTGAGGATAAAGTATAGAGAGCGCCCATAGCGCCTTGTCGTCCATTTAGCGAGTTCAACGGAGCAAGGTTAACCCAAGCAACATCGTATGAGGACAAATCCTCGCCAGGCGTTACCTTACGCCAGTCAACTTCATGACCTAAATCTGTTAATGCCTTTACAATTAACGCAGGCACATCAATCTTTTGTATTGTGCGTCGTTCTGTGTTAATCTGTAACGCAGTAAAACCAGTCATCAAGATTTTCATACTACTCCTTAAATAATTGCTGGATCATTACCCATGCTTGTGCATGGGTAATGATACCAGACAATCGTTGTTAGAACGGTGCAGCAGGTGGTGCAGCAGGCGCTGGAACTGATGCAGCAGCGGCAGGCGCTGGTGCAGGAGCAGGCGCAGCGGCAGGCGCTGGTGCAGGGGCAGGTGCAGGCGCAGCTGCCACTACAGGTGCAGCAGCTGATGCTGTTGCAGTGTAGTACATCTTGATTTCGTTCTTCTTAGAGCCGTTCCACGTGCGAGAACCAATCTGCGCGCGGAAGGCACGATTTTGCAGTGCTGCCTCAATAGCAGCGTTGCTTGGTGAAGTTGCGAAGTACTCACGGCCAAGGCCTAGAGCTGCCATCTTACGGAAGAACATTCCGAGTGCTGCAGGACTGTCTGGTGTAACAACAAGGTTATCCCAAACACGACGCTTAGCGTGCGCGCCACCTGTAACTTGCGCTGTTATCGCAAACATTGTCTTACCAGATTGTGCAACCTTTGCAGTTGCTTCAATTACGATTAAATCGTAGTCTCCATCGGGAAGCGGCTCAAAATTACCACCACCGACATCTCCAGCGTCCTTTACAAGGTCGCCCCAGTTGAGTGAACTCACGGTTATCCTTTCAATAGTGCGCTAACCAATTTGGTTAGGACGCGGCTTTCTTTGCTTTGGCTTCTGTCTTTTCGCCAAAAATCATGTCTAACATGCGCTCAATGCCAAGGTCTTGTTGTTCAACAATTTTACCAAGGCGTCCTTGAACACGCTCACCAGCTTCAAACTCGTCTGTTCGTTCGACGTACATACGACGAACTTTATACGGAGCTTGCAGTGGATCTGGGTTAGGAAAAGTCTCGACGTTGATTGCGCCAAGAATGTCGTAAAAGTATGGTGCCTGAATAGCAAGTTGACCCTGTAGGTACGGACGCATACGCCCGTCCTGGCCTGGTCGTGCCATAGCAGTAAGCACAACAGCTTCTAACGGTTGAGTTGGGTGCATTGTAAGGTCACGTAGGTCACGCAAAAGTGCGCCCATGTGACGAAGCAACTCGCCCCACTGTTGCATCTTCATCTGCTCTGTACCTGCAATTGAATCCATGCACTTCACTTGAAGCTCAGAGATAGAATCAATGATAAGAGATTTGAACTGATGCTTTCCAGTTTGTAACCACTGGAATGTTTTGATAACAACGTCGTAGTCACGAACATTTACTACGACAGTGTCCCATGTGCCATCTGCGACTGGTGGTTCTTCGCGCAGAGGGTCCCAGTACCTTACGGTGATAGGTAGGAATCGGTGCCCACCTTCAACGTCGAGCATGAGACGAGGATAGGGTGCAGTTACGGCAAAAGTTGACTTACCAACCTTTGACTCGCCATACACCATGATAGTCAGCGAACGCTGTACTTCATTTGACATACGTCACTCACTTCCTTTCTTCTCTTCGATGTGGTAATACCCGTATGGATCGGATGATTCATACGCCTCGCTAAGTGCTTGTTCGGCGGCGCTTCCGTCGTCAAACATTGGGCATATAGCGAAAAATTGACATTTCCATTTGCAATCACGACTTGGTCGTGGATACGCAACAAGCTGATGAGATGATCCATCGTCTAAGGCTTGACGCACGTTGAGCATATCAGATAGTGTTCCATGAATACGTTGCCAGAAGTTACGTAACGCAAAAACATTGTGTCGAACTTCCATCTGCTCATAAAAAGGTGGTCGTGCATTTGCAGAGCGTTTTACCTTCTTAAGCATTGTAAAGATTCCGCCTTCAGAACGTTCGCCTTCTTTGTTCTGTGCAGTCTCAAGCATCATATATGTAAGGATCTGCTCATTCATGTGCGCCATCGCCGCAAAGTCTGTGAATGACCCTCCAACAGTCTTAAAGTCACGGAACATACGCACGCCGTCAGCCTTACGACGAACACGCATATCAATCTTGCCTTGAAGAATAACCTTGCCATCAAACAACGGCATCTCGATAATTTCTTCTGTAGAGATCATCTCTAGCTCAGCATCAATTCCATTTTCTTCAATCCACTCAAGATATCCTTCGAGCATGATGCGCCCAAGCTCAGCCTCAGCGTCAAGATCATACGTATCTCTAATCTGCGCTTCTAGGTCTGCCTTATCCTTTGCAATAAGAGCAGAGTGCGCCTCAAGAAGAGGTATTCCTTTTGAGTAGTAGTCATCAAGCGCCTGGTGAATGCGAGAACCAAGCGCTAACGCACCAGTCTTTGACTCTGTGCGTGGACGTAAACGACGGTAGTAGCTTAGCCACCACTTACGTCGACAATCCTTAAATGTTTGGATCTCTGAGTTTGATATGCGTATTGGTTCTACTACGCTCATAGCTTTCCTGCCTTGTCGTCTTTAAGTAGTGATAACAATTGTGCCTTATCGCGAACGATTTGCTCAAAGTTATCAGCCTTGGTTTCAAGGACTTGAATTACGCGTTCCTCAATAGTTCCTTCAGTAACATAGTCACTAATGATAATTGAGTCATGAATCTCAGAACCAATGCGGTGCACACGGTCAAGAGCTTGCTTGTGATCAACAAGTGACCAAGGGCGCTGCAGCATGATTAAACGACGTGCTGCAGTTAGCGTGATTCCAACACCACCAGCCTGCGCTGTAAAAAGTATCCACTTGATCTTGCCAGCCTGAAAATCATCAACCGCTTGTTGACGTTCATCCTCAGACTGAGCACCAGTGATGAGACCATGTGGAATTTTTTCCTTAGTCATTTCTGCACTAAGTAAATCTATAAGTTGGCGTGATACCGCGCATACTGCAACTGAGTCATCGCCAAAGTCGCCGTTCTTAATATCATCCATAACTGCATCAACCTTGCATGATGGGCCAATAAGTGTTACCTTGCTCTCACCGGTTGTCTCATCAACGCTCATTTCAGCGAAAGAACTTGCAAACTGCAGCAACCTTATTGTTTGTGTTAAAGGGCTAGGTGCTGTAACTGACTCACCGTCCTCGAGTTCAGCAATCATAAGATCACGCATCTGGTCATAAGCTTTCTTTTGCTTAGTGGACATTTCTACGTCCTTGCGTTCAAACATCATTTCTGGAAGCCAAGGAAGAACCTTTTGCTTAAGCATACGACGCATACGCGGATTTATCGCCGCGTAGAACTCTTGTTCCATGTGAGGCTTTACACCTAGAACCATCATTCCGCCAAAGGCATTCATCATTGTGTTAATCATGCGGTCAATCCAACGCGTCTTACTTGGCCATTCATCTGGTGATAACCAGTGCAATATAGACCACATATCTAATACGTTATTGGCGATAGGTGTTCCTGTAAGAGCAAACCGAATATCAGCGTCACCTGTTGCCGCCCAAAGAGCACGAGTTTGTTTTGACTTAGGCTCCTTAGATCTGTGGATCTCATCAGCAACGACTGCCTTAAAGTCAATTGTGTTTAATTCACGCAGGTGAACCTCGCAGCGATTCTCTGAAACTCTATCATCGTGGCCACCGCACTCTGGGCACTTTGCAAGTGCAATTGAACCGTAGCCAGAAAGACGAGAATGCGAGCGCAGAGATTCCCAGTTAATGACGTATACGTCAGCCTCTTCCTCAAAAATCTTGCGACGTTGAGTTGCAGAACCTTTAATAACTTCTACATCAACTCCAGGCCACCAGCGTTCAAACTCACGCTTCCAGTTTTTCTTCAATGTATTAGGGCAAACGATTAACGCAGGAAATACGTCTTCACCGCGATCTTGTAGTTCTTTAAGTGCACGGATCGCCTGTGCTGTCTTGCCAAGGCCAGGTTCATCTGCAAGCAGCGCACGTCGGGCTACTGCTAGAAACTTTACGCCAGCTCGCTGGTGCGGGAATAGATCCTCGTTAGAGCCGTCCTCAATTACTTCTAGTTCACGTAGTTCGTTTGCTGGCGTAATTCTACTTGAAACCTCCTGCCCTGCCCATACGGCTAACCTTGGGCCGATTACGAGATCATCGCGAAACGTTGAGCGCAAAGCTAGGCAGGTTGCCCAGGATGTAGGAACGCGCCATTGCTGCTCTTTAGGGTCCCACTTAGAACCAGGGATACTTTTGCAAAGCTCCTTAAAGCGCCACTCTGTATGGATAACTACATTCTTACCCAGTTCATCGAGCTCTACGTTTACTGGCACCTATTGGTCCTCTCGTCGTTACGTAATACATACTATCAGGATTTGCACTTTTGTAAATACTATTTATGCTTAGTATCTATGGAAATAATATATCACGTATTACTGCAATAAACGCACTGGCTTCCAGCCTGTTTTTACAAGTTTAAGTAGACCGTGCCTTATCGCGTCAAGTGCGTGACCTTCTCCACCTTTGTGCCAGTACTCAAGTTTCTTGAGCTTAGGATTGTCAAACATTGCCTTTGCATCTGCCGGTGATTGAAAGTAGATGTCATCTGGCTTTCTACCTGCGTCCATAAGGCACTGCTTAAGGATGCCAATTTGCTCAAGCGAGTACGGCGCCTGTGAGTTGCGAACCGTCTGCGCGTTAATGGTAAATCGCTCACACACAACGTCTAAAGTGTCCCCGTAAGAGGCTAGAGTGTCCCGTATAGGCTTGGCGTATTCCTCCTGTTGGAATTCACCAGACCAGATTAAAACCGGCTCCTGGCCGCTCTCAAGGCTAAATAAAGCCATTCCAGTGGATTTCCCTGGGTCTACTGCAAGAACGTATCTCATTAGTATTTATCTCCCCAAGTCTCCATTGGACCGTCAATACCGGCGGTAAGTGGGACGTCCCAACCCTCAGTTGTAGTCATGCATTGTTTAACAACTTGCATAATCTCCTGGGCGTCCTCGCGTGGTGCGTTAAGAACAATTTCGTCGTGTACTGGCACGATAAGAAGCTCGGTTAGATCTGCCTGGTCAAGTTTAATAAGATTTGCCTTGAACACCTCGGCAGCTCCACCTTGAATGAGATAGTTAACAAGTGTGTACGCGCGATCTTCATCACAAGGTAGGCGTCGACCTGTCCAGGTGTAGACGTATCCTTGTCCCTCTGCCTTCAAGCGTCTCATTCCAGCATCTTCAATTTGACGTTGAAAGAGCGCCATGCCAGGGAAGCGTAGATCAAACGCGTCTGATGTTTGGCGCATCTGTGGCTCAGTAACTCCTGCTGTTAACGCCTGCTTAGCAACTCCTGCTCCGTAGAGACGTCCATACACAGTTCCCTTAATTAGGTTACGGCGCTTATCTGACCGTTGCATCGTTGGATCTCCGTAGATTTCACGACCAATTTCAGTGAAAGGATCTGACCCTGTTGCATCTGCACGGTTAAAGAGCGTGATGAGATTTGGGTCCTGTGAGAGGGAGGCAAACATTCTAAATTCAACCTGGTCAAGGTCTGAGGTAATGATGACATGATCCTTATCCTTTGGTATGAATGCGGTGCGAACAGTTGCGTCGCCTTTAGGCAACGTCTGTAGCGCAGGGTTTTGGATTGACATGCGGGAGGTACGAGCGCCAAGCGTCTTTACAGAGGGATGTACAAAACCGTTCACGTTGTCATTGATAAAGTTTGCAAAGTATGTGTTGGCAAGCTTATCTGCCTTGCGTTGTTTTAGCACCACATCAGCGAGATTCTTTACGTCAGCGTTGCCTGAGATTGCAAGAAATGCAAGTTGGTCCTTATCGGCAGATTTTTGACCAGATGCTGTAAATGTTGTGATCTCTGCACCAAGCGACTCGAACAAGCGAACAAGTTGAATGTTACTTGTGATTGATACTCCGTTATACGTTTTCTTTGCCCAGTCTTTTACGGACTCTGCATACGCAGTTAGTTCATCAAACTTCTTCCTTGAGTAGTCAAGATCAATACGTGCGCCGTTAATCTCCATGCGGGTGACAATCTTGCGCGCAGCCATTTCCAATTCATATGCACGATGATAAGGCTGTCCTGGCCCGCACTTCTCCCAGAACTGTTCCCATATGCGCATTGTTAAAACTGTGTCAAGTGCACCGTAAGCCCAATAAGGCTGGAAGTTTGTAGGGACAGTTCCCCATGTCCAGCCGTTTGTTGCTAGTGATGTATCAAGAGTTTCCTGCATTGCAGCTGCGCGTCCATCAACGTAAAGTGACGCAAGACGTTTTAACGCACCTGAGCCAAGAGGATCAATAATGTGCGCCATAATCATCGTGTCGTGTGCGCGTTCCCACGGCATCTTCCAGGTTGAGTGAACATCAAACCAACGAGCTTCAAACGCAATGTTATGGCAGACTATTGGGCCATCAAACTTATCCATAGCCTCGTAAAAAACACCAGACCATTCCTTCCAAGGAATTGCCCAACCTGTTAATCCATCGCCTACCTGCACTAAACGTAGTTGCCCGTGCCAAGGAGATAGAGCGTCCTTACGCTCACCACCTGGATTCTCACCAGTTTCAGTGTCAATTGAAATTGCGTTGTGAGGGCGACGTTCACCTAGCCACGCAATAAACTCGCGCGCGGTATCAACGTTATCAACGAGATGTAGTTTTACGTCGCTTAGTCCTGTAGTTGTCATTTAATCCTCTAGTATCGTTACATCAATACTGCAATTTTTAAGATAATCAATTGTAGCTTCTGGCTTTCGGTGAATTGCCTTACTGCCAACACGCATAACAACTCTTGCAACTCCTGAGTTAGACACAAGCTTTGCGCATTGTAGGCATGCTACGTCTGTTATGTATATTGTTCCACCTTCAATACGTGATCTATCAACGTATAAAAGAGCATTTGCTTCTGCATGAATTGACGGACACGTGTCATACATGTTATCTAGTGGTACAAGACCTTGCGCACGCGGGCACCACTCAATGCAGTCGCCCTCAACGTCAAGAGTTGCAGCAGGCCCATTATACCCGGTAGACGCAACGCGCTGGTTGGAAGAAACTACAACCGCGCCAATCTGTGCACGAGAACAACGTGAACGTTTAGCAATGGTGTCTGCTACGTCCATCCATACCTTGTCCCATGAAGGTCTATCTAAGCTCAAAACGGAACATCTCCCTTATCATCGTCATCATCAATGTGACCGTACTCGTCCATTCCTTCGTGAACTCCTGCAGCAAGAATATGCGCAACAATAGTTACAGCCTGTCGACGTGTAAAACCAGCACGCGTAAGTTCGCGATACATCTCATGCATCTGTAGTGCAGCCTCGCGCAAAGGACTTATATTAAAGTCCTCCTCGTTAAGACCGCCTTCTTTCTTATTGTCCGTCATTATTTACTTTTCTTGTCTGCTTGCTTTTCATCCTTCTGTAAGTTATTTAGAACAGCGCGTTTCATCGAGTCAGTATACCACTTCTCAGCGTCGTTAAGACGCGCATACGTTGGCTCACTCACAGTTGCCTGCATTGCAAGCATGGCAGATGACTTAACCTCGTTCCAGGTGCGTCCAGTGATTGCAGGAATTGTCGGGCTATGCAGTGCGTGTGCAAGCTTATCTGCTGAGGCGTAGTGCTGCTCATAAATGTGAAGTGATCCTACGTGGTGATTGTATGTTCCAGGCTCGATACCTAAAACAGATGCCATAGCAATTTGCACGCGAGTAAACTGGAAGAAGTCATACGCTGCACCTAGCCATACATCGTTTGAGCGCATATACACACTCATGTTAAGCTTGTTATTACGAATACGGAACTGATGCAGGATTGTGCAAGGGTAGTCACGCTTTCGTTCCTGTAGGTCAAGCTGCGGGTTCCAAATTGTAACTACTGCCTGTCGTGTATCAGGGTCTTGCATAAGTCTGTCAATAATCATGTCGTATTGCCCTGCAGTTCGAGGACCGTATGCTCCGTGAAATAAACCGTTGTCCTCCGCGTAGTTTGCAAACTGCGGGCCAACGGAGATAACTAAGTCTGGAATAGTTACACCTGCAAGAAGTTGACACGCCTCAACCGCACCGATGCCAGGAACTGTTCCTCGACCAACCTCAAGAGGTAAGGTGTTAAACACGTTGTCAATGCGAATAATCGCATCCTCGATCTCAAGGGTCTTCATACCACGTGGAGCAACCTCCTTGCCGTGCTCAAGTACATGCTTAACAAGATCAACGTATCCGTTGACTCCGTCTTCTATATTTATTATCGCAGTATCCATGCGTCATCCTTTTCTTGTAGTGTAGCAACTCGTAGAATTGCATCTCCGTATTCTTCCTTGCTTTTGTTAAAGAACCTACGCACATACTGCGGGTGAGGCAGAACAGAGTAGTAGTCCTCGTGTACGGGAATTGACGCCAACGTCTTCTCCGCAAGACGCCCAAGAACAACTATTCTTGGGAAACCTAACGTTCTCCATAACTTTAAGAAGGAGTCCTTCACACCTTCATCGTTTATATTGACGATGCCCACGGCACGCCAAAGCTCCTCGGACATTGCAGTAAGTAGATACTCCGCAGAGTTACCATCAACAGGCATAAACGGAAGTTTTGTTTCCTCGCCGTATTTCTTTACGATGTTACGCGTATCTCCAATAAGCAGCACCTTCGGGCTTGGGTTTCCAATATAGTATGGAAAAGGCTCGAGCTTGGCTGCCATTAACTCAACCTGCTCCGCGCTATCAACTATATACTTTGCAACCTCAGGTATAAGATCAATGCTGTCTGCTGGAGGCTCAATCTTTGCAATGATGTTTGATGAGCCACAGGCAATTTCATATTGTTTAAGAATATCACTGAGGTCATCTACGTCTACAAAGTCGTCGCCGCGAGAGGCAAGACGCTGCTGAATAACATCAAGAGGCTGATATAGCCAAAATTGAGCAACGCCACGAGACATAAGGAAGAGTTCAACCCAACGCCAACCGGCCTTGCCTAATAGACCATATCCATCCTTGTTTGTACTTGGGCGAAACTTAGGAGCGTATGTTACTTCGCCCCAGTGCCAACGATCTGATAATCCAATTTTATTAAACCAATTTATTGGTTCAATTGACATGACGTAGTCGTTTAACACCCAACGGCGTGTTTGTTCTTCAGGACGCCCCTTGTGAAAAAGACGCGTTGGAGTAGTTGCAAAGCGCTCGTTAAGCTCGTGCTCAACTGCAGCGATAAGAGAGCTCTTACCCGATGCGTCGGTACCTTCGATTACTATAAACATCTTGTCCTTTTGTCCTTAGTAGAATGATTATAACACGTTAAATTGTCTTAGGGAATAAGCTCAATTCTGTACATCTTTTCAATACCTTTATCCTTAATAGACGCCTCCTCAAGTAAGCGCTCTGCAACCTTAGTAAGATAGCGAGCGCCACCTTGGTCATACTTGTATAGCGCCTCAAGCACCGCGTCTGGCTCATCGGATACCTGTGCCCAGTATCTTGGCTTCTCTGGAAACACGAGATCAACCTCGAACGTAGGGTTGCACTGCTCGCAAGGAACTGAGTCTGCATCTAGATTATTAACAGGCCCCTCAGATAGGCCGTATCTTTTTACAAGAGGGCAAGCTGCACCGTGAAATACAAGCGATATTCCAATGCGCGAAAGAATGTATGCGCCGTTCTCTGTCTTATAGAGCTCGAACTCGATCCAGCGAGTAGAACCACGACGCCAGGAGGAAGACGAGGCTAGAAGTTTGCCGTTGAACTGCAGTATGCGAGTTCCGTCTTTTACCTCAAACAATTATTGTCCCCTTAGTCATAACGTCGTTAGACGTAAATAGTATCATAAAATCTGTGCTACAGCGACTAGTACTACTCATTTTCTTGTCCTCTGTCTATGCGCATTGGATTTTCTGTTGCATACTTTATACAAAAATTCATAACTTCTAGCATTTTCATAGATACGTCAGGTCCGGCTAGAGTTTGCGCGTCCATGAACTCTGCAACTCCTCTAAAGTATAGGCTTACTTTATTAAAGTAATCTTCAATAGATGTAGGGTCTGCCTCTAGGGCTTCCTTGTGAGAGCATTCTGAGTAGCTTAACGCCTCGTTGTCCTTATAGACTACTCTGTATATCTTAGGGTACCCGTTATCACCTTCGTCGATTATTGTTGTGTATCTTACCTCAAGTGCCATTACTTTTTGTCCTTTCGTATGTTATTTATGTCCTCAAGGTGATCTACCCTGAGAGAAAGTTCTTGAATTGACTTAATAACAGGGGAGATAAGCTGGTAGTAGTCAATTCTTCTTACAGGGCTTGGTGCAAGTCCAGGTTCAGGCGCAAGCTCGCTTTCATCACGGAAGACAAGACCATAGTTCTCAATACCTTCGCTTGACATGAGTTTTTCAACGTCCTGCGCAATAAGACCGTACTGCACAGAGTCAGCTTGCTCATTCCACGCGAACGAAACAGGAGTAAGCTTATTGATGAAGTTTAGACCAAGCCCAACTGGAGAAACCTTTTGCTTTAGGCGTAAGTCAGACTTTGCACCGGGAGCGCCTGCAGGACCAGGAGCACCTTTAGGGCCAGGAGGGCCAGGAGGGCCAATAGGACCAGTAGGTCCTGCAATGAAAGGTCCACGAAAAATTGTTCCGCTGCTATTGATATATGCAAGACCAGTGCCAGAGCCTTTAAGGCCAGAGGCAAAATACGAGCCAGTGATGTCCATATTTCCGGCTACAAAAACATTACCAACGGTTGAAATTGTGTAGCCAGACACAATTGATCCAGAGACAAGAAGCCCACCAGTTAACTGAGCCTTACCCGACATTTGAAGCCCACCGAACAACGAGTTAACGCCTAAGAAGCCCATGCCAAGAAAGTTAGTTCCAGAATGCTGTAGAATAGCTCCAGTAGATCCAAGAAATATCCTAGGAACACCATTATTGACAGCACCAAGATTCATTCCCGTGCCAAACGTAGGGTCACCATCACTAGCAGATAGAGATCCTAACGGTGTTCCGCTATTTCCATAAATTGTTAAGGTACGATTGCCACCATCAAGCTCTACTCTAGCTTTCTCTCCAAGCAAGGGATCTCTTGTTCTCACTGTTCTACCTGTAAGTGTTCCAGCAGTAATGTTAGTTGCGTTGATGTTCTCAACGATAATATCTGTTGCGTTTATTGTGCCAGTCGAACCGTCAAAGGTTAGTGTATTCACTCCGGCAGAGTTTATTGCACGCAAACCTTGTGCGGTAAGTTCAATGCGCGAAACATCGTTTACGTTATCCTTAAGCTCAATCTTCTTGCCTTGAATCAGCGACGCGGTAATTGCGTTGGCTGAGATCTTGTCTGCAACAATGGCGTTAGCAGAGATCTCATCCGCGGTAATTGCGTTGGCTTGAATCTCGCGCGCGGTAATGGCATCAGCGCTAATCTTGCCTGCAATAATGGCGTTGGCGTTAATTACACGTGCGTCAATCGCGTCAGTGGTGATGTTACGGTTTGTGACCGCGTTGTTGTTCAGCTCAGAGTTGGTAACCGCGTTCGCGTCAATGGTACGAGTAGAGATCTCATTGGTTCCAATTGAGTTTTCTACAACCGCAAGATTTTTTATCGTCTCCGTGACAACTGCTGCACGTGGAAGCTTCTCTGTTGTAACAACCTGTGCCTGTAGACGTTTTGCAGCAGGGCGTTTTTCAATGTAGCGTAGACGCGAGTCAATGTTAGTTGTCATGTTACCTACAGACTTACGAGATCTAAAGCGACGACTAGCCACGCTTATCTACCTCCCACTCTGCAATTAGTTTTAACGATACCTTTTCAGGAAACGTTGGGCTGTTTCCGACTGAAACCGTGTACGAGTCAATCTTACGCACAATAACGGTGTCACGTGGCTCAAGATCTGACGCAAGACGCATCTTAACAAACTCGTCATCAATTACGAGCGAGCACCAGTCACCTGGTGCATACGTCCCAACTACGGGATTAAGTGAACCGTTAACACCTACCGTGATGTCGGCAAGTGGCGGACGAAACTCACTAAGATAGCGTGAAGCTGTCTCGTAAAGAGCAACCTCATCTACTTCATCGTTCTCTGAGACGTCGTCCTCAAGAATAGGCCAGCCATCAAGTAGTAGTTCTAACGAGGCAGCAGCGGAGTATGGCTGACTTGCACCTTCACCAAGATCACCGATGTTGCCAACCGCCCACATGCGCGTTACCGCGTCATCTGACTTTTCATCAAGAGAAAAATCACTTATCTGTCCAGGGTACTCAAATACAAGTTCATCTGCGCCAAAGCGACTTATTGGAGATACCTCGCCTGGTGCTGGAGGATTAGGATAGTTTATTGGAAGTAGAACAAACTCTCGCTTAAACGACGCCGTGTTTGGGTCATAGAAGCAGTCGATGCGATACTCAAAGCCGTCTGTTCGTTCAACAGGAGAAGCTGATCTTCTCTTTGAGCTCGAAAGACGATCTGAATACTTATCAAGCTCCTCGCCAACGTTTCTTAACTCAAAGCCGCGATAATTTTCTGGCTCAAGATCAATTCCGGAGTATTCGTCTGTGGAGTAGTCAAGTCCTCCAATGTCAGAGTTGGCGGTGTATGGTCCGTATGTTCCAACAAGAACATATGGAGTTACAACCGCGGTAGCACCTGCTGCAACAGCTGATGGCGCGATGTTGACAAGACCAGAGGTAAGATAGCTAAACGTGTTTGCAGTCGTTGAAAGAATAATGTACTCTCCGTTAAGAATCTCTGAGAACGAGTTGCCTTGATCAACGCCAGATATAACTACTCTTTGTCCAACTGAGAACCCATGACTCCCAGAGGTAGTAAGCGTTGCAACGTAGTCAACTAGCTGCTTGTTTGTAACTGTTCTTGTGTTAACAGACACTGCAGTAGGTGGAACCGTTCCACTTTTTGCGTAGGTTAGTGTTGTTGCTGTTGGAGTGCTTGCAACGATGTATTGCCCGTTAAACGTCTGGTCAACGTTTCTTATAAGAACAACCTGCCCTGGACTAAGCCCATGAGCAGTAGAGGTAGTTATAGTTGCAAAACCACTTGCTATTTGCTTATTTGTTATTAAAACTCTCTCTGCTAAACCAGGCTCAATTTCATCGTTGGCAAACTCTAGGTTTGTAAAATCAGCTAACATGGAGTCGATAAGACTCTTAACCCAATCATACGTATCGGTGTTTACAAGAACAGTAACTAGAGGATAGGTTCCGTTTGCAACTCCTACAGCGTCAATAGAGAACGTGGTGCTAGTCGGAGCTGGGCTACTTCTTACAGTGTAGAACCCGTCAAATGGAAAATGTTGTACCTCACGAAACGACATCTTTACAGATGATCCTGCTGCTATCTCATATGTGTAACCTGGATCTAATGTAACTGCACCGATGCCGCCAGACACAACTATCGTGGCTCCAAGATCATGTGACCACGTCTTCCACACACGGCGACGAAATAGGTAGCTTGTCCACTCTGACGCATTGATGTCAAGCGTGCGGCTAATAAGGTTGTAGTTGCGAGACCAGATAACTCCTCCCCACACACATACTCCGTCTCTAGTTACATATAGCGCAGTTTTTCCTGGCATTGTCGAGTCGTAAAGATTAAATGACGCTGTCTTGTCAATAACAGGGATGTTGCCGCTAAAGCTCCCTGCGCCTTTTAGCGCACGTCCATAGCTTACACCTTGAAATGGAATCTCCGCTAGTAGCGTGTTACTTACAATGTCGGTAACAAAGTACCGATACGTTGCAGCCTCTGTATTAAAACCCATGTCGCGTTAGCCTATGTCTCTCGTCGTTGTTATCATTGTAAACTATCCAATCCACCCAGAGCGGTAGTAAACACGCAAGGTTGCATTACTTGCAGCGTTGCCTTCATCAATTACAGTGATTGTGTTTTGTCCTGGAGAAAGTCGTATCCAGTCAACAAGCGTGTCAATCATCGAGCGTGTGCCTTCAATTGAGCCGTCAAGTGCAACCTCTCGGTCCTGGGTGTCAATCTCTAGAAACTGTCCGTTTGGCACAGGATCAATAACAAGAATCAACTCGTCACGAGTCGAGTTTGTGATAGTTAGAGGGCCTGTTACTCCTCCAGAAAGTTCAAGGATAACGTAGACCTCGTAGTTACCGATGTTTGTAACAACACCTGTTCCAGTTTTTCCTGCGCCAGTGTTACGCACAGGAATTTCAACAACAGAGTATCCTTCTGGGTCAGAGTCGTCCCACTCATACTTAATTGGATCTGCTGCTCTTAGCGTTATAGAAAACTCAGTTCTTCCACGAGCGTTAACTGTCTCAATGTCAGGTTGACCACTTAGACGCACGAACGAAGCGCGTGGTGGATCCTCAAATGTTCTAAACCAGGCGCCTCGATAGACAAGGTTTGTATCGCGAATAAGTTTATCTCGTGCCGCAGCAACGTATGATGGGCTTGGCGGAAGAAACACTCCTTCAAGAGTAAAGGTGCGAGACTGCCAACGCCCGTTGATGTCATAGGATCCGTCAGCAAAACCGCGCTGTATGTTCGGCATGTCAAGGTCAGGGTGACCCCACCAACCTTTAATGCTGGTGCATACCCAGATCACGTTGTTCTCGTCAATTGCGTTAAGAATAAGATCTCCAAGAATGATGTCAGAGTTTAACTTCATTCCAGAGATGTAAGGCTCTGGCAAAGGAGTTAGCGCACGCTTGACTACCTTGTTTTCACGGTATTGCTCTATCGCACTAGGCGCTACGTCAATGTATTCTTTTTCCTCTGACACTATGCAGCTCCTTTACGCATTGCAAATGCAATCTTGCGAGATACGATCTCTGCAAGCTCTGACTCATTCATACCCTGTGAAGGATACACGTTTATTGTAGTTCCACCACCAGCACCGCCGGAAAGCATCTGAATCATCGCCTTGTCACGCTTTGATAGACCGTCTGGGTCAAGAGGCTCAACACGCTCTGCACGACCAGCCTCACCAATACGTGCAAGCATTCCTCCTGGTGTTGCAGGGACGATTCCACCCATCGCTAGGGCAATAGGAGGAATCTTTTGAAGTTGATCTATGTCCTTACCGATTTTTACCTTATTTGCTTGTCTAATTGCCCAGTTAATTCCATCTATGACGTTGTTAAGTCTGTCAATGATAAAGTTTACAACTCCCGAAAGCCCAGATTTTAATCCGTCCCACAGTCCAGTTGCAAGGCTGGTTATCTTTGTTTTAATTCCAGTAATGAACGGATAGATTGTGTTTGTAAAGAAGCCAGATACCTTGTCCCAAGCTGCAGAAATTCCACCAGAGATAAAGTCCCAGATGGCACCAGCTCTAGTTTTTACGGCGTTAACAATACCAGAAACAAAAGGGTAGATAGTTGTATCCCAGAAACCCTTTACAGTGGTCCATACTGCCATGATTTTGTCATAGATCCAATTCCAGATCATTGCGCCAAATGCTGCAACCTTTGCAACAATTGCGGTAATGAATGGCAGAATGGTGTCGTTCCACCAGCCTGAAACAGTCCCCCACACCTCAACAATCTTGTCATACAGGAAGTTCCAGACGATAAGACCAATTCCGATGATGATCTCAACGATGGCCTTCCAAAAACCATATATAGCTTTAAAGTAGTCTTCTACTAAGCCCCACACAAACTTAAGCGCATCAATAAAGAAGTCCCAGATCTTAGCTCCAACTTCAGCTATTTTTCCAAAGATATCCTTTATAAACTCCCAGGCAGCGCCAATTGCATCCTTAACTGCAGCCCATACCTTATCAACGAGCTCTCGGAACGCCTCGTTCTTTTTGTAGAGAGTAACAAATATAGCAACAAGAGCAACGATGGCTAAGACTACGAGGGCAAAAGGGTTGTTAATCAGCGCTGTTGAGAGAAGTTTGAACACGGCTGTAAAGACCTTAACTGCAGTGCTAACAACACCAAATATAGTTGCAAGGGCGTTAAACGCAAGAATAAGAACATACAGAATAAAGTTTCCTACAGCTATAAGAATAATCTTAATTAGGCCAAATGCAAGTAGGAAGCCTGTGATCGGGCCAAGTACCTTTGCTATAGCTTGAACAACATCGTTCTCAAGAATCTTTCTTACGACAGTCGCAGCGACGTTTAGGGTGTCAAAGAAGGTCTTCATCTGTCCGGAGTCGGTGAGCAGATCAATGATCTTAATTACATTTACAGTAAGCTCTGCAAGCGCAGGTCCAGCCGCGTTTGACTTTGTAAGAATGTTTCCAAAAGCGTCAGCGCCGCCCTTTAGAATATCAAACGCCTTGCCAACGTTTGGATCAGCACCAGCTTTTAGGATCTCCTTAAAAAACGCGCCGACAGCCTCGAGAGCAGATGCAGCGTTCTTTGAAGAGTTAAGGAAGAACTCCTTGAGTTCCTTTTGTCCTTCTACTGTTTTTCCAAATTCCTTGAATCCCTTTAATGAACCTTCTAACCAGTCAAGTAGGAACTGTCCGCCGGTACCTGGACCGACGTTTGCCTTGATGACAACTCCGAGAGCACCAAATGCTTCCTTAAATACTTGACCAATTTCAGCAGCAACGTCTCCTGCCGTATTGAAGAACTCTTCGAGCTTTCTCTTGCCTTCCTCGGTGTTGAAGTAGGTGTCCCACTTCTTTCCTTGCGCATCTAGGAACTTAAGGAACCGCTCGGTGACAGGCTGAGCCGCGTTTAGAACAGATAAAGCTATTCCCCAGGCTGACCCAATAATAGAACCCAAAGTACGAATGTTTGTTGCAGCATCCTCAAACAGCTTAGCTAACTTGTCAAGGTTCTCTGATTTTGCGATTGCGTTTGCTATTTCAATTGCAGCGTCACCTAAGGCAGAACCGACTCCTGCAAGGCCAGTCTTAAACACCTCAAAGGCTTTGCCGTCTGTTAGGATCTTAATTGCTTCTTCTAGCTTAGGAAGAAATTCCTTTGCGATGGCTTCCTTTAGCTCTTTAATCTTTCCTTGCAGCGAGACAATAAACTCTGCAAAATCCCTTTGCGAAGGTGTAAGACCAGCAAAAGGATCATCTCCTCCACCTTCTTGTGCCTTCTTTAGATCGCGCTCTGCTCGCTCAATCTCTCGTTTTGCGTCTGCTTCCTTGCGCGCGCCTTCGATAATCTTTTTATTCTTCGCGTCCTCTGCGTCAAGAACCTTTTGATTAGCATCTGCAAGACGTTGAGACGCCTCAATAACGGCTTCAACTCCTTCAGGTCCAGTCTTTGCAAGACGATCTTGCTCCTTGGCAAGATCACCGTTGCGGTCCTTTGCCTTGCGTAGGTTTAACTCTGCCTCTGCGTAGGCAAGCTCTGCTTCCTTGCGAGCACGAGAGTTAGGTGGAAGATCTTGAGCACGCTGTAGAGTCTCGCGAGCCTTCTCAAGCTCAAGGGCTGCCTTCTTCTCGGCAAGTGCCGCGTCCTCCGCGTCAAAGCCAAGTTGCTGGATTGTTTCATTTGCTTTTTCAAGTGCCAGGTTGTACTCGCGCTGGGCTTCCTCGGCGTCCTTTGTTGACTCTGCTATTTCTTTATTAGCCGCAAGGATTGCTTCCTTGTTGCTTTCAACAACCTCACCAAAACGGCGATAGGCATCATCAACTCTATCTTGAGCAGCAGTAGTGTCCTTTGCTCCTTTTTTCTGAGCATTAAGATACTTTGATACAGCTTGTCCCACTCCGCCTAATGCTAGTTTAGCAGCTATTGCTCCTATACCTACAGAGACAAAAGCCGAGCCAAGCGCCACAACAGAAGGTATTGCTGCCGCAAAAGATGCGCCTAGTGAGACTGCAGCGGTGATAATAGAGCCTAGCCCACTGACAAGCACAGACAAGGTAGTCTGGAGAGTCATTCCAGCTCTTTGTAGAGTAGCAAATGCCTTTCCGACAGCTAGCGCTTTTCCTATTTGGTCGTTATCAAATATCTTAGCGCCATCTGGACCAAACGCCTTTCCAAAGGCTCCGCCAAATGTTTTTCCAGCACGTGCACCCGCACTACCGGCAAGTCCGCCAACTCTGTCAAGATCTTTCTTAACAGCTCCAGCAAAACCGGTAGTGATTGGTCGAATAATTATCGACGCCTCGCCAACTACTGCCACTCTGTTCTCACCTCCTTCCTTAAGTTCTTACTAGTTATTTTCTAATGGTGCGTCCAGCACATTACCAAACGGAAGCGGTGAGTCTGCATCAACTGCTGTTGGTGCAACGTAACGCTTTGGCTTCATTGCTGGGTTGAACGGTTCGGGCATCTTCTCTTCAGGATCATCAAAATCTTTTATCGTAGACGCGTCAAACGAGTTAGCTGTATTTTTCTTACTATACTTATAGGTAGTGTCATACATGCTTTCGTAGATTTGAGTACGAACGGCATCACGAGCATCGGCTTGCTCTGCGGTACCATAATTCATATCATCCTCAAGGAAGTAGTGAAGAACGTCTAACATGTCTGAAGCAGGCATGCTTGCGAGTTGCAGTCCGTTCACTAATGCTCTTCCATTCACATAGGGCCAGAGGTCAATCCCCCACTCTAGGAGACTTCTGGCCGCTCCGTAGGGCGGCCTGAGTATTCCTCTACAAGCCACGCCGTGATATTTGCCAGTGTTTCTACCGGCACAATTTTTTCGCTAGCAAGAAGAGTTGAAAAGCGTGTGTAGCTTTCCTCAAGAAGTACTTGCGCAAAAAACGTGTCAATCATTCCTGCTGCCTTAGATGGGTCATTATCCCCAGAGCTTGCAGCAAGTTGCAGCATAAGCTTTCCTTGCACTGCTGGAACGCAGTGAAATTCCTCGTTGTGAAGCTTAAAGGACAACGGGCTAGTTTCAACACCTTCACCCGATCCAAAGTCCTTGAATCTAGTAGTCATGTATTATTTTTCTCTCTTTCCTGTGTCATTGAGACGGTTGTCTCCGTTATTATTTTATCAAACTAGAGCAAGTCCTAGGTTGTCTTTTAGGTATCTATTCGGCTTAGTTCCTGGGTGTCTAACTATAGGAGTAAACACCATTCCTCCGTTAGTTACAAACCTAAGTTTGCCTCCCCCGCTGCGCGTAATCGTATGACGGCGTGTGCCTTCATGGTGCATGTATGCGTAGCTAACCGTTGAACCTACGTACCAATAAGGTCCGAAGGTGTCACGGCTTCTCCTCGAGTGAATTGACTTTTGGAGAAAATTAGTTTGTTTTCCAACCTGCCTGCGCGCTGCAGCTTGAACTGAAAGTGCGCGACGTCGCATGTCGTTGTCAACCATTCCACCTGCTCCATTTAGCATGTGGTTGAAATTTGGATAAAACTTTATGTCTACGACGTTTGCCACTATGGCACCACCACAGAGAGCTGCATGTTGACAAGTTGAAAACCACCCTCAACAGTTGGAGCATCAACAGTTGCAATAACTCCAAGCCCTAGGCCAGTCTCATCCCAAGGATCAAATGACTTCATTGACTCCATAAGTACCCACGCGTCGACAGCAGACAGCGCACTGCCAGCCTCGATCTTTTCAGCTGATGGAGGACGACCGTTTATCCCAACTACAGGCACCTCACGGGCAATAGAGATAGCTAAAACTGCCGTTCTTGGCATGTGACATCTTTGCGGGCTAGAAGCTTGATCACCTGGAGTCCCAAGATACATTTGAATGAATGAAACGACAAGCTGTTCGCAGTCAATGGCAGGATTTCCCATTGTCCAGTAGCAGCGAGCAGGTAGAGGAACACCATATGATGTAAGAACGGATGTAACCTTCTCGAGGACCTGGTCCATCATGTTTTTAAGACTAAGTGCGTCTGGATCTACACTGGAAACGTCGTATACGGCAGCCATTTAGATACCCTTATTCCGTACCTGTGGAATTTAGCCTTGGAGAGGACGAAAGTGTCTCTAATCCCTTGTGAGCAGCCTTGCTAGCTGCGTTAGAGCGGTTTAGAGCAGGACTCGAGATCTTAAACGTTGTTTTGCTGTCTTGCATCGTTATTTCTCCTTTATGTCGTTGGTCTACGCTCCACCAAGCGTGAACGCGTTGATATTCGAGTTCGCTAGTTGGAATCTTATGTTACCTGAGCAGATAAGAACGGTTTCAGTGGTTCCCGGTGATTCCACGCTTGGTCTAGATGCGTAAAGATCATAAGTACCAGGGTCAACCATCCCTATAACACTAAGGGCATTCGCATAGCTGACATTAAATGTAATGTCATACGCTGCCTCATCAATACTTACCGCTCCCTGGTCAGTATCAAGCTGCTTTGTTTGTCCATAGTTGCGAATAATAAGATTTGGGACCCAGTTGCCTTGCTCAACAAGAAACTCTGCCGCGATGTACTCGAGAGGAACGGTTACAGATCCTCCAGTTGATTTTACTTCAATATCAAGCTCGCTTGTGCCAAGACGAAGAGGCTTTGGAGTGTAGCGGCGTCCGCGCGGAACATCAGGAGAAAACACACGAGCCTTTGCTCGTGCCTTGTCCGGGTTTGTGGACTTAAGAAATAGATCTACCATGTAGATACCAGTGCGCATCTCTTCAATGAAGTCCTGGCTGTCTAGAAGCGTGTAGGATACGCCTTGTCGTGCTATAGATGTGACACGCTGTGGAAGAGCACAGTCATCAGACCCTTCAAAAAGCTTTACAAATTCAATTGCAAGTGTTCGTGCAGCCATTCTTCCCATAGTAGGAGCATACGTTCCATACGAGTACGTAATTTCTAGGTTACAAGGCGTCCAAGGAATACCTGTGGCAGCTTGAACTGTTGAGTGATCTACTAGGTAGTACGCTGATGGGTCAAGAATAACTCCGTCGCGACGACGAATCGAGTGAATCTTTGTTACAGGGCGTCCGCGAAGACGAATACGGGACTCTGGAGATAAACCGTCAGTTACTCCGCCCTCAAACTCGTCAGCTGGAATGTTAAATACTGCTCCGTCAAGAAGCACCGCTTGATACGTGTTTGTAGACGCGCCGTAGCGGAAAATTCTGTTTTGGCAGACGTATCGCTCAGTTACAGTCGTGATTCCGCTGTACTTGCGACCTGACATTGACCAAAGAAGTCCAGATGCTGACTTACAAGCTTCATAGGCAAATTCCGAGTCGGCGTAAGGTGTGCCGAGCTCGTCGGGTGTTACCCAAAGGTTACTCATACCGTCCCTCTTGTCCCATTTAATAAAAACAGGCGGTGTACCTGTGTATACCTATTACACATCGGCACACCGCCTGCTGTACTTAAATTACGCTGTTGGATCCTCGTTTGAAGCAATGATAAAGTCGATTGGTAGATCGGCGTTGTAGTCATTGTTTCCTGGGATGTTGTACGCAGACGTTGATCCCTGGCTTGTGAAGTCAGAAACTGCGCGGCTGTTTGTTGGTACGGTTGCTGCGCCTACAGGTGATACTGCTGTTGAGGCAACGTCTCCTGTTGTCTTAGCGTAGCGGAACTGTGTAGTGCTTGGCACTGCGGTAATTGTGTAGGTACCGTTTAGTGTTGCATCTACTCCAGTAACTACGACGCTGTCACCAATCTCAAATCCGTGAGCAGCTGATGTCGTAAGTGTTGCAACGTTAGTTGTAACTGCCTTATTTGACACAGCAGCCACAAGAGTAGGGTGCCATCTGTAGAAACCATTACGTCCTGTTGGTGCCCATGTTGAACGTGCGTATGAGTACGGACGCTCTGTGGCAACTGGGTACTCCCAGCGAGAATCAAGTCCTTCTCCGAACAAAGAGTTTCCAAGGCCGTAACCTTCAAATGTATTTGCAAGCAAACCATTCTCAATTACACGGTCACCAGATTGGCGAACCTTTACGTATGGGAAGACCCAGTGGAAGTAAGGCAATGTAGATGACTTCTTGCCATCCTTGATTGCGTGTGACCAGCACTCGATTGCGACACCAGTTGCTGCAGGATCATCTCCTACTGCTGGTGAAGACCAACCGATTGACTTACGGTTTGGTGCTGCGAATGTTCCGAGGTTCTTGCGAAGCAAGAGACCGCCGGACAAAAGTTGTGTTAGTTCAGGATCTGGCTCACAAATTGCCAGTTCCATTGTGATACGCTTTAGCGTATCTGGAGACTTGTAAACTACACAGACGGTGCCATCGGCAGCCTTCTCTGTGATTTCGTCTCCTTCTTCATATTCAGGCGTAAACGAAACGCGGATGAAAGCTGACGTAGTGTAGCTGTCTCCTGGTGTGTTCAGAAGATTACCGGCCGCATCGAGGCGAGTAACCCGAATGGACACGCCTTGAATACTTGCGGCGTAATCTTGAGTTGCCATGTGTTTCTTTCTCCTTATTTAGCTATCAACGTAGATAATTCTACGCTGTTAGATCGATTCTTACTGCGAGGTGAATGGTCGTATCAAAATAAACAGCCGCTGGGCGGATTGCCTTGATACGCATATCATTTTGGTTCCCTGCCACGTCGTAGCCTTGAGCTAGCGTGTCAGTAACGACATCGACGTCGCCAAGAATTGTCCTGACTTCACCGGTGCCGTACATCCATTTGTTTGTCGCTGACGCCGTTGCGCCTGTCTGTCCTGTAGGCCCGTTTCCACTGTAGCCAGAACCAAGAATGATCTTAGTTCCGCTGACTGTCTGAAGGTGGCCTTTTTCTTTATTATCAAAGATCATGTAGTTAGCTGATAGAAGACCAGCAACGTCCTTTGTCATGTGAATGACACCATTTTCTCCACAAGGAGAGGTATCTGCTAGTTCATAGTCAAGTAGGGCAAGCGCACGTACAGCTGACAGCGCTGTGGTGCCGTTAAGAAGTGTCGCAGTTGAGTCACTAAGTGCTTTATTTGCGTGGCTTCTACCTTTTCTAACTCCGCCATCCCAGAGCTCGCGCTCCATTGCCTTCTGTGTTATACCGTCAAGCTGACGCTTAACTCGTTCTATGTAATCAATGCCGTTAGCATCTAGTGTTGAGCGGTAATCTTCAGCTTCAATAAAAAATGGTTTAATTTCAGTGTATCGCACAGGTGTTGCATCTGAGGCAATAGTGATAAGCGTTGTGTCTGTGTCGTCGATATTCTTTGCAGAATAGATGTCAGTGTTCCACTCCTGTGAGAATCCTCTGATCCATTGATCCTCGCTTGAACGAGTGTCAGGCTTTGCTACGGTGAATAGACCGAACTCCGAAGGTGTAATCTTCGGTGCTTCGAAAACTCCTCTAAAAGCCATCTTTACTTCCTAATCTAAAAGTTTGTTTGATTATTTGTATCGGAGGGGCCCGTTTCCGAGCCCCTCCTCAACATTAGTACTTGGTTACGGCTTAGTACTCAATCGCCGCTGCTGTTGCGCCACCTGTTGTATCACGGAGGGCTGCTGCCACGCCGTTTACGTTGATGGTGCTTGTGATCTGAAGTGATTCTACTCCGACGAACGCGACACCTTCGAAGGTTTCAACGAACATCTTGTAGTCGTTTGTGCCAACAAGTGTTGAGTCACGAACGATACCGAGATCCAAAGTACCGCCATCAAGGAACAAGAATGAACCTTCTGCGAATAGGTACCATGCGAATGAATCTGGGAACTCCAGCATCGCTGCTGCGCTTTGTGAACCAAACACTGTTGCATCCAGAGAAGTACATAGGTTTACGCCGCGTGATGCTGCGTAGCCGTCGATTTCTGCGTATGCGTTAAGTGTGTTGTCGCCAGGCATTGCGATGGTTAGATCTGCTGCCATTGCGTCCTTGACCCAGCCAGGAATGATTGCGCGAAGTGGCGCATCAGTCTCTAGACGGTGACGTGAACGGTAAGCTGCTGCTGCGCGGCCCATTTGAACCAAGAAGTCGCGACCAAATCCGATTAAGGATGTTGATGTGATTGCTGTTGAAGCAGCACCGATCTTGCTCATTAGGTATTGCTCAGCTTCGCGTGCGTGCTGGATTAGACCAAGCTCGTTGTGACGAGCGATCAATTCAGGGTATGCACGTGTTGCAAGGTTACCGAACTGCATTTGTAGAGTTACAGCGTCAGTTGCGACGGTAGTCTCTGCTGCTGCAGCAACTGTCAAGCTAAGCTTGGTGTCAGTTCCTGGGTTTGTGTCAACTGCGTTTGTCCAAACACCAACAGCGTTAGCATATGAGCTAAGTACTGGTGGGGTTACGAAGCGGATACCGCCACGGTTAGCTTGGAACTTAGGTAGGCAGTCACGTACTGGACGAGCGGTTGTTCCGATACCAAAGATATCGTACTTAACTTCGAATGGCGCTGCGTGTCCACCTGAAGCAACAAGTGCTTCTGGGCTTGTTACAGCGTTGATTTTTGCCCAGTTTGATTCTGCATCATTTGTTAATGTGCGCTCTTCTGGGAAAGTGGTAGAGAATGAGGCAACAATGTGTTGCTCTCCGTTTCCACCGTTTACGTTACGGAATCCATGAAGACGCTTTGCCATAAGGCCAGCTACTTCTGTCATGTCCTTAATTTCGCTGCCGGCTGAGTAGCCAGGAATGTCAGCACCCGCTGTGATTGCCACGGCGGCTACTGAAGCCTGAGCTACTGGGCGACGGTCAGCTGGAACTTCAATGTTTGAAGTTTCTTCTGATGATACTGCGGCGGTCACTGGTGCCTCCTGCTCCTTCTGCTCAATAACTTGAGCTGTTTCTGTTGTTGTTGATGCTTCAGCCTCAGGAGTAGCTTCAACTACAGCCTCGGCAACTGGTGCCTCGTCTGCTGCTGCAGTTACAGCAGGAGCTTCTTCAGCAACTGCTTCTACCTTAGCTTCTTCGGCAGCGAATTCCGCAGGTGCGGCTTCTTCTGCCTTAACTTCTGTTACGGCTGCTTCTGCTACAGGTTCTGTTGCAGGTGCAGCTTCTACAGCTACCTCGGTAGCTGGTGTTGCTTCGACTACTGTCTCAGCGATTGTGTCGTCGGTCGATAGTTCCGAACCAGTTTCCACAGCAGTTGACGCTTCAGCCATCGGCTCTTTGTCTGCTGGCTTTTCCTCTTCCATAGCAGGAACAGCAGGAGCTTCTTCAGCTTCTTTGTCCTCTTCCATAGGTTCGGCTTCGCCTTCAGCCTTTGGAGCATCTTCAGCTTCACCCTTGACGCGCATTGCAGCCTCTGCGGCACGTGCAGCAAGTTCTTCAACCTGTGCTTCGCGACGCTTTGCTTCATTGCGTACTGTGTCAAGCATGTCAGCTAGTGATGTCATCGCATCTACTGTCTGGGGAGTTGGATCTTCCTTTTCAACCGTCTCAAATTCGCCGACAATAGCACTTTGAAGCTCAGCGAGTTGATCCTCGTTAAGCTCAGTTAGTGTATCTAGCATTTCTTTAATACGGTCCACTACTGTCCCTCCTCCGGGCCAGTCACGACGAACGAGATATTCTCATTCGTCTCGTTGATCAGTCCAAGGCTGAGGGACTCCGCTGCAATAGCGTGGAGGCACTCCACCCGAATTGAATAATATATTACTTTTATTAGGTTAATAGTCGAAGCATCTTACTTAACTCAGAGCTTATTTGGCTCTGGTTAAGGAAATCTCCTCCGGCCATATAGGAGCGTAGTCCTTCGGTAGCGACGTCCGCATCCTTTTTACCGATCTTAGTCTCCACCCTCGTAATCATGTCATCGACAAGGTCACGTAGGGCAGGAGGTAGATCGCTAAATCTTACCTTTGTAGCTTCCGCTCCAAAAGGTAAAGGTAGATTGGCGATTGTCTCGCCTAGAGCACGTGCGCTCTCACGCACGTTAGTTAGAGCCTGTGGGTTAAGAGCTCCTGAGTCAATACGGTCAATGAGTCCGATAACATCTGTTGCAGAGCGAGCAGCCTCGATGTAGTCACCGGAGTTGCCTAGTCCTTCAGCCTCATTAACCTTGTCAAGAACGTTTTGTAGACCAGAATCGCCAATATCCTGCTTTAGTCGAGCAAGAACTGTGCGAAACTTACCTTTAGCATCACGCGGTTGAGTCTTGCCAGATACGTATTTAGCCTCTGGCTCGGCAGTCTCAACCGCTAATGCTTTTCCCAGGTCTTGGGACTCCTCGTTGTTGTAAGAAACCTCGCTCGTATGGCACCTAGGGCACGTGCAACCTTGCATACAACCGCACGGTTGTCCTACGCACCCTGGACAGATGCAACCGAAGTCCTTGCACATTCCGCATTCATCCATTGCAGCCTCTGTTGAAGCTGTAAGTGCAGGAATACGTGAACGAAGACCTTCAACTGCAAAGGTAATCTCGTCTGAGGACATTGCCTTCCACTTTTCAGGGATGAGATCGGCACGGTCAAGAACGCGAGCGCGCTTCATGATGTGACGACGGATTGCAGCACGCTTTGAAGCCTTGCCACGTCCGTAGGCTTGGATTGAATCCTTTAATGAATCAATGTTGGTAATTGGATAGGATCCGTCTGGTAGAGCCTTGCCTTCCTTGGCAAGCTTCTGACGTACCTCGCGTGAGATGTATCCGAATCCATCCTCGTAGTCTTCTGTTGGAAGAACACGAGATGAAAGCTCAGTTATTTGAGCTTGAAGCTCTGACCTTCTTTTTGCACGAATATCGGCAAAACGCAGGCGAGCGTCGTCAGCTTTGATTGAAAGCTCTGTTAGTTCTAACTGCTCAAGTTTTTGTACACGAGCAGCAAGTTCTGACACAGGGTCACTCTTCATCTTAGCCAGAGTGCTTGCGCCAGCGGCAACAAGTGCCATAACCTGTCCTGATGCGACTCGGGCACGAGCAATAGGGAACCCAGGAACATTTACCTGGCAAACCGCTACTAGCTCAAGAGCACCCTTAATTGGGCGCCAGTCTCCTGAAGGAGCTGATGCGCGAAGGGCACGGATTTGCTCCGGAGTTGCGCTAGGGCGTAGTGCTCCAGCAACCCAGATGCCATAAGCATCTTCTCCAGCGTGAACATCTGATACAGCAGATCCTGTGTCGTCATAGTGACGAGCAGCTGCTGCGGCGCTTGCCTCAAGTGATGCGTGACCACCGGCAAGTGTTAGTTGACCTACAGGAACATCGGTTCCGTCGTCAGTGCGAACTACTCCTGTGTGGAAGTAGGCGTATTTGCTCTTTGAGCGTGGTGGCTTGGTTCCATATGCTAGGCCAATGTGATCTACATGCCATGCAGCAATGTGACCAAACACCTGACCTTCATCCGTAACTGTAAGTGGTGTTGCCTTCTTAAGTTCTGGATTTACAAACCAGCTCTTTGGTGGGGTGACGGGGATTGCTCCAGCAACGAAACCGCATGCGACTAGCGACGCTGCTTCTGCCGGATCCACATCTTCCACATAGACTCCGTCAGGAATCACATCATCCTCCTGTATCTCATTTTCTTCCTCAACGAGGAAAATCTTGCATTCTTGGAATGCAGGCTTAGGCACCATAGTAACTCCCATAACGCGTGCCTTAGTAATGTCCATTTTACCATTACCAACTTTACCTGGCTTATCTTCTCCAGCCTTTAGTTCTTCTTCTTGTGCTTCAAACATATCCATGTCGGCTGAAACTCCACGGATAAAACCTTCGCGAACTAGACGTTCGGCTTCCTTACCATATTCACCAGTATCAAACACGCCCTTTGCGTTTCCAATACCTTGCTCAACGCGTTCCATAGTCTCAATGCGGCCTACGACTACAGAGCCCATGTGACCTTCGCCAGTCTTGATCTGCCACATCAAAGGAAGAGGTAGCTCGCGTAGGTTAATTGAATCTTTTCTAAACTTGCGGCCATCGCCTGACTCAATTCCTTCAGGTATAACAAGAGGAATGGTAAACTTTGCGCCTGGTGTTTCGTGCCCTGTTGCAACTAGGCCCATACGAGATCGAGCCTCATTTGCACGAGCAGATAGAGCTGCTTTTTCAATCATCTCTTCAGAGCTTACAACAACATCGGTGCTAAATGAGTTGCGGCCTTTTCCTTTTCTACCATAAAGTTGACGATGTTCCTTGTCGCCTGTCCACATTCCGGTCATTTCCTTATGACGGAGTGAGCAGTATCCTTTTGCGCGTGGACCCATGTACTTTGAAAGTTGACGTACACAACGTGTCCAGTCGCCTCCAGTGTTCCAGCGAATCTTCATTCCACCCTTGCCAATAGTCCAATAACGACGTAAGGCTTCAGCGTTTCCACGATTACGGTCAAGGCCACCAGCTGCAGTTAACGTTGGCCCCCATAGAACAGTAAGAATGTGGTCTACATCTTCAGAGACGTAGATAGACGCTGTGACCGTGTTTGTGTCAATCTGTGTTAATACGTCCTGCAGCGTCTCGCTATCAAGAGGTACAACTGGCGGAGGTGTCGCCGAGTTAAGATCTGAGATGATGCCTTCATCACGAACCCACTCTGCCTCAACTCGCTTGTAAGCCATTGGAAGATTTGATTTAGAGCTAGCAGGAACTAGTGCAATTAGATCCATCACAGCGCGAGGATCATCTGGAGAAACAAGAGCCATGAACAACGGCTGAACGTCAGAGTTATCCGGTGTTAGTTCAACAGCAGCGGCTGAGGACATCATTCCTGATGCTCTAGTCACTGGCTGATACCAAAGACGATTTGGATAGGTAGTCTCACCAGTTTTCTTGTTTACAATTTTTTTATTTAACCACGACTTAAGAAGAGGGTGATCATACGCATCAAGAGTAAGCGTTTTGCCTGTCATCTTTAGGATGTCAGCGCCCTTAGTGCCAGAGATGTCAGGTGTACCAGCTCTATCAAGAGGAGTTGCACCTGCTGGAGCCTTGGTTGGAGTCTGCGTAGATGGTTTTGGCGCTCCTGGGACTGTTGTTCCTGGTTGCGCAGTAATAGAAGAGCCTGGAGCTACTGGCGCAGGTGTATTTAACGGCTTAAACTGATCTCGTTGCGATTTAACCCAGGCTGGCCAGTTATTAACAATCTCCGACATGTCACTTGGGCGTAGCGCAGGTAAAGTTCCAGGGATTTGAACGTTTGGACGGTCAATCGGTGTACGTGGTTGCGCAAGTATCCCTGTAGTGTCAAAAGCAGGAGTGTCAACAGTCTCTCTTGAGATCGCGCCGATGTACTTGTCAACCTTTTCAGTTGATTGCGCTGGCACATCAGCGGTTGTTCCATTATCAAATTGAATCTTAACTGTATTAGCGTCAGGGTTAATCGCACGGATTGTTCCGACGCCATTTTGGACGTCACCTCCGACAACAACACGAGATCCTTGCGACGCAAACCGACCTGACGCATCACGAACTTGACGCGCTGCGTTCTTAGCGCGCTCCTCGGGTGAGTACTGGCCATCTCCTTCAGCAGGAGCTGCTACAGGAGCAGGTGCTGCTACCATTGCGCTGTCAACATAATCCCAGTCGACTTCATTCATTGCACGTGCGACTAGGTGAGCCTCGTCGTAGTCAATGTCTTCAACAGAAACGTATCTGTCAGGGTTTTGCTGTAGTCGTGCTGAGATAATTATTGCAGAGTCTGGGTCAATTACAACGTGCGACTTCTCAACGTAGTCATCTACGTCATCAAGCTCACTGTCGTATAGATAAACATCTCCGTTGTATAAGCCTAAGTCGTCCCAGCCTAAACCGTCCCAGACATAAACGCTGCTATCAAAATCAATCTTGTAAAGGCGGTCCATGCCGGTGCCGTCAAGTCGTACTCGAGCAAGAAACTCTGGTGCAGTCATTGCTGGCTTCTCTAGAGCTTCTTTAAATGCGTCTAAGTCAGAGGTGTAAAGACGCGGTGCGTCATACTCGCTAATATCCTGTTGATGACCAGGAAGAATATAGCCATCAGCAGTTAGAGATTTTTTGTTTTCGCGTTCTACGATTGCTTGCGCCCATCGCCATCCCGCGTCGCCGCCCCAGAGAGCCCACGCAATACGCCCACGAGAAGGAAAGCCCTTTTCACCTGGCTGGTATCCTTGCGCCTTCTTATCAATCTCATGACGAGGAAAATACTTCGCAATATGACGGACCTTTTCGATCCCGATCTGCCCTCCCTTAGCAAGAGTGCGCGCGGTGTTGAGCCCAACTGGTGTACCTCCTCGCTTATGTTCTTTTCTCCATTCAATACCTTTTTTAGCTTCAACCTGAACTCCGCGAGGAATCGTGTACATACGTCCTGACGCAACGATAACCTTAATTTCTAGGTCTGCTAAAGCACCTTGTGCAAGATCAAACATTGCCTGAGGAATATCGTCAGAGCAAGGCGTCCAGCTGCTAGATGAAAACATCTGCTCTGCGTTACCAGTCTCGATGACAAGGTTAACGTTCTTGTCTATTACGACAGCGTTATCTCCACTTTGGAATAAAACTAGTGAGTCATTAACTCCAAGTATATTCACTTACTCTTCCTCCGTAATAGGTCCACCAACAACCCACGCGTTACATGTACGAGATGCCGCACACTTGAAATCTAAAGCTTCGCAGTACCCAAGCTCTGCCGCGTCAACCGCGTCCCAGGCGTTATCACTTGAGGATCCACCTTGCTCAATACCAGTTGTAATACAGTCAAGCATCTTAGGAGTACGAATAAACATTACACAGTTTCCACATGTGCTCTTTCGTGCCTCGTCACCAGAGACTCCCCAGCGTGTTCCTTTATCGTCCCAGAACTCATCGTTTGGCTCGTTTGGATTTAGTGGGCCGTAGCCTGCGTTCTTAATTGCATATTCACGATTTTCAAGATTAACAACAATGTCCTGTGTTGCGGGAGGGCAGTCACCATCTGCAGCTGCAGTAATAGGCTCGGACTCTTCGTCCTCGTATTGCGCGGTGTCTTCCGTGGTAAGAGTTTCATCATTACCCTCAGCCATATCGTAGATTTTTATAAACTTAGGTGTTACCTCATGAACCTCTAGCCCGTCGATTGACTCGTCGTCTGCAGGTAGCTTAAACCATCCGCGATTTGAGCGGGTGTACATTCCAGCCTCTGATGAGTAGATTAAGTATTTAACCTCTTGAGACTCGGTGTCAACTGCTGCGTAAAGATTATCCTCTGGAGCAGGCGCGTTGGGAGTAAACGCTAGTTTTACATCTGCCATGTACATCTCCTCTAGTGCCTCAGCAGGGACGGTAGTCCGAAGGCTTGAAGCCCATCTACCATCTGTGTCTTGAAATGCTCGTACTGTATAAATCTTACCGTAACTTGAGAAAGTTATGTCGCCTCTCGACTCATTTACACGCACATCTTCAGGCCGAACAAGTGGGTAGTAACGTATGCCGTCAATAGTTGAGGCTCCTGCGTGAGGCTTGTCGTCAATCATCTCGACGTGAACTCCGTAGACCGGTTGAAGCATGACCTGTCCATCTTCACCTTTAACTGTCATAACCGCAGGACCGGCTAGAAAGCCTTCATCAGTCTTCCACGCTGCCTCATCTGTAAACTTCAATTTATTTATCACGACTTAGATGCTCCTGTTCCGGTAATGATAACCTCCTCGATAGGACGTCCTCCGATGTAGTTAATTCCTCTAGCCTTTAGCCCCTCAATGACGCCCACATGAACTTCCTTTGAGACTACCATCACGTCAAGATCTTCCCAGGAGAGTCTTTGCTTAAACATAACCTCGTAGGCTCCAACCTGCGCAGCAGATATAACGTCCTTGTTCTTTGAGCGCTTGCCAAAGGCATCGGTGTAGTTTGCATAGAAGTCTAAACGTTGATACACCTTCTTAGGGTCAAAGTATAGTGTAGGCACCCAGTCGGTAGTTCCGTATCTCTTTCTATCAGCACTTTTTACCGGGCGAGTAAACACGTAGTCAGCGCCACCAGTTCCAATATCAGCCGCGCTTGACTGACCGTTAACTCCAATTCCTTCTGTCCAGCGTGTTGTTGTTGAGAGAAGGCCTCCCTGTGGGTTATCAATGAATCCTACTATCCAGTCTGTCATTGCCTTTACTTTTTGCTCGTCACTCATGCTGTATTCAAGAACGCCAGGATTACGAAGGCCGTGACTCATAGCCTCTGGCTTGCCAGTTGCCTCCCAGATCTTTAACGCGCCTTCCTCAGAAAGGCGATATTCAATTCTTCCTGATGGGCCTGTCGTTACGATAACGTCGTCTACAGTTAGTCCCCACTTGTCCTTTACCTTTTCAAGACTTTCTGTTCTTGCCGCACCCTTAGGGTTTGTGTTCGCATCTGTCTTAGCATCAAAGATACTCATCAAGCGATTTTCAATAAGAACCTTTGCGTCTGCTGGTGTTGCAGGACGCACCTGACTTACTCCTGCTAGAGCTAGTGCGTTAGCAATCTGATCATCGGTGGCACCTGCTGGCGCTTGAATCTGCACCGTGTTGTGAAAGGCGCGAGCCGGAGCTCCACCGTATCCTTTTGAGAATGTGTCAGACGCGTCTGGATTAGCACGATGAATATAGATAACAATTCCGTCCTTTGTAGTAATCTTATAAGTTCTTCCTGTTGGGCTTTCATAGGCTGTCTCAGATGCAGATAGATCTCCTACTCCGTCCTTGCCTACAGTTATTCTTGGAATACGTAGCTTACTGACTTCTATACCTGCGTCTGCTCTTTCCTGCTCAGTCATGCTTGCAATATCAGCGACTTTTCTCTTACCGGCCCAGTTCGTAAGCTTAAACTTTAGTTGAATGCCATCCACGCCTTCAGCGTTACGCACGTGCATAACTCGAACATCTAGGTCTTCAATTGAGTCTGCGTCAACAGCTGCAGACGCTCCACGCATTGCAGCTTTTTTGTCACCTGTGTCAAGAGCCTTTGCTATTGCGTCTGGAAGGGCAGGTACTGTCTCAAAGTTAGATAATGACCAGTCAGCTGGGCTGTCAACAATTACTGGCTCAGCGCCAGCGCCAGTTGCCTTTGTTGTAGACTTTTTAGTTGTAGGTCCCTTAAAGTTTTCATCGAGTGTATTTGTAGATTTTAGGGTCTTTCCTGAGCGCCACTTTACTACGCCATTTCCAAAGTCTACGAAGGCGTAGTTGTCCTTATTGACTTTTAGCACGGTACCAATTACGCCGTCCTTGTCTGCAACCTTTACTCCTGCAAAGATCTGATTACCAGTAGAATCAGCAATTGCTGTAAACCCATCAGGTACTTCAAGTTCATCAGTTGCGTCTACATCTTCTATAGGTTCTGACTCGGTACCGAAAGGCTCAGACTTGTTTTGAGCTATCTTTTCAAGCAGCGCATCATTTTCTTCCTTGGTTGGCTGACGCCACTGAAATACCTCAATGCCGTTTCCGCCAGGCTCAAAGAAATCAGGTTTAGAGTCAGGAGTGTAATTTGTCTTTTTCTTTGCATCAATGATGTATACAGTCTCGCCATCAGGGGTTGCAGCAATCATTCCGTCTTTCTCATGAACTGCAAGGATCTTTCCACCCTCTGGCATTCCGTATGAGAAAAGCTTAACTAGTTCGTTTGCTGCATCATTAAGAATAGGCTCGGTTGGGAAAGGAGTACTTGGAGATGGCTTGGTTGCTGCTGGCGTTACTTTTTCTCCAGCTGCAATTTCATCGCTAATATCAACTATGCCAGGAGCGACTATGTCGGTAATTGCTGAGATGACGTCTGCGTCTTCTGCCTCAGACCAGTCAACAAGACCTTCCTCATCTATAGCATCACGTATCTGATCTGCCTTTTCCTTAGAGATCTTAGTGCCTTGAGCGTCTAGTAGATCTAGTATCATCTTTGAGTGAGCTTGGATTTTTTTATTATCGGTGTAGATGTCACCGTAGAACTCTTCAGGCACAAAGTCTTCATCAAGAACTGACTTGTACTCTTTTGCAAAGTCGTCCATCTTGTCAAGTGGTACCTCTACTGTAATTTCATCAACGCCATCAACATCTAACTTAGAATCAACTACATACGGCAAAACTTCTTCGTATCCAGCAGGTCCGTTACTATTAGGATTAAAAGGACGAGTCCCGTCGTGAACAAACGACACGCGAACTTTCTTACCATCTTCAGTTAGTTGCGCAGTTGGTTCAAACTGACCAATGTCATCTTGCGGAGTTTCTGGTGTTGGCGCTTCTGGAGCTTCTGGCTCGGGAGCGTCCGGAGCCTCAGGGGCTTTTGGGCCTTCGCCACCACCGCCATCGCCATCAATAACTGTTAGATACTTAGTGCTAAACACCTTGGGTTTGCCACCATCTGACATCTTAACCCAGACGTAGCCTGAGTTCTTGTCGTAGCGTGAGAGTACTCCTTCAAGAACCTCACCCTTCTTCTCATAGCGAATTTTTGCGCCTGGCTCAATAGGCGTTCCATTTTTATCCTTATAAGGATTTGTCACAGACTCAGTTGCGACTGGCTCTGGCGCTTCAGCAGGCGCTGTTGGCTCTGGCGCTGCAGGAGTGCTCTTATCATTATCTTCTTCAATGTAGTCTTTTAGAACGCGTAGTTGCTCATCAATATCATCTACGTTATTCATTAGACCAATATCATCTTTATCCCAGTCATAGGTGTCAAGCATACCGCGTAGCTCTTCAAGAACTCCTGGTAGCTCTTCATCAGAGATCTCGCCGTTACGCCAGTCAACTAACGCAGTGTCGATTTGATCTGCAACTGCTTGGAACGCCTTTCGGTATACTGCAAGTTGTTTTTCGTCATCAGCGTACTCTTGTGCCCAACCACCAGCAGTATCAAGTGCGCTGTCAATCTCTGCTTTCTTTCCTTCGGGAGTTTGAACTGCCTCTGGGTCTGTGTCCTGCTCTTTGCTAATATCTGCGTTGTCAACTACAATAGATGTGTCCTCACTAAGGAGGTCGTATCTATCAAGAATAAACTGGCGACGAGCCTTTAGCTTATCCTTTATCTCTTGCGCTGCTTCTGTGTCTGTGACAATTCCATCAACCATTGAGTCAATGTCATCGTTTGATATGTCAAGAAGCTTGCGGGCTGACTCCTTCTGTTGCTCATCGGTCATTGAACCAAATACAGCAGCAGACTGTGGATTCATGCTAGGGTCACGCAGCGTGTCTAGTTCATTGACATCATTGCCAAACAAGGATCCCTTAGGTTTACCCATAGCGCGGAACAAAAGCGCTCCACCTGGGTCCACACGGACTGGATTACCACTGCCATCGGACATTACGTTATCAAATCCTAAACCTGCAACGTCCCAGTTTCCAAGCCACGCATCAACTGCAAAGCCTTCCTGCAACTTAGCAAGATACTCTGGGTTGTTTAATTGTTCCTGTAGATCTTGTTTTGATCCAATAATGTCTGGAGAGAACGTCATCTTAACTCCGTCATCTCCACTGCCAATTCCAATGTCCGCTGCATCAACTTTTAGAAGTTTATAGAACGCGGCAGCAAGAACTTCGTTCTGTGCGTGCAACTCTGACTTAGGCTTCTTTACATAGAAGCGATTTCCTTCAGCGTCTTCGTAGAAGCCACCTTCATTAGAACCAAGCTGTGGGCCAACCTTCTTCCAGCCTTCCATGTCGTACTCTGTTGAAAGTTCTTCAACTATGGAGTTAACTGGGTTGTCTACACTTTGTTCTACAGGCTCGGCTTCTTCATCAGACGCCTGTGCCTCTGGGTCTGCGTTTGCAATATCATCAAGCAACGCATTTGTGTCAACACCTTGAATCTGCAAAGCATCACGAATAAGTTCTACGGCAACAGTGACTTCTTTCTCGTCTTCCCACTCAAGAACAACCTCGCCTGAACCATCTTCAATTGCTTGTCTAAATGATTCAGCGAGAACGTCACGGTCGTAGCTGCGTGCAACAGCATCGGGCTTGTCTTCAAAATCGTCAGGGAAATCCTGTTCTGCTCTTGATTCGTATCGAGCAGGGTCAATCTTGTGGTAGCCTTCTGGCATCTCTGGAGATGCGTTATCCTTTATCAAAAGTTCATTGTATGAAGTGTCAAGTCCTTCGAGTACGGCATCGCGCTTTGACAGCATTTCAATTTCAACCTTAAAGACTTTTCTACCACTTGAGGTAGTTGTCTCTTTAACTTCTACTATCTTAAAGTTTCCTAGCATTCTGTGCTCTTGCTCGTTAAAGGTAGATATCGTTGTTAGGTCAACTGATCTTCCTTTGTTAGGCTTTACTGTGAAGACGATTGATGTCTTATCAGTCGAATTAGAAAGCGCGCCTGCAAAGATCGAGGCGTTAATATCACTCGTTGAGAACGAACGCGCATCAAATGCTAAAACGTCACCATTCTTAATTTTTTCTATAAGAGGGCTGTCGTTTGGCACCTGTAGGCCTCGGTGCAATGACACCTGGTTGTATCGAGAGGACTCAGTCATAAGTCTAAAGAAAGCGCCTGCAAATGATGTGTCGCTGTCAATAGATTCTCTTCCATCGATTAAAGCCTGCTTTGACTTAATAAGATCATTTATGCTTCCATTTTTGTCAAAGAACTCTTTTACCTCTGACCACTCAGCAGAGCCGTTGTACTTTTTAATTGCAGCGTAGACGCCGTTGGCTAGTCTAGTCCTTTCAACGCCATCACTAATTCCCTCATCAAGAGCAGTGATAGTTGCCCACAGAGCTTGGAATGCTTGCTTCTCTTCAGGAGTAGCGTCTGGGTTGAGCGCACCTCCGATATAGTCATCTAGTAATTTTTCAAGATCCTCTGAGATAGCAGAGTCGTTGTCATTTACAGGATTTCCCTTTGCTTTTCTAATTACATCTGCAAGTTCTACAATCTTAGGGTTTGGCTCGCCGTTTCTGTTGAGCTCCATTAGCTGTGATACAAGTGCAGATCCTGAGTCTGCAAGCGCAACATCAACGTTTGCTCTTGCGATAGCCTCTGCGTCCTCTGGGTCAATCGCGTCAAGCAATGGCGTTTCAGCTTGAACGTTCTCCTCCTTGCGAAGAGACTTAAGAAGGTCTTGGTTCTTGCTCTCGCCTAAGCCCGCGTCGTAGAGTTGCGCGAGTAAAAGGTCAGCGTCGTATCCTTGCTTCTTAAGCGCAAGATAGATTGCCTCTACTGGAACCCACTCTTCACCGTTATTAAAATCAAGAGCGCCAACACCTAGACCAACAGGTTTAGCTACTGGCTTCTTTTTCTTAGGGCCAGGCTTTCCTGGTTTCTTTTCAATAGGATCACCGTTGTCATCAACTTCTTCGTCGTCGCCATCATCCTCAAGGAGATCTAGCGCGTAATCTTTCTTACCAACGATACCTTGGATAAAACCGTCAACAAGCGCATCGGTTCCAAACTTGTTTGCAATAACTTCTGGATCATCTGAGAAGTCAGGACTCATCTCATCGTCAACGCGACCTTCAGGCTCAAATGCCTCAGGAGCTTTTAACTTCCACGCACCTTCAGGAGGCGTAAGCTTTGAGATAACAGATGTTTCAGGTTCAGCAGCTGGAGCTGAGGGAGCTTCAGGGAGTTTTGCGATAACTTCGTCGTCTCCTGGACGAGGAAAGGCGATAGTTTCTTTCCACCAAGGATTTGCTGGGTCATGCAGTAAACTTTCGTGGTCACCAACCCAGTTAACAACATCTGGGATCTTTGCTTCAGCTTCTTCCCAGGTGTCATAGCCTAGAGCGTTTCCATCCTTGTTAAACCAAGAAGCGCGATGACCAAAATTGATCTGTCCTTTGCTGTTAACCTCAGCAATTATTTGAACTTGATTTTTTCCGTCTGCACTTGGAACAAGCTTTTGGAATGATCTAATCTCAGGAGCTCCGTCAACTGAATACTTGCTGATTGCAAGTTCCCAGCCGGCAGGAATGTCGCGGCCTTCAATGTCCTTGCCTTGTTCAAGCATAGCTTCAAACTTGTCAACTTCCTCGTTGTGCTTTAATCTTTTTTCTTTAAAGAAAGCGTCATCGGCTGCTTTTTTGTCTTCCTGCACCTTAAGGATTTCTTTTGAGGATTCTGGCATCTTGTCATAAGGATCAACCTCAGAACCTGGAAGAACATCTGCATTTTGTGGCGCAGACATGATGCGCTTAAACTTGTCGTAGTCTTTTTCATCTGCGTTAGCAAGATCCTGTACCTGTGCCCAGTCATCAACTTGCTCGCCAACCTGTGCGCCCTTGTCACCGTTCTTGTCCTTGCGGAACAGTGTAAGCTTTCCATCAGACTCTTCTACAATGTAGTCGTCGTCAGAACCAAATGAACCATCTTCATTTTTCTTCCAGCCGAAAGGTGCGTCCATACGCATCTTAATCATGTCTTCCTTAGAGAAGATCTGCGCTCTCTTATCAAAGATAGACGAAAGCTTTCCTGTAAGTTTTCCAGCAACACTGTCTGGCAGAAGTGCCTTATACTCCTGAGCGTTACTTGACTCTACTGGGTAAATACCGTCTGGTAGATTTGCGTCACCCTTAACTTGAACGAGTCCACGCTTACCATCAACACCAATAAACTTTCCATTGATAGGAACGTTGTTCCCACCGATGTTAATCTTGAAGCCGATACCACGACCCATTTCAATCCAGCGACCTAAACGGTCACGCCATTGTAGATTTGCACGTGCGCTACGAGCAGCAGATGAATTGCCGGAGCCAAAGCTAAATGCAGCAGTAAGAGCTGATAGATAGATCTCGCGAGGAACTCCTCCTGCGACAAGAACTTGTAGAGATGCAATTGCATGTGAGTACTCTGTTGAACTTCTGTCATAGAAGTATGCTGCTGCGACAATCTCTCTTGCTTCATCGTCAACACGTGGGTCTGCTGCGATCCAACGAGAACGAGCGTGACGCAACGCTGAGGCAGTCATCGAGTTAGCGCGAGATGCTAAAGGGTGTCCTACTGGAAGTAGATCTCTATATGATACCTGTGAGTCAGTAGATATCTCTCCGGTGCATGCAAGACTAATAAAGGATGAAACTTCCTTATAGGCAACAAACTGACGAGTCTTTGTCTCTAGGCTTGCTGTCTTTGCCAGCGAGCGCTCTGCAACTAAAAAGACAGCCTGTTGAGAAACGCGACGCTCTGCAGGTACCTTTGCGTTTTCAGCTGCTGCAAGGTTGCGTAGCGACTGGCGAAATGACGTCTTGCTTCCACGAACGTTTGCCTTAGGAACAACCTTAGCCTTTTCTCTGTGTGAGATAAGTTCGTTAATTAGCTCGTACATTTACTCGGTCTCCTTAACTGGCAAAAGGTCTGCGTCTTTTGACCCATAGAGAGCAGACGCAAGAACTGCTGCTCGATCAAATGGAGACTCGTTGTCACGTATGGCACGTAGCCAGGTTGCGCGTAGCGCTGGAACAATTTCATAACCTTGACCAGATAGCTCAGCCATCGCAAGTATGGCGTGCTCTGGTGAGTGATAATCTTCTTCATTCTGTAGTTCAACGTATAGCTCTTGGCTAGCATAGAGTGATGCAATGATTGAGGCATCACCTTTACTTGAGCGTGGATGCTTTGCTGGCAAAAGATCATTGTCCTGCTTGTAGTTTGGATTTGCAGGACGCCCACTCTTTAATAAACGTAGGAACGCATTAACGCGAGCAAACGCCCAGCCGTCTCTTGTCATCCCTGGTCTGTGCGAGCTTGAGAACGCACCGGCGCCGCGACGATACACAGCCTTTAACATTCCAAGAGTTGCCTTACGACCTTCAGGCGCTTTCTCGTTGTGCTTCTTTACCTTCTCACGAAGAGTTGCCTCTGTTCGAGCGCTAAATACAATTTTCTTTCCACCCTTAGCAGATCCCTTAGGATTTTTCTTTGAGCCGTAGATGCGATCTTTCTTTGGAGCAGGGCGAGATCCGGCAGCGGTAATCTGACTGTCTTCAACTTGAACAACACCATCAGGGATAACTGCAAAACGGCACTTGCCATCATCTTCAATTGGCTGTGCAATAATCTTACAAACGCCAGGGCCTTCATACAAAACGCAGTTGATGCACTTAACACCAATTTCCTTGTATTCGTTTTCTGCGGCAGGCGTGTACCCTGCCCAGATTCCTGTGCGGTCCTCGTTAAACTTTCCGTGCTTTTCAGCAATTTCTAAGAGTGCCTGAGCAAGGTCTTGCTCTTCAGCAACAATAATCCCTGCAGCTGTAAGCGAGTCTGCAAAATCCTTTGGCACACAGTTGGGAACCATGTTCCCGTTCTTGCCCTTCTTCATACCGACTTGCTTATACCCGTCCCAGCAAGGACTCTTACCGGCAGCAGTAATAGCTGCTTCTTCTTCGTCTAAGAGAGTAACCCAGTCTTGTGCCATGTTTAGAAACCGTAGTCTGATTTTTCTTCTGGTGTAAGGAATGCGTTTAACTGCCAACGCCACTTCTTGTGCATGTCAATACGACCACCGATGAAGTCAATAAGCCCTTGCTCGTTACTAGCATCTGCAATATCAAAGGTCATGTTAAGAGACGCCAGCAAGATGTCATTTGCATCGTAAAGGTCCTTACACATTGCCATAGCGTTTTGTCCAACCTGCGCATCTTGAATATCTGCCGAACGAGCAAACTCAACAAGACGGTAAGGAGACGGAGAACCTAGCTTGAGAATCTCTTCTGCTGTAGGGTCAATAGCGCTATAGATGTCTTCATAGATCTCGGCAAAGAAGTCATGAAACTGAGCAAAGTCACTACCAACAACATTCCAGTGATGTCCTTGAGCCTTAAAGTACATAACAACTTCGTTACCTAGCAGCTTCTTCAGCGCTTCAACGAGTTGTGGATTTTCTATGGCCATTTACTGTGCTCCTTCTTCCGTTGCTGGAGGCGGTGCTCCATTGCCTTGTGGGCCAGTTGGCGTCTCTGTCTCCGCTGCTTCTGCTGCAATCTGCTGTGGTCCCTTAAGAAGTCGTTCAACCTCTGGCGGAATTGGTGCAAGTGATGTTGCCTGTGATGCAAGACGAGTTGCCTTCATAACGTCAGGAGCAACTGCTGCAAGCATTGCCTCTGTGAGCTCAGGTGTGATTGCACCCTTCTCTCTAAGCAGACGTAGTGCAACCTCCGTAGGAGTTGGACCGTCCTGTTCTGTAAATCCGTGTGATCTGCGCCATGCATCTCCAGAGATAACTCCCCGGTCAAATCCAGCATCTGCGTCGGCGGCGCGGTCATTACGCGTAGCCACCTGTGATGGGTCATACCATACGCAGATGCGTTCTACCTGTGCTGGGTCGAACCCATTTGCAATCAGGTAAGGACGCAGATAAACAACTGTAATAGCGTCTGCAATCAGAAGCATTAACGGTTCGATATGTGCTTTGTATAGTGACTCATCAATTTGAAGAGCATTGGAATACTTAACGTTTGCAAGACCTGTAACGATGTCCTTTGGAACATCAAGGCCTTGTAAAATTCTTTCTAGAACACGATCTGCGCGTTGTGCAAGTGCTGGGTCAAATGAACGCTCAAACTTGAATTGTTTAATCTTGTCGCCAAGTTCTGCTGGACCACGAATAATAAGTGGAACAACCGCAGACGCTGAATCCTCATCACGAATAGGCGTTGTCATCGCATCCATAAGTTGATCCTCGAACTCGTCAGCCGCCTCCTCAGGAGTGTAGGCTTGATTCATTGAGTCATCATCATCATACGGATAATCAGGATCTGGTGAACCTGCAACAGAAAGTCCGTCCGGAAGATACAAGGCGCCAGCATTTAGACGTGAGCGCGCTGTAGCACGGAACGTTCTGTTGAGGAGAAGTAGTTCTGAGCAAAGATCTAACAAGCCACGTAGGCTCGAGTCTGCTTCATCGGAGTAGCGTGGGTGCGCTCGCCAGATGCGACCGATAAACGCATTGTTTGGAAGTATAATTTGACCAGGTTGTTTTTGTCCCGTGTAGGAACCTGTTTCACGTCGAGGAATAATTGTGTAGGCACCCTTTTGGTCAATCTGAATCTCATCGACTGAACGGATATCCCATGTCTCAGGAAGACCTTGTCCTATGCGCTCTGGAATTTGAACAAGGTAGCACTCGCCAGCTACTGCAAGGTTGAGTGCTGCATCGCGAAGAAGACCAGCCTGACCGCCGTATGCTGAGTCAAGACGCACGATTGCGCGCTCTGCCGCTGAGGCAAGACGCTCATCGATGAGAGGACTGTTTCGAACTGGAAGTGGAGGCTCTGCAGGATTGTCAATTACTGCTGCAAAGATACGAATACGAGATATTACCGAGCCAACTAGACTGAAGGCGTATTTAATTTCACCAATTGCATCATAGTATTCCCACGCCTCAGACTGCCAGGCGTTTGATCCTGATGTTCTGCGGCTACGGAATTGCTCGGCCTCACCTTTGTCATTAAGACGAAGTTGAGATGCTGCTGCGGTAAGTCCACGAGGAGCTGAGTACGCAACTGGCGATGCAAAACCTGGAATGGTTGCTATCGAGCTAAGGGAAAGAGCAGGCGAGTTGATTGCACGACGAGTAGCTGCAGCCGACCTAGGGCGCTGTGATCTGTTGCCGCTTGAATCGCGACTAAATACTGCCACTTATTACTCCTCGTCCTTGTTAACGGAACAGCTGGGCATTACTTTTCCAGCCACGCGGTTATAACTCCTGCAGCTGCTGATAGCGCAAAAACAGCGCAAACGGCAATCGTAGGTATAGGTACTATAATATAGGAAACTATAACTAGTGATGAGATCCAAAATGACACACACCAGTAACAGGTGAGTAGATACCCAATTCCTCCGTCGGCTGGCTTAAACTTCTTCCAGACCTTCTTACGGAACTTGTCAAGAACTGTGTCCTCGATGATAAGGCGGCTAGCGCGGTATACTGCAAGTGCTAATATGATGAAATTACCAAAGGCGATTTCCATTGTTATTCCTTTCATTCGGTTGGATCTTGGTCTGAGTACACGTGGCGATACGGATTCCACGAGCGTAAACGTGAACCGCAACCGCAGTTCTCGTCCTTCTTATAGGCGAGCATCTTGCCCGTATCGGTGAGGATATATGAATCCTCGGTTTTAACATTTGACTTGTGATGTTCGGTGTACCGTTCACGGAAGATAATCATTGGCCCTTCGTTTCCGTCAACCGCGACCATTACTACCTCATCGGTCACAACGATACGAGCCTTTGTTACCTGATAGGCACCGACTGTAATTGGCGCGGAGTGTAGGTCCTGTAGCGTAGGAACTAGGTCTGGCTGAGCAACTCCAACGAAAGCAGGGAATACATCGTGAACGATCTTCATTTGCCCAACCTTCTTGCCATTGCGCGATATGTAACGCCTGCCGCCTCGGCAAGCTCGCGAACTGGAACGTTTGACTCATAAAGACGAGTGCAGATAGCTGTAAGTTCTTCATTGGCTGCCGCCTGCGGAGAGAAGCCTGTCATCTTTGAACGGTAGCGACGAGCCAGCGGAGACAACTGCTCGATACGTGCGCGTTCTGCTTCACTTATTCCTGGAGAGACTGGGCGTCGTGATACGTAACCGCGAGGTCCTGTCTTAAGCTTAGGTAGAGGAACTGGTACATCAAGAGGAGAATGCTCGTGTTTACGGGCAACCCAAAACTTAACTGTAGAACGTCTACGCGGAGGGTTACACGCGTTACCGATACTTTGAAGAGGCCAACCTGCCTCGAACAACTGTCCTACGCGGGTGTAGAACTCCTTGTGAAATAGAGTAGAGAGAAGCTCAACCTCAGACGCTGGTAGTTCCTGCTTACGTGCGGGACGACGCTTCTCTTCCATAAGGTACACGATAACATGTTGTGTACACTAGCGAACTTTAAAAACGCCGCCGGTTCTATCACTTGGAATCTTGCGACCTGCCATCGAGCGTGCGGTGATCTTTCCACCAACGAAGCCAGCAGGAGGTTTAATGAGGAGCGCGGTTAATGCGTGTACCAATGCGTCAACGCGGTCTGGAGACTTACCTTCGCCAGGAATCCACGAGATCATCTGTGATTCAAGGTCTGCAAGATAGTTAACGTGATGAACACGGCCTTGCTCATACGCGAGCGTAATTGGCTCTGCACGTAAAGCCTTTCCATACTTGGAGTGAACCTCTAAAACCTTAATGCTTGGATCGATAGTGTTAATTGCGTTGCGAACAAGCGCACCGCCTTGGTTAACTTCCGCGACCACAGGGCAACCCCACTTGCGCGCCATTTGAACTACCTTGTTTGCCCACACGTCAGGAGATCCATGAACGGTTGCGTCTTCTAATACCCACGAGTTACGCTTATACAAATCGCGCTCGCCAGTTGACGCACAAACTACAATTCCACACTCGTCGCGAGGATTCTCTGCAACAGACGGGTCAACGGCAACAACGCGCAACGGTGTTCCCATTGGTAGTTGAGACTCACGATTACGGTCAATAAGATCTGGTGTCCAGAGCGCACCCTCTACGTCCGAGAGCATCTCTCCGTATAGTTCCTGCTGTGCTAGTCGAGTTCCTTCGTACACACCCTTGATGGCGTCTAGATAGGCAGTAGACAGGTTTCCCTGGTTATCCATAGTTGAACCACGGGTAATGATAACCTTTCCAGTTTTTTCAGCCTCAGCCATTAGTTGATAAAGAAGAGGAACTCTCTTTGGAGTTGTGGTAACAACGATCTTAGGATTAGATCCAAGACGGGTACCAACGCGTAAGTTATCAAACGCTGTCATACCTGCTGCGTCAGGAGTTTGACGCCAGGCAGCAACCTCGTCACCCCAGGCGTGCGTAAATTGTGGACCACGAAGTGAATCCGGCTCATCTGCGGTGAAGCAAGTAGCCGTGTTTCCATTTGGCCAAGTTAATCGTCTCTTTGACGGTTCATACAGCGGGCGCTCGCTTGGAGGCGTCACGTTGATGATTCCAGATTCACCTTCTACAATAACGTCACGAACGTCCGCGGCAGTACGAGCAACAAGCGCAAAACGTATTTGCCCCTTGTTCGTATACTTTGCTTCTTCTCTTATCCACTCTGCGGCGGTGCGAGTCTTTCCAGCACCGCGACCTGCAAGATAAAGCCAGATGTTCCAGTCATCGCCTTCAGGGCGCTGCTGCTCGGGACGACCCCAAAACGACCAGTCCCACTGTAAGCGCTCAGGATCAAATCCTTGAAGCGCTATAGCCTTTTGCTCGGGAGATAGTTTGGCGATTCTTTCTGCCATTGACTCTGCCATGTTACTACCTTATTCTGTAGGACGAAGGTTGATGCGATTTTCTTCTAGGATTGGAGTGTACGCCTTTGACGCACCTGAAACGGGAGCCTTATATCCGTAACGTGCAAGACGAAAACGAAGAGCGCCGTGCGTGACGCCAAGACGCTTTGCAAGACGATACAGAGTCACACCCTCAACGGTGTGGGCATAGTTAATCAACCACGTATATTCCTCAGCCTCCTTGCGGTAAGCCTTTCCATATGAACGTACCTGTTGCGCATACGGTTGAAGCTCAAGTAGGCGCTTTAGCGTCTCCTCGGATGGTTCAACAAACTGCGGTGAAGATTTCTCAATGATCTTTGGCGGCTCAGGGATTGGATACCCATTTGCGGCGACACGAATTGCCTCACTCATTGGAACGGCAACAGCAATCTGACGAATACGCTCACGGGTGACCCCAACTGCAATACCAATTGAGTCGAGTGTCCAACCGCGCTCGCGAAGTGCCTTTATGTAGGCGTTGCGCTCAAGCTCGTTACTCGTGGTACGAGCGGAGAGCGAGGTGAAGGTGTCAAGTACCTCCTGTGGAAGAACGTGACCTTGCTTAGTATGTTTTGTCATGTGTATATTATAACATGTTATCGTGCGCTCTAGAACCAGGGCGGAATACTTGTGTACTGACGAGTAATAAATAGTACGTTAAGGCTAATTGCCTTGGGCGTGAGAGACCGAGGTTGTTTACTCGGGAGTAACTTAGAAGTGTCTCCAACAATTTTTTTATAAAAAGATTTTTCTACTGAGAAGTAGAAAAAACAACAGCAGGCACCTGCCTATGCCTGTCCTTCATAAGTTTTTGTAGCAAAAAGGCTGTAAAGTGACATAGATAAATAATGTGTAGATATGCCTGTCTATGCTGTCTATAAGTAGTTTAGATTTATTTTTATAGTTGTAGTGTCTATGTCTTGTGTGTAGACAGACAGAGCTAGCGAGCTAGAGGCTAGCAGCTAGCAGACAGAACATCTGAGTGGAACTTAGATTACTTACGAGTAATGAGCAGACCTGCCAGCCTTCGTGTTGCGAGCTAGCCTACAGGCTAGGCGTCTATAGTTATAGAAATAGAAAGAGACCTGACATATAGCCAGGCCTCTTACTATTATTAACTGTTATTCTGGGACGACGACCATTACGTTTGGGTCGCCCTTGAAGATGCGCTTAAAGGTTTCAGCGTCCATGACGCCTGTTGCCTCAAGGTTGTTATCTCCTTGGTATTGCCTTACGGATTCCTTGGTTAGGTCACCGTACCAGCCATCAAGATCTGCTGAGGCATCGCCGTATCCTAGCTCCGCAAGGCGGCGCTGTAGATGATGTACGGTTAGTGACTTACGTGCATACATGTTCTTGTATACACACTGGGCAAGGAGTACCTCGTCCTTATCACCAAGGCCTACCACGTGGGCAGCCTCCGTATCCTCAACCCGCTCCTTTGCCTTAGCCTTTGGGGCTGGTGCTGGTTCAGGTTTAGGTTCAGGTGTTGGCTCAGGCTCGATAGCCTCAACCTCTACCACAGGTTCTTCAGAGGTAAACGTTGCTGAGTTAAACTCGTACAGCGGCTCCTCTGTAGCCTTAGGCTCGTCCATAGGGACACCAGCCGCATAGGACTGGTAGTTATCTTCGTTTTCGCTCATAGGTTAAATATATCCTTACTCTGGTAAAGTGACCTTAACGACACCAGGGTATTCGTTAAGCCTCTTTAATGTAGACATACCCGCACCTGAACGATATGCGTTAGGACCTATGCCCCAAGAGCCAAAGTCCTTACCTCCGCCTGTCATCAGGTACATGACCTGTACATTAAGTACTGGGTCAAATAACTGCTCATTGGAAGTAAGCCCGAACTTCTTGCGACGTTCTGGTCCTAAATCGTAGATCATGTTGATTTGGTATATGCCGTATGAGCTGTCACCAGTTCTTGTACTCTTGTTAAGAGCTAGCGGACGGGCGTTTGATTCCCGCATTGCTATACCCCAGGCAATCCGATGTGCATCGCCTTCAAAGCCCACAGCTGAAAGAAGCTCTGAGAGTTGGCCACCGGATAGAGGTATCTTGCTGTTCCGGTAGGAAGCAAATACCTCAGCTGAAGTACGAACTGATGCTGAAACTTCAGGTATGACCTTTGGTTCCAGCTTGCTATTTAGTTGTTCTGACTCGCTGGCGACTGCCTTTGAGTCAGCATTGAATTGCGACGACGCAGTCATTGCGACTGCAATCAGTGTCACCGCGTAAGCTACTGACGTCACTGCTAATTTCATCTTCGAAACTCGCATGCTAGTTAGCCTCCTTTGTTAGGGGACAGGGACAACCAAGCCCGCAGGCTTGGCGGAATGCGCTAGAGTTAGTTAAACCCCAACGACGATTCATATTCGCGAAGTCTTGAACGAGCTTCCTCGTCCTCAACTTCATGCATCGTCGACCACACGCTTCCCAACGTGTAGGCGTATTCCTTTCCTCGGGTAATGGCAACTTGGTTTTTGAAGTTGCTATATCCAAGGAAATCTATTGAGTCATTCATCCAGCTTTTGACGTCTTCCTTACTCGCCACAAGGCGGTATGGGTAGTCGGCATCTGGCGTTGACTTGATCTCGATGCTCAGCATTGTAGCTAGCGGCTCGAGTGATTCACGGTCACGTGCACGGACCATAAGGTACTCAGGGTTTTCGCGATGCTGAACAGCAGACACGAATCCAGTCTCAGTAAATATCCACATCAGTATTACGTCCTTTCGTCATGCGTCCAATAATAACATCAGACGCTGTTTTTTGGAAACAAAAAGGGACAGAAATAGAACCTTTTTGTTTCATGTTTGTTTACGAACTAGACGCCTTAGGCGATGTCTAGTTCTACTCCTTCGGGTAGTTGATCCATTGCCTCAGCCTCAACCTGGTATCCCTCCTCAAAGGAATACATGTGTTTGACCTTGCGCATCTTGTCACCCGCAACGTAGAGTGTCATGTAAGTAGAGCCATCACTGTTATTGACGCTCAGCTTATAGTACTTTGCTACATCTTCCATAGGTGCCATAGTATCGCCTACCTTCCGAACTTCTTGCGGCATTCAGGCCCAAGCTGAAGATCCCTTGAAACTGGATCTGTTAGCTCGGCTCCACAGCTACCACAGCAGCTGTAGTGTTGCCCAAAGATCTTTGCGTACTTGTATGGGTCCTGGCTGATTACGTTCATAATCGTGATTGAGTCCTGTGAAGGCACACGGTGACGCGTAAATCCACCTACTGAGCCAGTTAGTCGGCGCATGTATAGGTTACCCATATATTCCTTAACCTCGATGAAAAGGAGGTCACCAGTTAATGGAGTGCCCTCAAGAGAGATGTCCAGCTCACCCGCAGGTATCGCATACTTAGATTTAGGCGCCTTCAAAAGTGCTTCCTGAAGAAGTGATTTGGTAGCTCCTGGAACCTTTGTAGCTTTCTGAGGCAGACGGAGAAGAAGATCAATCGTGCTGGAAGCTTGCTTCTTAGTCAGCGTTGGAAGCATCGAGCGGAAGCTAGAAACTTGAATCGCATCGAGCTCACGCTCGGTAAGTAGTGAATCAATGAAGGCTACCTGCTTTTCGCTAGCGGCATCCTTCACGATTGGAAGAGTCATTTGAGTCATCGCGCGTCTCTTTTCTGTTTAGCTTCTTTGTACTTTACGTCTGACCACTCAGCGAAGTCATCAATAAGCTTTGAGAAGCGAGCCTTGAACTCTGGGCTAAAGAACCCAACGTCCTTCTTAGCTTTACGGCGTGCTTTCTTTGTCATCTTAACTCCTGCGTAAAGTATCGGGCTGTCTGGTACTAATCCGTGGAACATGTTGGGCTCCTTTCCTGGGGTCCTCTTGATAGGTTAATTATATCAGGTAGGGCCAGGAAAGGAGCGAGAGGCTACGCCCTTTGAGCCAGCAGTGCCATAGTTATGCCTGCCATACCCAAGGAAACCACCTTAGAGAGGCTCTCAGGGGAAATGAGGGCTACTCCTACGGAGAGCACGGCAAATACCAAGGCCAATACCGCAGGCCATACCAGCTCTTGGAGTCTAGTAATCCAGTTTGGCATGATTCCTACTTGACTGGGCGTGTTCGGCCCTTGAGACGGCTGGAGCCATCCCGAATGGTAGTTCCTGATGCGTCGATGAGCTTGCGAGCCTTACCATAGGTAATTCCTAGCTCCTTGGCTACCTCAACCACCGGCTTGCCTTGTGTGTAGAGCTGAGCTGCCGCTTGCGGCGTTGCTTCTGTCATTTCAGTACCTTTCGTCAGTGTTTCCTTTAGTTCGGCTGGAGGTTCTGCCTCTAGCCAGGCTCGGGACTTCCTGTGAAGTTCCTCGGCCTCCTTGAGTAACTGCAGCTGCGAGCTACCCAAATCTATTTTTCTTCCAGCTTGAGAGTCTCGATGACGGCGCGACCGGTAACGGAATCCCGAATAAGGAATCCATCATCAGCGTGACAGCTCATACATAGATACTCGTTGCGTCGATGTGATGGGTCACGGAAAACCTTTTCTTGTTTGCCACACCTATCGCAGTAGGGTTTTAATGGATGTGAATGTGCGTATTGACGTGAGTGCTCAGCGCATAGCAGTTGCTCACCACACTCATAAACAAGTGCGTTGGTTTCCTGGCATCGTTCACATGTTCCGTAAACGTATACCTGATCTTTCTGAATCGTACCTCGCGTCATTGCATCCTCCTGTAGTGGTAGAACTTTATCCTGAATCCTTATTCTTGTAAACCTTTATCCAAAACCATCTGGCGTCGTGGTCCATATTCACTGGAAGGTAGCCCAATGTTAATGGATACCTGACAGTCGATGTGGTCCATGTGACGGGCAGACATCTTAAGGTTGCCCTTTGCCTTGTTGCCTAGCGGCACGAACTGAATCTCCTGAGCCACATAGATGTAGTGGCCGCAGGAGATACAGATCTCAAAACGATTGTCGTCTCTACGACGAGGGACTCTTTGGTCCTTTGCTAGAAACTTCAAGTTAGATGTCTAGCTTTCGGCTGCCTGGCTTGTAGCTCTTATGAGAGGCTACGCCAAGAAGAGGTTGGATCTTTACTTCATCCTTCTTGTGCTTGTAGATCTTGCGAGCTACGAAGCCTAAGGCTACTGCTGCAATGACCCACGAGTGTAGGTACAGCTCAATGGTGTTGGGAATGTATAGAGACACTACCCAGCTTTCAATTGTAAACTCCATTTACTTTCCTTTCGTTAGGTTGAACTCGTCGTCCGCAACGTTGAAGCAGTGAAGTGCAAATACTAGAAGTGGAATACATCCACCAAGTACGAGAACTGCTGCCGCAACAAGCGATAGCAAACTAGGGAAGATGAAAAACGTGTGAGCTGCGTATGGGAACCAGGCAACTGCTGCTACGATTAGTGCTGCGCCATAGCGGCGGTAACGGTATCCACGAAACTTGTTTATTTTCATTTGGGAAGTCCTTTCGTCATTTGCCGGAGGTTCCGGCGTTGGGATAATTATATCAGGTAGGTCAGGCAGATGGCTCCATTAGCTTGCTAATTGAATCCATTTTTTCTTTGATGACGGCATACGCGTTGGCGCATGAGTAGCAGTATGTCTCGGTAGGAATCCCACCGAGCATGAAGGCGGCAACTCCTGAGTACACAAGCTCTGTGTTCTCGCAGTTAGGAACCTTGCACTGGCTCGCCATTATCGGCGAGCTTTCTTCATGCGACGCTCTTGCTTAGTTGTGTCGATGATGAATGGAGCTGCAATAAGTAGGATTGCTGCGAAGTAGATTATGAATGCTGTTGTTTCTGTCATTTTGTATTACCTTTCGTAGTTGGGTTGTTGGAATAATTATATCAGGTAGGTTGGGAAGATTAACTCTTTGTTCCCCAGGTAACCAGCGAGATCACCTTATCCGCAAGGAAGTTGCTACGGCTGTAAGCTTCGGCCCATGATTCCGCCTCTGCCTCTGAACGGCAGTACTGGTAAAAGGTTTGGCCATTACTCATCGTGTAGTAGTACGTGGTTTGATTTCCAGGTATATTTTTCATTTGGAGCTCCAATCCCTTGTTGTTAGGACAATTATATCAGGTAGGTTCTCCACGGCGCTTAAACTCTGGGCGTCTGCGTGAGATTTCACACTGGTCGGGTTTTAGCCCCTGGGACTTTAGCCAGCTCTTGGCGGCATCCTCATCAGTGAACTGTCCCGCCCAGACTCCGCTGGGTAGGAACACGTTCACCATTTCGTAGAGAGTACTCACCAACGAACCTCTGGGTCGTTTTTGTTGATTTTGTGGTCGAGCTCAAGCACCGCAAACAGCAGTGCCATAGCAACGGCAACTACAATGACTACACCTATCATTTGTGTTCTCCAAACATCTCTGTCCAGCATGTTGGATGATAACCAGTCATTAGTTGCTCACGTAGAGACTTATCTAAGTCTGGGTAAGCATCTTGGATTGCCGCACCAAGTTGGCGAGCAAAGAATCCCACTGCTGGAACCTCAACTACTCCACCCTTGTTGCACCAAGAACAGGTTGGTGTCTCCACCACATATGTTTCATCTATGAGTGCCATACGTTGTCCTTTCGTAGTTTCTTAGGACAATTATATCAGGCAGGTGGGTATTTAGAAGCGCCAATCACGAGCTTGTAGTCGTTAATGTCCTCGCCCTTGTCATCAAGATACGTCTCAACGGCATCAACCGAACGAAATTGGCCTACCCACGTGTTGTCGGCACTATAAAGATGAATGTAGCTCATTTTAGCTTCTTTCCGTATTGGATTCGTGTAATGATAGGAGCCTTAGTGTATACATCCCACTCACAGGCAACCGCAACTGATTTTTCAATAACCTTTTCGGCTTTCTCCGGGTTGTCCTTTAGCTTCTCGATTCCCAGGGCAACCAAAGCTCCAAGAGCTACATCACCACCTGAACCTCCGTAATAAATGTTACGTACTTCTCTGTCCCACGAGTAATCTTCAAAGATTGGATAGATAACACCGCGAACAATTACAAGTAAGTTCGAGTCTTGAAACGCCGCATCACCATCGTCCTTTGCATCGTAGCCAGCATCTTGAAATGCACTACGCAAGGAAGGTATAAAGGAGCGAGTCATAAACTTATCGAGACCATCTTGCGTTACGTTCTTTGGTGGCGTTGGTGGCGTCCAACCAAACTGCGAGATGTTTCCACCGCGTGATGCGCCGGAGACTGCAATAAGGTACTCACCATTCGCAACAACCTTTGGAGTCGCAAGATCCATTGCGCGACCACCTTCGTCACTTGCACGTGAATCACAGCCAATGACTGCCCAGCCATTTCCTTGAAAAGCAGCAAGCGTTGTCAATAGAGTCTCCCAGGGTTTAGTCAATTGTATCCTAAACCTACCGCACATGGCGGTAAGCTTAGGAACAACCTATCAAAGTTATGCTGGGTCTACTATGGAGATAGGGACTGTTATGTTGGCAGATTCAGTACCTGTCGGGGTATATCTTGCGAATCTACCCATAGGCTTTTCTAACTGAACCACAATCTTGGTTCTCTTCATACCGGTAACTCGTGCGTACTCACCCACGAGATAGCGGGTACCGCAACTGTTGTTGAATCGAACTCTGTCACCAATACCGAAATCGGTAGCTTTTTTAGTAGAACGGAGTGCCGCAAGTCGAGACTCAACCGAGGTGTTCAGTGCTCCAAGGTCATTGTCCAACTCACCACTTTCGATGGCAGCCTTAACTGCCTCTAGTGTTAGCGTCATTTTGTCCCTCCTTAGGGGTTGTCGTTAAGCTAATTATATCAGGTAGGTCTCGACTTCGCCTTTAGCAAACGCGGCATACGTCACACCTGTGTGGTTGTTGCTGTCATCAACGCGTAGCTCACCTACATGCGCAGGCTCGAGTTGTGAATCATGAGTTAGATAGATCTCGTACACCAGCGAGTCATTGAGCCAACCGCAGGCGCTCTCAACCCAGGCAAGGCACTCATCTTCATATCTCGCTGGAACAGTGGTAACGAACTGCCGCGCAGTGAGATCAATCACGTTCCCCCACTCGGGTTCGGTAATAAAGTATCTGCCTTTAGCATCTTCACCAATGTCTTCATAGACTGCCCAGTGTTCTCTGCGTGTGTAGCTAAGACCTGTGACTCTAATCAGACCTAGCTTATGTTTCTCCGCATACATACTTGACTGCATCAAGCACTGACCGAAAGCTGTAGCTGGATCGGCAATACCTTTAGGCGCTAACCGCACGCTCATTAGTATTCCAAATCTGGATTTTTGTACTGTGGATACATTTTGTAGAATCCTTGCATGTCCCAGTTCATGTCAGTCTTGCAGATAGAGCATTCAGTAGGATAGATGTCATCTAGGTTTGACATGTCAAGCTCGACAAGTTGAAGACCACACTCGCCAAAATTAAGAGCTAGACTTTCAAGTAAACCTCTACCCTCTTCCTCGGCGCTCTTACGGAACACAATGGAAAGACGTTCGGGGCCAGTCAGAGTCGACCAGGGAACTCCTGGACCGCGACACCAGATAGATGCCATCACCTTTTCTTTTTTGTCACTCATCGGACCAGAGCTCATCTCTGAGAGCTTCTTCGTATTTGTCTCCGCGAAACGAGTTAGAACCAAAAGTGATGTCTTCACTTTCAATAAGTTTATCGAGTGACAACACCGCAGTGTGTCCTTCAGCTTCAAACATGATGACGAGTTTTGTGTCGCCTTCATTTGGGTCATCGACAAGAGCAACGCGGAATGGCATTCCCGCAACTCCATTTCGGTGGTAGTCTGCGTTTACAATTTGTAAGTTAGTTAGAGTCATGTGTGTTCCTTTCCACTCAACCATCGTATCCATCATCTTCGTACTCGCGCTCAAAGTCCGCGCTAGTACCGCAAGTTGGACACTTGTAAGTCCAGTACTCAAAGACCACGTTGTGGCTTCCGTACTCTTTTGTTAGAACGATTTCACGTTCCTCGAGCTTATCAAACTCAACGCACTCATCGTTTTGGCATGAAGCCTCACGATGGTCGATGTCTTCCCTTGAGTCGTAACCCGCAATTTGGGGTTCAAATCCTGTGACGCCTGGTGGGTAGTTGCTTGCCATGATTTGTCCTTTCGTCGTTATGGGATAATTATATCAGGTAGGTTATTGAAGAGGAGAGAGTCCCACAACTCTCTCCCCTTCCCCACCATCGCCTTAAAGTTAGATACGCGGAGCGGCGTATTGTTTCCGACCCCTGCAGGTTTCGAGTCGTTCAGGTGACCAGCGCCTGTCCTCCGCGTATAGGATAATTATATCAGGTTGGAAATGAGAAACTGGAGCTCCCAGTATCCGAGAGCTCCAGTCCTCAACTTTAGTTAGACAGCGTAGGCTAGTTCGTAACCCTTGTCAAGCTTTTCTTGAACCTTGATGAAAGCAAGTTGACGAGCATAAGACTCTGAGTAAACTTGCTTTACTGCAGTCTGACGCTGAGTCTTCTCAGCCATTCCCCAGACTGTGATTATCTTAGTTCCATCTACGATTACCTCGTACACTTTTTGCTTGCCATTGCTGCCACGTTCACCATCACTGGTTTTTAGTAAACACCATTTCTTTTGCATTTGGGTTTTCCTTTCGTCGTTGCGTCGTTGGGTTCGATATTAAGTTGTTAGGATAATTATATCAGGTAGGAAACTGGAGCGCCTATACGCTTCTATGATTTAGAAAATCTTCGATGACTTGGTGAATTGCATCATTGATGTCTTCAGCCAATTGGTCGATTTCTTCTTTCGTGTATTCCACGAAACCTTCTTCGTCTCCATTGCCCCACATCAGTCTCAACTGATCTGTCGTTAGAGATGAGTCATAGATTACTATGTCTTCTTTTTCTTCGGCCATTTTCAGTCCCTTCGTCGTTTGGTAAGGCTAATTATATCAGGTAGGTTTTATGACGCCCGTCACCAAGTATGCATACGACACCATGCTGTCGTTGGGGTCGTAAATCGTAGCTGCTTGATTCGATAGAACTGACGAGTGTCTACGAGCGTGATGACCACAGAATAAAAGCATGCCCGTCAACATTGTTGCACGTACCTGTGCCTGCGAGCCACATCTGTCACATCGGTCCGTTGCCAGTAGCTGAGGCTGGGCTAATGCCGTTGTTACTTCTTCAACCATGCCGTTACGCTCCATCCCACTCCGTTATGAATACCGCCTCGAAATCTGTAAGCGGTCGACCAAGCCCAATGTGAGCCATCTGCAAATACCGTGTTACATCAGCTTGCCGTCTTGCACGAAACCGGCTTATCTTCTCGCCCGTGTAGACATCGCGGATCTCCCAGATGCCCGCCGATGCGTTCTTCTTTTTAGTTGACAACGTGCACCGTCGACTCTCCGGCCCGTGCACTACGAAGCCGTTCAGCAAGTTCCTCGAGCTGTGCAAGCCAAGGAAAAGGAAGTGCAATCGTCTCGCCTTCATCGTCCGTGCCACCTGTCAACACGATGTTGCCCATGATGACGTCCGTCATTGCGAAAGACTTCTCATATAGGTGCGTGCCGATGACATTTACTTCCATGCCGTTAATCAGCTTGCCTTCCTCATTACACCAAAGTGTAAGATCAGGTTTTAAGTCTACCGGCTGAATCAGTCCGCCGACCGCATCGCGCAGCTGCGCATACTCATCAGAGCTGAGATCAAGAACCTCGGTAGTAAAGTCAGTGTTGATGCGTAGCGCAGTTTTCATATTGCCACGTCCACATCGGGAAACCATTTAATCATTGTTTGTAGTAGGTGGTCGTAATCGCCACTTGTCATTTCTGCAGTGAATGCAGCAACTTCGTCTCCGCGTCCAAGCTTCTCTAGCTCTCGGCGTCCTGCGCCAATAATTGCAAACGCATTTCCATCTGTAAGCATAATTGCCATCGGGCTATCCCTTCGTCGTTGTTAGGATAATTATATCAGGTGCGGAAATGGAGAAGAGAGCCAGCGACTTCCCCAAGGCTGGCTCTCTTCAGAAGCTAGTTTACGCTGCTAGCTTCTTCTTTCCGCGACGCAATTCAGACATCAATTTTGATGCTTCCTTGGTGTTGGCTACCTGTGTCTTCATACCTGTTGAGATATCAAAGACCAAGTAGTGCGAGCGATTTGCCGCACGCAATACCGCAAGGGTCTTACGCTTGCGGAAGTAAGCTGGTTCGTAGCCAGAGGGAAGCTTCACACCTTTAGGAAGCGTTGGTAAAGTTTCAACGCGAGTGTAAGGCTTCGTCTGGACAAGAACCTTCTTGCTAGCTGTCTTCACAGCTGTTGGTTTCTTGGACATGACTTGTCCTTTCGTCATTTTGTCTCCTCAGTCGATTTGGCTGAGGCTTGATCTATTATATACACGTTCCGCCTTAGAAGTAAACCCAAGACGAACCTGGAGTAATAGCCAATGATAAAGCGGAAGGTTCCGATCTCACCTTCCGAGTAGCGTCCGGAGACGTCCATCATGCTCCCTTGAAGGAGTCTTACGTTATTGCGCTGGGGTCGCATGTAGGAAGAGTGTGAGTTCGCCAATCGATGAGAATTTGATCTAAAGTTTCGGAGTACTCTATCGGCAGAGACTCAGAGACTTGTTTCATCATAAGAAGCGTCGCCATGTTTGCGGCAGCTCGCTCCTTGTGCCACTCTTTTGGGGAAAGGCACACCCCGCACTTCTCTTCCATTACGAAAGAGAAACGGGAGTGTTGGCAAGTGCGTTTGTCACTTGAGAGACTGAAAGATCATTGTACCCACCAACGTGCCATTCGTAAATCTCACTCAGGGCAGGTGCACCTTCTTCGTATCGCTTCCAGTCATAGACTGTTGCAATGATTCCATTCTCAAACTGAATTACCCATTCTGTAGTAACCTTGTCATGCTCATCATCAGTTATGAATGTTGGCATACCAAATGTTTCAATTAGAGCGGCGCGTGTTGTAGTCACGTACCCTTGCAGGCTTGTGCCTACACCATTGTCGATTACGTCTTTAGTTGTAAACTTCATTTGATTCCTTTCGTTGTCGTTAGGACAATTATATCATATAAGAAATGGAGCTGGGCTTTTACACCCAGCTCCACCTCGTGCACTTTTGAACTCGAGCTGCATACTCCGGACTGCGTCTCACTGACCGAACAAGAGGAGAGCGACTCCTCCGCTCACGTTCGGTAGGCTGTTGACCAGACCTATGCCCTTTGCACTGCGACCTGCGCCGCATACCCCAACGCCTCAATTGGCGCCAAGGAACTCTTCATCCCAGTTGCTCTTCTTTGGAGTACTCTGCCAGTGGCAGAACCATTATGGTCGGCTGGGAATTTGTTCAATCCTCACTGTGTTGTGAGGGGAGCCTTGCGACTCCCCTCCAACTTTTACAGTGCTTTTATGAAGTCGTAAGGTGTGGAGACTAGAGTCGCCACATACGCTTCTGGCCATCCGGCTTCAAGAGCCTTCCGATCAATTTTAGTGTTGCTGGAGTTTTGCAGTTTGAATCTTTCAACACCACGAATCATTCCGATTCCGGCAGTGCCTAGGAGTTCACGGAGGCGGGCTTCTGCCTTCTCCTTTTGTTCCTCGTGAGCTTTGATTGCTTCACGAGCAGCGATGAACTGGAACAGAACCTTTTCAGCGTCTGTTGCAGTAAGGTCGACTACGTCAACCTTCGTAGTTGCAGTTGCCACAGTTGTGACTGTTGTGACTGCGGATGATGTCTTTGTAGACATATATGTCCCTTCGTCATTTACCATCGGGCGTTCCGATGATAGGATAATTATATCAGGCAGGAAACCTATTTTGGAGCTAGACGTCTTTCAGCTTCATCAATACAGTATTGAAGACCAAACTCTTCAGCGCCTGGCGCATCCTTATCAAAGAGTCTCACTGCTTCTTCCCACACTTCTTTCGAGTACGGGTTGTCTTCGTCCATGTATTCAGCATGCTCTTTTGAGAACCACTGAATCATGATTTCCTCGTTTGGGTCGAGTTCCATCAAGTTCTTTATTGCGTCTGCGACTGTCGTCATACTGTTCCTTTCGTCGTTTGGTCGTTAGGTGCAATTATATCAGGTAGGAATCTTAGTCTCAGTTCCATACTCGAAAATCTCATCCTCGAACTTATCGCCTTCAACCTCGACGTCTCCTGGTAGCTCGTATTCGTGAAGTACGTGTACCACGTTCGAACCTTCCCACCAGTCTCCATTAGGAGATGCGAACCACGTCCTGTACTCCTTAGGCTTTACGAATTGCCCCGTCTCATCACGGTCAAAGGGAGCTTCTAGTCTAGGGTCGTCTGACTGTATTACCAGCGGGACGAATAGCCCGTCATTATCGATGGTCAGGCCTGAGCGTATTACAACCTCGCCCGTCATCTCATCCAGCTCTATGGTGAAGCCTGCAAGCCGTTCATCAACGAATCGACCTAAGGCGCTAAGGGACAGTAGATCCTTGCCTTCAAGATTCATGCCCGTCACCCTACCTGTAGTAGTTCATTACAAAGATTGCAATAATAAGCGTCTCCAAGAATAGAGTCTTCATCGTACAAATGGAATACGTCAGGGCTGCCGTTGTGATAGTTTTCTCTGCAGGTGTCACACCCGTTGAGGCAATCGCCTGCGTGTATCGTGGTCGCCATTATCGAATCATCTTCTCTACGAAGATGTGTCCTGGCCCGTTTCCTTCTGGGTCCTGGCTAGGTACGAAACCCAAGCCATTGTCAAGTGTGAACACCACTGGTAGCGAACCGCCACCGTGTTCCCAACCAAAATCTTCTACCTCGCCGTCCGTCATTTCACGAACGCCGGTGATGGTTCGCCCGATAAGCGAGCCCCATTCTTTTTTGATGTATGCGTCGTATGTCATTGGTTTCCTTCCGTCGTTGTTGGTATCCTACCGAGCCACAGGCCCGTGACCCGGTAGGATAGGACAATTATATCAGGTAGGAATTAGTCTTCGACGTCAGCACGCAAGTACTGAACACCGTCATCACGCTCGTCCACTACCCAAGGGAGACGACTGCGTGACAGGTCACCCATGCTATTGGCTAGCTCAACCGCAGCCTTCTTAGCGGCGCCTAGGCTTGTCCTAGCTGCGTGACGTGACTCACCTGTGACAGCGTACTTGACTGATATTAGCCAAGCCGATTGTGGAGCTTTGTTCTTCAAGAGTGTCGCTGTGATACTCATGTCGTTCCTTTCGTTAGATTCCGTCATTGGAATTTTGGACCGGAGCACTTGGATAATCTGACGGAAGAACCAAGCACTCCGGATTCTATTTATGCTGCAGTTCGTGAAGTCACTTTCTCAAGTGCTTTCGCTGCTGCTCTGCCAATTTCAAGTGCTGCCTTTGCTGGATCATTTACATCTGCAAGCATCACCGCATCAGTACCTTTGATGATATCTTCTGCGTAGTAATCTCTTGGACCCATCGGCAACCAGAGAACTGCTACTCCAGTCTCGTGGCAACGACGTATCCAACGCTTAGCTTTCTCGATCTCTTCACCTGTGTAGCAACCATCACTCACAACTACAAGTAGGCGAGCGCCAGTGCCATGCAGAAGATTTAGAGAACCATCGAGTGCCTTGAATGCTTTGTTGAACTTTTCAGTTCCATCAGGTGCAGTGTAAACAGTTACCTCTGAAAGACTTTGCCCTGGCTTTAGTGTAGGGAACACGTCCTGACCATAGTAGACCATTGCGCAACGTGCTTGAACTCGCTTAGCAGCCTCAGACATAACCCAGGCAGTTGCTGCCATAGGTTGCATTGCACTTGACATAGAACCTGAGATGTCAACCATCACACCTACTGTAAGTGTTGGGTCATCAGTGTGCTTACGAATAGTACGCTTCCAAGGTTCTGTCTTTGACAGAATACCCTTAGACTTTTCTGCCGCACCTTGCACCATAGCTCGAGTGCGCAACTTGCCAGGAGGAAGTTGAGAGACGATGTCGTGCTCATCACGCTCACGATACTTTGCCTTCTCAAGTAATTGAGCAACCTTAACTGCTGCTGCTCGCTCTGGACCTGTAGGCATACGTCTTTCGTGTAAACGTGATGATGTGCGTGACTCTGGGCTTGGGCCAGTGCCTTTCATAAAGACTTCCTGTGCTTCCTTCTTGTGGTCGTGGCGTTCCTTTGTTGCAGAAGACTTTGCCTGCACTTCTTCTGCCCACTCTTCAGAAGTCTGCTGATCATTTAGATCATCCTGCGCACCAATCGATGCAGACTCTGCTGCATCTTGTAGAGCGTCAAGTAGTACTCTAATAAATTCTTGTCCTTCTTCTGACTGAGTTCCATCCTCGGGCTCGCCACGTTCTGCGGCAGCGTCCTTCACAAGCTTTGCCCATTCGCGAGCAAGTTCATATAGAGGTTCTGGGTTTGTGTGCATCTCATGCATTTGGAATCTATTCCAGATAGAACGCAGACCCTTTAGTAGATCTTCGCCAAGGAACAACTCTAATTCTTCTGCGATGAACTCAACGTCTGATCGCTCAAGAACGTCTGCATCAATTCGTGCAAGTGTAAGTGCGGCAAGGGTTGCTGCAGATGATGTAGTTGAAAGACCTTTGACACCTTCGAACGCATCTGCAAGTACGATGTCGATAGCGCAAGCGCGGAGGAACCCACGATTGTGTGGAAGTACTTGAACTCCTAGAGCCTCGATGCGAGATTCCTCAAGCATCATCAGTGCATGAACCTCTTCCTTTGAAAGAACCTTTGCTGCTTCTGGAAGACTGTATAGTGAGAAGCGAGCATGCATTGCCTCGTGAAGGATTGCACCTGTTGCACGTGGCCAGTCATATTGAACTGAACGCTCTGTGATGTCACCAATCTGTTCTGGCAAGATGCCCTTGCCGAACGCGATGGTGCAGTTGACTTCTACTTCTGAAAGTGATGGGTTGAATGCTGCAGGAGCGCCATCGCCAGCGTTAGGGCCAACGTATGCAACGATGTTGTCGCGACCGGCCAACGTATTGGTAAGGCGTCCTATCTGTGACCCAACCTTTAGCCACTCCATAGGAGTTGCCTCAGCGCGGGTTGCTGAATGCTTGATGTGTGCCATTTGGTATCCTTCCGTCGTTTGTGCTTATGGGATAATTATATCAGGTAAGAAAGTTATGGAGAGGGTGGGCACCCAATGAGCCCACCCTTCCGGTGCCAGGATTGTTTAGATCTTGGCTGGACGGCACTCTTCGCCGAACACCCTAGTGAACACGTCCGCTACGACGGGGCGGTCGAGTTCAGGTGCTGCAGCGAGTAAGTTCGCGATTGCGAACTTTGTGCCGAAACTTTTCACAAGATCACGGAACCCAAGGAGTTCACGCATCTGTGGTGCCCAGGAGACTTCTCCTGTTTGCTGCTTCTTTGCTAGGTTTTGAGCAGCAGTGACAATTGTTGAAGGAGCGCCCAACTTGCGAGCAAGACTCCAGTCTGTTGTCATCTCGGCATGAATAGTAAATCGAGATAGAAGCGCTTCTGAAAGTCGAACTCCAGGAGCGTTTGGGTTGGTTGCAGCGATTACATAGAACCCAGGTTTAGCTTTTACTATGCCACGCTCTGGGTTTGCAGTAACTGCGTAGGTGCCAGTGCCATCCATGAATGAATAGACAACAGACATAACCTTTGGATCAACGAGACCTACCTCATCAATTAGAAGTGGTACACCACGCTCCGCAGCTTTTAGGAGTGGACCATCGACCCACTCGAATCCACCTGAAGGAGTTTGGATATATCCACCAATGAAGTCGGCGATCTCTGTGTCGCCTGTACCAAGAATTGTTTCGAAGTCATCGAATGATGCTTGGACAAGTGCAGTCTTACCACAACCTGGAGCGCCATAGAGAAGAATGAATTGCTTGTCCTCGCGCGCCTTGCGTAGTACTGCTACATCGTGGTGTTCGCCCCACTGACGTGTGTAGTACCACTCGCCATTTGGACGTAGATACTTCTCATCGGCAGTAAGTGAATCTGGTGAGATCATAGGAACAACTTTCTTTGTAGCAACAGTTCGGGCAGTAGCCTTACCTGGTGCCGGCATGAAAGCATCTAGCTTTGCACTCATCTCAGCATTGACGCTTGATGACGCAGCACTAGATAAGATCTCTGCAAGCCCTGGGTGGAGCTTGTCGTAATCTATCGTAAGTGTAGACATTGGGTGTCCTTTCGTCGTTGGGTATTGCGTGTCTAATTATATCAGGTCAGGAAACGAATAACGCTTCGCCGAACCCTAAGGTCCTACGGCAACGTGTAATTCGACCTAGAATCTTGTATGGTGTCTTGCCTAGACGCACGTCATCGAGATCTTCTGGAGTAACCTCCACCACGATTGGTTGCTTGTAGACAACCCAGCCATTGTTGACTAGTTGGTTGAATAGGGAATCTGTGAATGAGACTTTGTCTCGTGCCACAAGGTTTGCCTGTTCAATTGAGTATTGAGCGATCTTGCCCATTGAATCACACTCTGGAGATTGGTTAGCAGATATCTGCTTCCAAGTCTTTCGAGGTTGAACCTTACTGATCCTGCGACGATAAAGCGTCAACGGGACGAGTTTGTTTGAGGTTGTGAAACCTTCAGGCGTCAATATAAGTTGAGTAGTGTAATCGCCACTGCGCAACTCTAGATATAGTGCTTTTCCTGCGACTGCTGTAGTCTGCATTGGGTGTCCTTTCGTCGTTGGTACTGGATAATTATATCAGGCAGGATTTAAGAATAGAGCGGGGGCTTCTCCATAAAGTCGTTACTCACGAGTATCGAGGTAACGCGCTCGACCTTTTCATAGTCTTCTCTGTTACCTTCCATCACGTAGACTATATCTTTTAAGATAGCCTCATAGATCTCTTCCCAATTTCTGTCGTTCATGCGTATTCCTCTTCCATCGCATCATCAAAGTCTGCTGAGTAAACGCGATATGCAATTGGGTCACACTTGTAAAGGATGTCTGCTGCATCAAATGTTAGTCCTAGAATAACTACAGGACCACTGATGTCATTTATTGAATCATCAAATCGTTCGTTGCGTTCTATCATTGGGTATTCCTTTCGTCGTTTGATTAGGTATACACAGGGCGCCGGGATTGTTTCCGTCCCGCATGCGTTACGAACGTTCAGGTGACCACCGGTCACCCTGTGTATGGTCTAATTATATCAGGCAGGAAGTTATGAAAGCAACTTCTTAAATTCTGCCAGCTTTGAGTTTGCGTCATCCAATTTCTTTTGGAGTTCCGCTGTGCGTTCAGCGACTAGCTTCTCAATCATAAAATCAAGAGCTGCCATGTCGCTAGACGGGCGAGGCGCGCCAAGTACTTCTTCGGCAGTTGCCTTTGGGTTGAATGCTTTTTTAGATGCGGCCTTTGGACGACCAGCATGAGAGCCTTGCCCCTTTAGTGTTACGCCAGGGACTAGTTCGGCTGACTTTCGGAAAGGAACTCCGATTCCTTTACGGAAGAACATGAATGCAGGTTTGTTCATTGTTACGGGGACGCCATTCGCACGTAACTGGCGTTCCTCAAGAGACTCTTGTCGCATCAGGATATCTCCTGCTTTTACGAGAGCTTCAAGGTTGTAGCGAACTATAGCGTCGCTGTATGTCATTGAGCCGGAGAAGGCGTTGTTGATGTGAGCTGTGATCTCGAGAACTGAGAGTGGCTCGTTGTACTCATATACAGTTGCAAGTGCTAGCTCACGAACATGAGCGCCAGTGCCTAGCTCTTTGACTGTCTTATAAGTTATCGATGTTATCGATGGTTTTGCGTTTCCATTGGCATCTTTCGTCAATGAAGTGAGTCTTGCTATTTCTTGTATTTTCGTCATGGGGCGAATTATATCAGGTGGGAAATTATAATTGAAGCAGGCTTTTGAAAGTTGATATGGCTCATATCAACTTTGGACTTCTGCTAGCTGCGGCATCGAGCTTGTTCTTAGTAGTCTTACACGGAAGTTATAGCTACAAGCGGGCTACTGGTCCAAAATGTCCGGATTGTCCGGATTGGAAGCTGGGATGCCCCTAGATCTGAACTTCTACACGGAAGTCTAGCTAGCAGCAGCTGTGAACGTTCCGGTCTCACGACCAAGCCGTTGGAGTGAATCGATGTCGGGAATCCCGTTAGCGTCGTTTCCGACGAATCCAATTATCCGTTGGTAGTGCGCGTATGCTGCTAGCATGTGTCCGTCGAACAATCCGTCCTTACCTATACGCATGCCGACACGTTGAACCAACGCCCGTTGAACCAGCTCGATCTCCCTATTACGCTTGCCAGGCCTGATGTTTCCAACGTTGATCTCAGGCAAGCCCGTCTGCCCTGTGGCAATGGGCTTATACCCAGGCCGCCCAAATCCAAGTACATCGTGTCTAGTTCGTACCCGTCTGTACACACCGTCATTAACCTTGCTGGCCCTAGGCAGGCCGCTATTAACGTTTGCCTCGATTGTCTGGATGTACCCGTCAGGCCTCCATGCCTGTGAATCGGCTACCAGGCCGACATGCAACATTCCAAAAGCTTCATCCGTCGCGAAGTTAAAGAACACAACGTCTCCAGGCTGGGGATTCTCACGCCACGCCCGTTGACGAATAAACTCAGCCAGGCCGCTAGGAGAGTAAACGCAGGCCGGTGATTGAAAGCCTGCCTCACGAAAAACAACATCGATAAACGCGCCCGACCATGCCAGGCCGCTATAGCCAACCGTCTCTCCAAACACAGAGACATTACCAGGCCTGCATTGATAACCGAGATATTTTTCGGCAGCGGCAATTACAAGACCAGGAGCGTCGGACGTCTTTTTAAGCATGCCGTTATCCTAACGTGTCAGCCGCCGCCAAGGAAACAATATATTGATACAGATCGTTGGCAATAGTCTCAGCCTCGTTTGCCCGTGCCGTTAGGCGAACGTGTTCCTCACGTGTTGAGCATAGCTCGAGATCACTTGCCATACGGTCAGCGTGTTCGCGTGCCGCAATCATTAAATCGTCAATGTCCACTAGTCTTCCTTATCCTTTACCTCTTCAGCATCCTGGATGTCGCTAGTGTCATTTTCAACTACGCCTGCCTCTATTAAATCAAGCGCCCGTTGTCCAGCAGATGCTGCTAGACGGTCAAGCCGCTCTTGAATAATTATTGCCGCAGGCCTATCGTCTGTGACCTTAATGCTCGCGTCGAACTCTATACCGCCACGGACACCAGCGCGATCTAGAATCTCCGTTGCCGCCTTAAGTTTTACCGGCTCAGAGACTGCGTTCTCCATCATGTCCTCTAACATGTCAACCGCGTAGGGAGCCGCCTGAGTTAGCTTTTGCCGTGCCCGTTCAATATCCTCGCCTGGTCTCTTCTTTACACTCCGGAGATGTACTCGACATAGTCCGTCATCCTTTGGCCGTCCGCTGCTCCATAGCATGCAACGGATGTTGTCATCCTTGATTGTTCGACAGCGAGAGGGAAGCGCCGTTGGCTGTCTCTTTGCGGAGGCTACCGGTTCGTCCTGTTCCTTGACCCACATCCGTGTCGCTCCGATGACCCAAGGTGGAACTAGGTAGTCCGTCGCCGCCTCGGCTAAAAGATCCAGGCCGGTTAAATAATCTGAGTTAATTGAGTCTGGGTCGACCATGATGGGCTTCTTCTCTGAGAGAGAAAGCATCCGCCGTTCCTTGGCCATCTCCATAGACCGTGCCATGATAAGACCGGTAGGCACGCCGTTGGAGGAGTAGACCGTATCCCAGCCCATCTTGCCGTTGCGAAGAAGCTTACGGTTCTCGAAGGTATCCTCACAGACACCGCGCTCAACCTCAATGATGCCGTAGGTTGAAAGATCCGGACGCAGGTTAATTGGCTCGTCAATTTCAATGACGGGCTTTTCTTCCTCCGTGGGCTGACCAAATAGATCTACATCTGTACTCATAGAAAACTATAGTATCTTTAAACAAAAAAGGAGACAGTCTCCGATCCGCGGGGGAGAGGACTGGGACCGGAGACTGCCTCGAGCTAAACCGTCTTTACTTCGCTACTTTTTTCTTAGCCTTCTTAGCAACCTCGGACTGCGCCGCAGCCAGAACCTTGCCGGCGATAAGACCAAATGCTGGATCCTTCTTGTTTAGGAAGCGAATGATGACTGGAACCACTGCTGCGATTCCGGCGTTTAGTAACATGGCAGGATCTGTTTGACCTGCTGAGTATAGGGCTACAACCGCTGCAATAAAGGAACGTGCCCATGAAGCAAGCATTGCCTTTACCTGAGGTGTTAGTAGTTTATCCATTAAGATATCTCCTTATGTGGACATAGGTTGTCCAACGAGATAACTGTATCGGGAATCTCGAGAAGTATTTTTGGAGAGAGAAGAGAAAAGACCTCGCTATGGTATCCTCAGAAACAGATTATATGAATACGAACGTGACGGGGCGTCAAACTGCTTAGGGAGTACCTATCGACTTATCACCGCGAAGCAAGTCCTGTACACGACGAATCCCTAAAGTATAGAAGGTTTCCTCACCTTCCATACGAGATTCCCAGTCCTTAATCATCTCAGTCAAGGCGCCGTCTGTAGACTCAAACCAGTCCTTAAGAATGCTTCGTACTGCTCGCTCGGCTAGCTCAAGCTCAACCATAGGCTGTTCACCTTCTGAAGAGACAGCCATCGTCTTCATCGCATAGGTAACCCTCTGTATGAGTTGCTCTAGCTCGATGTTGCTATCTGTAGGGGTCATACTCGCCTGAGTCTTTCTTCCTGCTCCTGGATGTAGTTTCTAATGTCATCATAGTCACGTCAAGCTCTTCTGTAAGAACCTTAGGAAGAAGGATCGGAGGCTCAGGAGCGGGAGGAACATCTCGTATCTCTACTTCAAATAGTGGCTCACTGTCGTGAGGAGTCAGCGTCAGTACCATCTGGCCATCTCTCCAGACTACCTTCGCCGTCTTGCACGTCGGGTTTCCGCAAGTCTCCGCTTGGACTGCTAGCTTCTCCAGGTTGTCCGGGTTCTCCTGGAAGTTGCATATCTCGCACTTCATATAACATTCTCCTGTATCTCTTTTAAGACCCTGTCATGCATACCAGTCTCGTGAAATCTAGTATAGAGCTCTTCCATACTTTGATGAGGCTTAATGTACTTGTGCTGCAGGCAGGCGTCTATTTGATTTATTATGGTAGGTGTTAGCTTAAATGCCTTAAACACTACTTTCTTTTTAGTGTTAAACTTGATGTATGCGATAGGCTCGCCCTCTTCTATAGTCAGGCGGTTGATTCCTTCCCAGAGTTGATATATCAAGACAAATGGTCTAAACCAGGAAGATATATCAAATCCAATTGAAGAGATAAACCCCTGAGTGGCTTGAGAAGTCTTGTGCATGTAAGGTGGAGTGATTGACACCTCAAGAGGTTCGGAAGAGAAAAACATGTAAGACATATCAAAATCTACAGAATGTGCACCTTGTATAGAAGATATGCGTTCTCTAAACCATCCTCCGTACTTCTGATTCTGTTCTATCACACCGTTTTGGTCTAGGTATATGTCGCATGGGAAGGGAGATCTCACAACAAAGGTATTTTCTACAAGAGTATGCAAAGCAGAGCATGATTGGTACTCTCCTGGATGTGGTTGCTCATACGCGGGTGGGACGGGAGGATTGATTGCTCGTCTTTTTTGGATGTCGCCCATTAAAGACTTGGGCTGTATATCCAACAAGATCTGCTGGTGCTGTCTATCAAGAAGAGCGTGAGGTGACCAATAGACTATTACCTCTTCTTGTTTAGTTTTATTAACCATCTTGCTCTCTCCTCTTCTTTGTTTTAGTGGCTGATCCTAAATCTTGTGGTACCCAATCTTTGTTGCATTCACAACAACAGATCCAAAGCTTCTCATAGTACGGAAGCTCGTGACGACATACCTCGTGATCTCCTGCATTGCAGAATCCACACGGATGCTTCATAACAATAGCCTCTCGTGGACCTTTGTAGTCCTGAGGCTTTTCTTCTGGTCTCGCCATTAAATCTCATAGACTGTCTCTTTATGATGACGAACCTTTACCGTTGGGTCTAGCCAGATCTTATATCCGTTAGCCTTAGCAAGTTCGCACCAGGAGTAGTCCTCTCCCATGTTAACCCTTAGGTCGCGAGTAGGTTCCCACTGAATCTTTGCGATAAGAAACCAAGGACGAGGAAGATCTTCAAAGACTCCAGTCTTCACCGCAAGAAAACCAAACCCAACACCACCGACCTCTACAGGTTCTTCATGGAGAATAAACTCGATCTTGTTTACGCGAGTAGGAACTCCATGCTTGTTAGGGAAACCTACTGCAACAGACCCAGCAGGGTCAAGTTGATAAAGCCCAGAGACTACAGGAAGATCGGAACTGTACAACTTTATGAAGTCAACAGGCTCCCACTCAATATCGGAGTCAATCCAAAAAATCTTGTTGTACGTAAATCTACCTGAAGCAATGGAAGATACATTGTAATCGTGCACAGCTGAATCAATGGCAGTTAGCTCGCGGGCAGTCGCCACAAAGGAAGACTGGCGATTGAGAAACGTGTAGGTAATTCCTAGATCATCAAGAGTCGCGCATGTACTCACCAAGCTCTTCACGTACTCGGCCTTCATGGAAGTACCTGGAGTAGCGATAACCACATCATAGTGAGGAACGTCCTCAGCGCTACTTACCGCTGACATCAGACCTCCTGTCTACACTTCTGGCACAGCAAGGCATCAAACCCAGTCGCCTTACTTGTTGATATACCTCGTTGGGTTACAGGCACAGGGGACACTGGACCTTCAGTCCCACAACGGTCACACTGCTTATCGACCAGCCAACGTATCTCTAGTCCCTTAGTCACCGCAGCAGCAAGTCCTCGACCCAACGCGTGCATTGGACCTGCACCTTCAGTCTTCCTTAGGAAAGGCCTCACATCGTTACACTCGATAACCGCACGGTTCTTCTTGCATGGGCATTCCATACGGGTCGGTTTACAGAACACCAGACCATTGATAATTGTGTGACGCGACATTGGGTGCCCACACAGGCAGATCCTTCCATCACGCTCTGGCGGCTTCTGTCTTAGACGTATGTCCTCGTCAGTTGCTTCCTCAAGCGTAAAGTCCATAAACTCAAAGGGATTACTCACTATGGGTTTACGCCTGACATGCGAAGACCAAAGTACATTGCTACCGATAACATAATAAGAGCAGGCACAAGGAACTGAAACCATCTACCTGTCTTTGTCTTGCTAAACTCATCTCTACCAACGTACATGACAAACGTACCGGCCACAACTGCAATGGCTATTGCGATCTCGGTACTCCAGTTTTCAATCATAAAAATCCTTTCGTTGGAGTCATAATATACTGCTTCTTACAAAATGTATACTATATTAGTTAACTTTGTGAAACTATAATTAGAGACTATTATTCTAGTTAGCCCCACTCCTAGATCACGTACACGTAAACTAAATATAATCTTAATTCATAGATACATAATATACTAGTATCGGCATACTAAGCGCTTTTACTATTTTATTTTTACTTTTACGCTTAGTGCCACCTTCCTAATCTTCCCTCCTCTAACTTTTTATTTTCTGCTATTTCCGCTTAGTATGTTCTAGGGCGCTCGTCTTTTTACGCCCCCCTATTTTGCCTCCTGGCCCTGTCCTGATATAATTCGTTTATGCTACTTACGTTGTTCGCCTACCTCATCTGGAAGGACGGTCGTGACCGTGACCGGAACCCAGATGTCGATGAGGCATGGAACCGGCTAATTATCTCCTTCCTATTTCTAATGTTTCTTTGGCCCTTTATTCTTATAAAGCTTGGCGAGCAGCTAGAGCAGGATAAGCACCGAAACGTCTGGGTAGTATCAATCACCTGTTTTACTCTTCTGCTATCTGCCTTCTCAGGAATCGGCGGATACCTGGCGTTTGGAATCTTTATTGCACTTGCAAAGGGAATCGGATACCTGTACTACGCATACAAGATTAACGCAGAATCTCAAAAAGAAACACAGGAGTAAGCAAGTCATACCCTGCTTTATCGTGTAAAATTATCTACATGCAGGAAGATGTTATCTATAACCACCCGCTGTTTGTAGAGGCAGTTAGCCGTAACCTACAGCGCGTATCTGCATGTTCACACACTGTCGCAATGGTTCGAGAGAACCTTGTAGACCCCATTAGCTTAGAGCGCAGAGCGGATCTTCTCATCGCGGTAGAGGATCTTGTCAACGAGGTTATGACCCTTGCATTTGACGTTCGCGCATTGACGTGGCCAGACAAAGAAGCTCACCCGTCCTATATACCTGACTCCGACTCAGACACCCAATACTAGCAATAAGGAAGTAAATGCAGCTCCGCCCAAAAGGCGAGGGAGAGCGCGCACTAAGTAGCAAGACCAAATTATTACTTACCGCAGGTATGGTAGGTACAGGCGTTGCCCTGTCTTCTTCATCTTCCTACGCAAATGAAAGTACCACCAGTACCCAAAACACGGATACTAGTGGCACTTCAACAAATACTACTTCTTCTTCTCAGCAAGGGTCTTCAGCGCCATCACAGTCGCAAGAATCCCAAGGAACGCAAAGTTCGCAAGGAACCCAACAGCAAACGACATCCAGTCCATCAACATCCCTCTCTTCATCGGTTGATACTAATAGTACCACGTTAACTGCAAAAGTAGAACAAATCAACACAGTTCTATCTACCGTTACCCAACCAACCGAGACTGTCACAACAACTGTTGCAAATGCAACCACTCAGGTCACCGAGGCAGCCACAGCCCAACAAGCAACTACTACTGCACAGGCAACCCTTGCTACTGCGACAACAAGTGTGGCTACCGCAACCCAGGAAGTCGCAACAGCAACCACACAGGTTACGACTGCGCAGGTAGCTGCAGGTGAAGCAGCCAGCACAGCCGCGACCGCTGAGGCAGCAGTAACTACTGCCACGACAACTTTCTATCAAGAGAACGCAAATCTAGGAACTGCAACCTCTACGCTTTCTACTGCCCAGACTACAGCAGCAACTACGCAGGCGGCAGCAGACGCTTCCGCGGCACCAACAACAGTTGTTCGCACTGAGACCTTTACAGGGAATCAGGTCAACAACACATCTGGCACAGGAGCTGTTGCAGTTGAGATAAATGGAACAACACCCGTTACCTCATCAAATCAGTCAGGAACCTTCATTGGTGGTAACCACAATCCACAGGGTGGAATTGTTTCCGGTGCAGGTCTTAACCTTCAATTCGCTTCTCAACCAGTTGTTATTCGTTTCCTTAACTCCTCAGTTCATACTGTTGACAAGGTAGAGTTTGGCGTCTACGCGACAAACGGTGACAGCTCAGCAACTGTTACCTACACCGATGGAACAACATCTAACTTTACAATTGAAAATAACGTTGGAACTCAAAACGGTCAGCCAAATACTACGTACACTCACATTGAGACAGTTACCGCTTCCGGTGACAAGAAGATTCACGAGATTCGTCTTAACCCTAATACAAATGACTGGTACATCGTTGACAACATTGCCGTAACAACACAGGTAGCAGGAACACCAGATCCTCAGGCAATTGCAGCAGCCGAGGCAGCAGCCGCAGCTCTTGTTGCAGCGCAGGCAGCGTATGACGCACAACTCGCAGTTCGCGATGCATCACATGCAGCGTGGGGCGCAGCGCACGTTGCTGCCAATGCTGCCAACGCAACGCTTGCAACAGCGACTCAAGCAGTTACCTCTGCAGAGACAGTTTTATCTACTGCGCAGGCAGCTGCGTCTACTGCACAGGCACAGGTTGTTTCTGCCACCATAGAGGTAGCAGCAGCTACCGTTACTCAAAAGACTGAAGGAGATCAGGCAGCGGTTGCGGTTGCTAACGCGCAGGTTGCAGTATCAAATGCAGTCATTCCAGTTATTACTACAACATTGAATGAGACCAAGGCAGTTGACATTACCCCAACAACAATTACAAATACTGTTGTTGCTATTGCTGAAACAGCCATTGCGGATGCAAGTACTGCAATCGTTGCTGCGGAAACAAAGAAAACTATTGCAGATGGTTTACAGGCAGCTGCAGGTGCAACTACAACTGTTACATCAGCTACCGAGGTTGTTGCTGACAAGACGCAGGTACTTGCAGCTGCTACTACAGCAGTTGATGCCCAAGAGGTAGTTGTTGATACTGCGCAGGCTGCAAAGGATGCGGCACAGACAGTTGTTAACGCTGCAACATCACAAGGTTTACAGGTAACCGTCTACAACGTGCAAGGACAAAACAACGCACCAATTGTTAACTCAGGTACTCCTGTTCTTCGCACGTTTACAGATACAAATGGAGTTAACGAGCAGTGGGGCAGTGGTTTAGTTGCAGGTTCATCTCGTGCAGAAGATGTTGTTGTTAAGTATGAAGGAACATGGACACCAACAGAGTCAGGAACACAGGTGTGGCACACACCAGCAGATGACGGTGTAAAACTTTTCCTTGATGGAACACAGGTTGTCTTTGACTGGTTTGATAAAGGCGGCGGAGGTTCCGTAATCAACGTGCAAGCTACCGCGGGAACATCAAAGACATTCACGATGTGGTACTACGAAAATGGTGGTGGTGCGTTTGTTCAGCTTCTGCGTAATACAGGTTCTGGTTGGCAGGTAATCCCTGGAACTGAGTTCACAACATCATCTGCAACTCAAGAACAAAAGAATACACTTGCAGCAGCGGTTGCAGCTCTTAACACCGAGACAACTATTCTTACGTCTCTTGAGGCAACAGAAGCTCAGGCACAAACAAATCTTACATCTGCGCAGGCAACTCTTGTTCTAGCCCAGTCCGCTGAGACTGCACGCACAGAGTACGTCTCACTTGCGCAGATAGCAATAACAGCTACCGCCGTTGCAGTTGACGCGGTACAGGACGCACAAATTGTTGTGTATCAAACAAAGGCTCAACAGGAAGCAGATCAAGCAGCTGCAGATGCAGCAGCGGCGTATGCAGCTCAAGTTGCTGCTCAGCAACAGGCAGCACAGATTGCAGCTCAACAAGCAGCATTAAGAGCTCAGGCAGACGCTCAGGCAGCAGAGGCTGCACGTCAAGCAGCGCTAGCAGAGCAGGCAAGAATTGCAGCTGAACTTGCTGAGGCACAGGCATTAGCTCAAAAGGCTGCGGCAGAAGCTGCAGAGGCTGCACAACAAGAACAAGCACGTCAACAAGCTATTGAATTACAAAAAGCTGCAGCAGAAGAAGCAGCACGTCAACAAGCGTTAGCAGAAGCTGCTAAGGTTGCAGCGGAGGCTGCGGCGGCTCAAGCTGCTCTTGACGCAGAGGCGGCTGCTGTTGCAGAGGCTGCTCGTCTTGCAGCTGAGTTAGCTGCTCAGCAACAAGCTCAACAAGATGCTGATCAGTCGAACTCAAACTCAGATGCCACTGAATCCACTGATAATACGGATCCGAATACAGACTCATCTAATCAGAATCCGGATCAAGATCAAGATCCTCAAGGGCCTGACTCAGAGACCGAGCAGCCAGGTGACCAAGAAGAGCAGCCAGGAGACCAAACAGACTCGTCGCAAGAACAAACAAACCCAGACGATGACTCTTCTTCAACTGACGACTCCTCTAATCCAACGGATGAAACTGATACCAACACTGAAGATAATTCTGAAGACTCAGAAGCTGAGACTCCAGACACAGAAGATCCAGAGACAACTGATCCGACTGAGAATCCAGATGATTCAGAGTCGTCTCAAGAAGAGGATGTTCCACTAGAAGATAATAACACTTCTGAGGAAGAAGTAAACGCCGAGGTTGATGACGCTCTTGAAGACGGAAAAGTTACTGCCGACGAGGTTGAAGCTATTGCCGAGTCAATGGCAGCTGACGGAGAAGTTAGCGCGGAGGAAACAGATCAACTCGTTGAAGCTCTATCCGAGGACGGAAAACTTACAACCAATGAGGTTGCATCTGTTCTTGACGCTCTCGCAGGAGACGGTGAAGTTTCCAAGGAGGATGTTGCGGCAATCGTTGCGCTTGTCTCCGGTGATGGCAACCTAACCAATGCTGAAAAAGATATTGTTGCAGATGCGCTCGTTGAACAGTTTGCCGGTGAAAAGGGTGTAGATGTTAACGCGGTTGCAGAGGCAGGCATTGACCTTGCAGATCTACCTCCTGATACACCTATTGAACTTAATAACGGCGTGGTAATTACCGCCGAGGTTGGCAATGCTTTTGAGACACTTGCGAACCCTGACGAGTTACTTGGCGCAATACTCACAGACCCTGGACAGGTCCTCTTAGCCCTTGGAAGTCTGGGCGCGGATATGTCTGAGGAGGAACGTCGAGAGTCCGAGCAAGTCATTGTGGCAGCCGTTGTTGCTACAGGTATTGCCGTTCAATCAGCGGTTGCAGCGGCGGGAGCAGCAACTCAGGCAGCGGCGGCTGCAGCAACTTCTGGAGGCGGTGCTCCTTCAGGTGGAGGATCTAAGGGTGGCGGTGCAGGTGGACCTGCTGCTCCACGTAACGATGCAGGTGGTCCTGTTGGACGTGAAGGCGGCACCAAACCTAAGAAGACAGTTAAGAAACAAAATAAAATAAGAATAAGAAGGAGACCTAAATAATGAAAGACTTTATCCGCGACATGCTTGACCAGACATGGACGCTACTTGGCATGTTTATTGCCTGGCTAGTTCTTGATGGATCAGCTCGCACAATTGTTGGTTACGCTATTATCTGGTCTACCTTCATCTGGGTAGCAACCTATCGTATTCGTAATCCAAAAGAAGACGACGAAGAATGAAAAAGATTTTATTCCTTGCATCTCTTCTTTTAATAACAACCTCACTCCCTGCTCAGGCTGAAAACACGCCACCTGTCTTAGTTGTTGACAAGTGCCCAGAGTTTTGTCCTCCAGGAGTTACTGTTCCAAACATTAAAGGACCAGTTAATCCGCCTAAGCGTGTGTGTGCTCAAGTTCTTATTCCTGTTCCAGGAAAAAGAGGTTGGTTTTGGACTGATTCGTGCAAGACAAAAATGGTTAACAGTAACACCGGGAAAAAGCGCTAATAAAACACTAAGGGGACTAAGGGGAGAATCACATGCACGACCACAACGTAGAGCTTGTTGCATCTTCTTCCTCAGGAATTAGCTCAATGACAGTCATGTGGATCCTTATGGGAATCATGGCTGTTCACCATCTCCTCATGTGGAGAGAGATGAAGAAGATGAAAAACAAAAAGGAGTGTGGCTGCAATGTATGAGTATCACGTAAGAAAAGTAACTAAGGTAGTAGACGGGGACACCATTGATGTTGACATTGATCTTGGTTTTGACATTTCATTTTCTTCCCGTGTTCGTCTTGCAGGTATCGACACTCCTGAGTCTCGCACCACTGACAAGATGGAAAAGGCGCTTGGCTTAGAGGTCAAGAAGAAACTTACTGATCTTATTGCTAACGCAAAAAGCATTGTTATTCGCACAGAGAAGATGGATTCAAGTGAGAAGTATGGAAGAATCCTTGGCTGGCTTTATCTTGATGGTGAAGCCCTATCAGTGAATGAAGCTCTTGTTGCAGGTGGATACGCCTGGGGCTACCTCGGTGATACGAAGGTTAAGGACTTTGACGCTCTCTTGAACATCAGAAAGACTAACGAAATGAGAGACTCCTTAGCTTTAAAGTACCCGCCGGTTGATCCAAAAGAATCAGGCAAATCAAAGAAGTAGCTTAAGTTGTATAAATCCTCCAGTTCACGTTATAATAAAACCACTAACGTGAATGATACAAGGAGGAATATACATGGCTGCGCTCGCGGTCGAGATAGTAAATGTAGACGAGGACGCAGCCGAGAAGGTGGCGCGTCAAGCTATAGACCTAATCTCGAAGATAGCAAAGGTAAATAGTAAGACTCTAGAAGTACAACCACACGACGATTATCGTGGTGTTTGGTTGCGAGTCGATATTGAATTACCAAGCGATGTTAATAAGTCGTATAAGACCTCCCTTGTGTCTACACTAAAAGGGATAATTGAAAATTCACTTTATCTAAACAATAAGGCTGGGATCCACGTGTCCATAGGAGAAACTACAAAGGGAGATAAATAATGCCGACTGCGGCACCAGATAAACTGTTGGAAACATATTCAAAGAAGATTAAACCAATCTTGCCACTGGCAAAGAAAGCTTTCGGATCGAGAACACACATGACACCAGAACATAAGGCTAGTCGTGAGTACACTGAATTACTTGTAGAGTACTACAAGAAGGGTGGATCTCTAGTTGCACTAGCAGAAGAACTAGGCGTTACCTATGCAGGGTTGCGTCGTCGTGTTATTACAGCGGACATTCCCGCTGAGCCAACACGCAAACGAAGTGTGCTAACAGATGCACAAACACAAAAGGGTATTGAGAGAATCAAAAAGGCTAAGGAAAAATCACCAGACGCTTACCACGATGCGCTTGCAGCTGAGTATGACAAAGGCATCTCTCTTGCAAAGGTTGCATTAGCTCTAAACATCTCTTCATCTCAACCACTGTACTGGGGAGTACACCGTGCCAAACTTAGAGAACAATCACCTCTCGATTAAGAAGACACCACATACGTATCTTATCTGCATTGAATGCAAAGGTAAGGTTGCGTATCGTAGGACTCATCTCTGGGATGAGACTGCACAAGGACATCGGTGCCAGGACTGCTGGTATCTATTTATTGACGGACGAGGACAGGAAAAACAAGTACAATGAACAGGATGAACCGAGATGAATAGAGAATCGTTTAGAAAGTACGTGAAGTACGCTAAGTCAAAGGGAATTGACGTGAACAATCCTGACTTAGGTATTGTTACACATCACTACGAGTCTGACTACATACAGGTCATTACCGAGCAGAGTTCATATCTAATTGACCTTAAAGGTAAGCGCGCACTTCGTATTCCAGGTGATGATGCGTCTCATCAAAGCACTGATGACATCTGGTATGGATACGACACGATTTACTCGTGTTCAGTATCCTTCCCTCTGCGTATGACGTGGCAGGACGGTGATAATCTCATTATGAGAACTACCACACCAATCACAGTTGTTAATGAGCTATCAGCATCCGAGGCGCTCGCGATTGCAGGTAGACTAGAATGATAACTCTGTTAGCAATAATTGTTACCTGGTATCTCTCTAAGGTTTTCTACACTAAGAAACTCTCTATTGACTTTAACAATCTAGCCGAGCGAGGTCTCTGCCAGCTCAAGTGCTATAAATGTGCTAGAACACATGTTGTTAAAGAAGAACACAGAAGAAACCCCTTCTATTGCAACGGCTGTAAATAATGACGCCTAAGAAAAAACAAGAGCTACCCGTCTTTGTCGTAGTTGATATGCCAGAGTGGAAGACTAAGATTCTCAACGTCATGCTTTGGCTTCTACGAATTAAAGGTCAAGCTTGGGTAATTGCGGTTGAAGGAACCGGCTTTACCTATGATGGTAATTATTACACAGACACAACAACCAACACAAAGATATCAAGAAAGGTTCTCAATGATTCCAATAAAAGTAAAAAAGAACAAAAAGAATCCTAAATCGATCTACTACGAGCCATCTGATGAAGAGCTTCGCGCTCGTGGTTACATGACCACAGACGAGTTTGTTGACACACTTATCCCTGGACTTAAGGATTACATGGCAAACAACTGGCGTTTTGGTGGAGAAGATAATCTTCATCACCCTGCAGATCTAGCATCAACAGCAAGTATCTACACTGATAGTCTTTACAACATCATAGAGACGTTTGGTGTTCAACCATATAAGAGAGAAGGTTTCTAGTGGATATCGCAAAGGAAAGCACAAAGAAGATTCGGCAGCTCGAGTTTGTTGTAAACGAACTTCAACAGCGTCTAGGGCAAATTGCAATGTCCTATGAGCTTGAGGTTGCAATGCTAAAGTCAAACGTAGTAGAGCTAACAAATGCGCTTAAGACTCAGGCAGAAGAGGTTGATTAGATCTAAATGAATCTAGAGATCTACTACCCACAGGAGGACTACAAACCTGAGATATATCAGTCAAGTCCTAAACGTCCTTGGATGGATGCAGCAGGAGATAAGCATCCTTATAAGTGCATTCCTGTTGTGCGAGCAAACTCCCACGGTTGGGAGATGCGGCTTCCTCAAGATGTAACAGTTTGGTGGGACGGCGGAGAGCTCCCTGGTGCAGTAACATTTGATGATAGTTCTCATGAATACGAAACAGGACACCCTCTTGTTAGTAACAACTTAGGTAGTGGAGTTCTTAGTTTTATAGTCTATGCATTAGTAAAAACACCAAAACCATACAACCTATACGTTACAGGAGCTCCTAATTCTCTTATCCGTGGCGCAGTGCCGTTGACTGGTGTAGTAGAAACGTGGTGGTCACCATACACATTTACAATGAATTGGAAGCTTAGATATACAGATCGTCCAGTGACATTTCCAAAAGGCTTTCCATTTGTGCATTTCTTTCCAATAAACTCCGTAGAGCTTGAACAATGGGAACCAGTCTACAAGGACATAAAGGATCACGAGTACGCAGATGAATACCTAGAATGGAATACGGATAGATATCTGAATCCAACTAAAAGACATGATTATTACAAGCATGGAACTCTTCCAAATGGCTGCCCAATAGCAGACCCAGAGTTTCACAAGTTAAAGCTAAACTTAAACGACTAGTTGTGTTTTTCTTCACACATTCTTGCTAGATCAGGAACTACCCAACGTTTTCCACATACAGAGCACGTCCACTGCTTAAGGCGTTCTGCGTCACTCACGCTCCACCCACCAGAAACCAATAAGTGTAGCAACAACTAAAGTTACGATAGCCACTCCTTGGAATGTGATGTGAGTTAAGTAATACATTTATCCGAATGTCTTATCCCAACCAGGGCCATCTGGTAATCCTACTATTAGTCCAGTTACAGGAGAGTGGCAATGTGGTGCAAAAATTGAGTGGTTTGCGTAGTGTGTATAATGCCAATTCCAATGTGAGCCAAGTGTAGTATCACTCATAAGAACTAAAGCAGAACATATGCCACACAAACCTACTGGCCCGACATAACCACAACTAGGGTTAGGGTTTTCAAATACAACTTGGCATGAAGATTTGAACGCTTCCCAATCTTCTATTAGATTACTAATTGTTCATCACTTCCCACAGGTAGGACACTTCGTTGTTTTTGCGGCTGAAGATTTTGCAGCAGCTGGTTTAGCAGCAGGTGCACTACCAAACTTAGGACGACCAAAGCCTACAATTGAAATCATTACTCCAGCCTTGTTCTTCTTAAAGGCACGAAGTTGCTTGCACACTTCTCCGCCATTTCTTTGGCTTCCAGATTTCTTCGATGACGTATTGCCTTCGATACACCAAACAGTCCCATCTTCATTATCCTTTACAACTATACCTACATGTGAAATTCGGTCTACGCCGTCTGATGGGAAGTCAAAGTAAACAATGTCGCCTGGTTCTGGATCTGCAAGATCTCCGTCAATCCACTGCCCAGCTTTCTTAAACGCCTGTGCTCCACCTGGAGTGTACACAGTGTTAGGCACCTTTACTCCAGCTTCATTAGCGCACCAGTTTATAAAGCTTCCACACCAAGGTTGAAAGTTAGCCTTAGTATAAGCGCCATACTTTGTTTCATTGTCCTTAGGACCTTCAATGGTTCCAAGCTCTGCTGTAGCAACCTCAATTAAACGAGCTGCTGTACCTTGTTCTGCCACTTTTACTTGCCTCCCTTAGGCTTTGGCTTTGGCTTAGGCTTTGACTTACATCCACACGTTGCGCACATATTATTTATCCCAATCTGCATCAACTGGTTGTTCTTCTGGCATTGCGCCATCTGGCTTAGCAGCTAAACGGGCTGCGGTTGCATCAATCTCTGCCTCAAGCTTCTTATCAGCCTGGGTGTTCTTAGCGTCCATTTCCTTATTGGCAAGTTGCGCAGACATAATGTCCTTTGCGCCGGAGTTACCAATTAGTAATCCTGCAAGGGTTCCTGTAATGAATGTGGCAACGCTTCCTAGCACGTTAAAGAACATTTTGTCGTTCTCTGACTGTGCGCCAATTGGCTGCGTTACGAAGATTAGTGCGTAGAGAATTCCAAGGGTTGTAGCCAATAGAATAGTTCCAAGCGTAATACCAAGTATAAACTTAAGTCGCGCGTCTAAATCAGCTGCGGTGTATTTGTCTCTAGCCATTTGTTCCTCCCGTTGTTGAAGATGAACCATCCGTTGGAGCGGCAGGGTCAAATCCAAGTATGTCCTTCGTGCATAATCCTAACGCTAAGCACTCAGGAACTACACACTCTTTGGCCTCCCAGTTTACAGGATCTTGGCACTTATAACGATAACCGCCTTGATACCCACAACTAGAAAGTAGTAAGGCTACTAGTGTAGCGCCTACAATTGTGGCACTCTTAATATAAACTTTTTTCATACATGCATCTCCCGGGAAGATAGTAGTTACCCTCTCCCCAGAGGTTACATGTTTATCCTATCACTTAAGAAGCAAGGCGTCTTTGTCGTCTAAGGCTTCTTCTATCCTTCTGGGTAGTTCCACCCCAGATACCAATTTCGTCGTTAGCAACCGCCCACGAAAGGCACTCTGCCAGGTAAGGGCAGGTCTTACATATCTTCTTTGCAACTGCTACATCTTTAGGAGATCCGCTTGAGTTTCCTTTGTCTGGAAAGTATAGCTCGGGATCTACCTCTGAGCAAGGAGGGTGTCCGTTCTGCGTAAAGTCTGGGTACCGTCCAATAAAACCACGAACCTCAACTTGAGTTTTACGGATTCTCTGTTCCATTAAGCGCTTGTCTCCCTATCCACGCGAGCTGTAAAAACCTGACCCCTTAAAGATTACCGCTGAGCTACTATATACACGTTGTAAATTCTTTGTACATATTTCGCATGCAGATCCTACTACTGTGTCCTCCTGCGCCATCGGGCGCTCGTCAATATACACATGCTTGTTTTCACAAGTGTATTCGTACACCGCCATAGTTACGCTAGTCGTGCACTAACTGACTTATCAACTGTTGCAGTAAGTGTTGTCGTATTAACTGCAATTGCGGCTGAAAGTGCAGCCTCGTATGACGCAGCCTCAACCTCAGTCTGATAGTTCTTTGACTCCGTGATGTATACAGTATATGTTGCCATCGTTCCTCCTAGTTGTAGTTGCTAACTCGAATGGTATTATGCACAATACCACTTTGTTCTATAAGTACTTGCCTTTGATCTTCAGTCATACCACCCCAGACGCCATAGACCTCTGGAATGCTGAGTGCATGATTAAGACACGCTTGCTTAACAGGACATGTTTTGCAGACAGAAAGAGCTGTCTCTTCTTTCTCTCGCTTGGTCTTTCCTCGTGCTGATGGCTCAAGAAAGAAAGTTTCAGGGTCAACATTGTTACAAGACCCTTGGTACTGCCATTCCCAATTATCAGCAATTGGTTTTAAAGTCGTGCCTACAGCTGTCATTGTGTTCTTGTCCTTAGTTACTTGTAGTTACTGGTTGTCTTTAATAAGTTTGATTTCACATGCATCAGTTGTGCAGTACATTTCTCCAACAGCGTCCGCGGCCATACCTGCGTACACACCGGCGAAGTCAATAGGGAACAGCTTCATGATTGCGTCCTCGTACTCCTCCTCGGTGATTTGAGTATAAGGCATCTGTGGGTAAACAAAGTTACCTGACGGTAAGAAGGACACAGTCTTTAACTGGCCGTCGTACATATGCAATACTGTTCCTACATGCTCAGATTCCTTCTCAGGGTCAAATGAGACGGTTACAGAGACAGAGTTGTCAGACCAGTAACGTTGTGCGGTTGCAGCAAGAGACATCTTTTCAAAGATGGTTACATCCTTCTCAGCACGTTCTGCGAGAGACTTGATAGGGAAGAACACGACGCTTGTAGAGTCTGGTGACTCTGATGCAGGCTCAACTCGATAGTTTGCCATCTTGAATAGTGGAAGCATTGGATCTGAGTTTGCAAAGCGAATAGCACGGTTAAAGAACTTACCGCCCACTGTCCAGTGTACTCCTGGTGACTCACCAGCAAGAATTGAAACTGTTCCTGATGGCTTAACTGTTGTCATCTTAATTGACTCACGAATACCAAGCCACTCTGAATAAGTGTTGTCGTATCCCTTGACTACTTTGTACCCTTCATCCATCCAATCACGAAGTGTAGGAAGTCCCTTACGGTCTGCAAAGTTAGCAACTCCGGAGATTGATGTTCCGATGCGGCGATTACGTTGCATGATGGCGTTTGTCTCTTCCCAGTGTGTAGGGAGCAGGGTTACGGTCTTTGCGTATAGATACGCAAACTTAAGCGTGCGCTTAAAATCATCTAGGTCATCGTGACGATTTAGATATGTCTCAACAAGCGTGCAGCACTCATATGATTCTAATGACTGCTCTGCACAAGGGTTGTATCCAGCAATACGCCAGTCCTTGTTGTTGATTGGATCTACAAGACGGCCATACTTACGGGATACGTCCATCCAAATAACACCAGGCTCACCATTTAATGCAATACCTGGAACAATCTTATCTAGGTCCTGACCTACGGTTGTTTCAACTGAGTTGTTTGACATCCAGCCCCAACCAGGTGCTGCAGGGTCATAGCTGTTACGCTCTGGGAACTTCTCTGCGTTCTTTAAGCTTAAGAACGTGTCATCATCTAGTCGGCCAATAAGAAGCTCTGCCGAGCGGCGAACGTTGCCCGAGACTACGCAAACACCAATAAGATTTCCAATATCAGCAATGTCCGTGCGAGTAACCTTCTCACCAGCACGACCGTTAAATACCTTACGGATATAGTTGTGCAGCTTCTCTAGCGGCTCATGTCCTGCGGCGGTTCCACCAAATGTCTTGATTGGGACGCCAGCAGGGCGAACTTCAGAGTAGTCAAACTTCATAGTAGCTTGATCTGGCTTCAAGTATGAGTTAAGAATCATTGATAGTGACTCAACCCAGCCTTCGCGAGTATCTGGAATAACGTATGTGTTCTCTGCAGCTTGCGGTGCATAGATTGTAAAGTCCTTGTCTGCACCCTTATCATCAAAGCCAACACCAACGCCAAGCATTGATGCTTCCATTAGAAATGCAAATGGACGTGCAGGGTTTGCCTTTGTCATTTCCATTGTTGAAACAAATGCACAGTTTTGCAGTGCAGCAGAGTTGCGTTGCTTGTTTACAATGTCTGTTCCCATTACCCAAAGCCCACGGCCAGGAGGTGTCCACTTTAGATTAAATAAGCGGTCAAAGCCGTCCTTGGCAGAAGCCTGCGCCTTTGCATCGTTCCACGGAAGTCTTTGACTTTTGCAGTGATCTTTCTGAATAGAGTACATGCCATTGATGACACGCTCACAAACGTCAACCCATGTTTCCTTGGTGCCATCTTCTTTTAGTCTAGAGTACGTGCGTAAAAAGGTAATCTCTCCGACAGAGTTTCCAGCTGCATCTGTGTAACCAAATGGTGCTTTCTTTCCTTTATATCCTGCTACGAATTCTTCATTTAGACGAAAAGAGAAAAGGCTCACGCTACGCTCCCACTGGTTGATTTGTATGTTGATTAAAAGTTAGATTGCAAATTATACTTAGTTTGTACTAAAGTGTAAACCTTTATCTAGCCTAAAAATAAAGCGTCGTATATTTCTTTACAGGTAGGACATACCTTAAACTTCTCTGGGTCCCGAGAAGGAACCCATATCTTCCCGCAAAGAGCAATCACCGGCGTGCCATTTACATAAGCCTCGGCAATGTCTTCCTTATTTACAAAGTGCGCAAAACGGTCGTGGTCACCGTTGTCGGTGCTCACATCTGCTTGAGTCTCTTCCGAGGTGTCAATAAATCCCATAGTAGTATTATAATGTACTCAAGACAATACATAATACAAAGGAGAAGCCCTATGGCACTGCACAACCACATACTGCTTAACGGGTATGTTACTAATCCTCCTACCAATGAGGAAGAAACAATCGCGTGGATGAAGCAACTAGTATCAGATATTGATATGAAGATAATCCAAGGTCCATACGCATCGTATGTTAACAAAGAAGGAAACCGCGGTCTTACTGCTACAGTAATGATTGAAACCTCGCACATTGCCTTACACGTTTGGGACGAAGAACAACCTGCGCTAATCCAGTTTGATCTTTACACCTGCTCGACGTTGCCTGTGCCGACTGTCATTGATAGCATCAACAAGTACATGGGACTTGAAAAATACTGGTACATGGTAATGGAACGTCGCAACGGCTTCAATGTTGTAGAAACTCATACCGTTGCCTAGACATAAAAGTCCTTTCTCAAAGGAAGAGCTAGCCTACCTGCGTAGTACCCACACTCTTATTGCAACTCCTTGCTACGGAGAGATGTGCTCCTCTAATTACATGCGGTCAGTAGTCTCCTTGTTCGAATTTGCGGCTGAACAAAAGATCCCTCTCGGTCTTCAAACGATAGGAAATGAAAGTCTTATCACGCGCGCTCGTAATCAGATGGTCTTTAACTTTATGGAACTAGAACACTTAACTCATCTTATGTTTATTGACGCTGACATCTCCTTTAATCCAGCAGACGTTTTTAAGCTTCTACTTCACAAGAAAGATCTAGTTGCCGTGGCGTATCCTATGAAGGGTATTGCCTGGGACAGAGTTCTTGGCGCAAAGACAGTAGAAGAGGCAAGACGAAACTCGCTAGACTACGTAATAAATCTGCCACCAGAGATTGCAGAGTCTAAGGAAGTAAAAGAAAAAGGAACAATTGACGTTAAACTGTACAACGGACTACTTGAGGTGTATGACGCTGGCACTGGCTTTATGCTTATTAGTCGATTCACGATACAGGCGCTTATTGATAACTACGGCGACGAGGTCTCATACACCGCGGATCAAAAGACAAGACTAGACGATGGCACGATAGAAAGATCGACAAACAAGTTGCACGCACTTTTTGATACATCAATTGATCTTAAGACTGATAGGTACCTTTCAGAGGACTACACCTTCTGTCGTCGTTGGCAATCGCTTGGTGGAAAGATCTGGATAGACCCAACCATAGTTCTAACGCACCACGGTTCTTACTCCTATCAAGGATACCCGATATTTACTTCTAACAAGGATATAGATGAAGTCTAACCCATATGAAAACGTTCATCCTTCGATACGCGTAGTTCTTACAGACTTAATTGCGGCTGATGATTCGTATCACAAAGGACATGAACGTCGTATAGCTCGCACCTTACAGGTCGTAATTGACCAGTCGCCAAAAGGTAAACTCCTAGAGCTTGGCACGGGTGCAATTGTACCTTTAGCCTTGAAAAGGTTAATTCCCGACCTTGAAGTGCATGTTACCGACTTTAGTCTTGACTTGCCTTCTGTTGATAACATTTATCTAGAACTTTGCGGTGATAGCATCACGGTTCCAGGTTATCGCGTTAATCTTGAGGAGACGCCTTTACCAATACCTGACGAGACATTTGATGTTGTTTTATGTTGCGAGGTTATTGAGCACATGGACGTTGATCCGATGTTTATGTTGTCCGAGGCTAATCGCGTCTTAAAGCCTGGTGGAACACTTATCATTACTACACCTAACGCAGTATCCACTTGGGCAGTTACAAAGATTCTGAGAGGCATTGAGCCATACTTCTACATGCAGTATCGCAAGCACAATGATCCGTGGAGACATAACTACGAATACTCAATCCACTCGCTAGTCTCCGTGATAAAGGCTGCAGGATTTGATGGAAGTGCTTGGACAGAGGATTCGTTTGAGGAACCTAACTACACCGAGGTAAATAAGCTTAAGGCAATTGGATACCCAATGAATCACGTTGGAGATAACATCTTTGCGGTGTCAAGAAAGATTGGACCAGTTAAGGATAGGTACCCGTCAGTTATCTACTGCGACTAACATCCTTAACGCCTTGGACTTAGGAATGCGCGCGTAGTGACTTGATACATCGTCCTTACCAAATGTAATCACAAGATCATCACCCATCTCTACCATTCCTGCAGCAAACTCAATTCCAGGACTAATGAACTTAAATTCGTTCCCTAGTTCTATCAACTGGCCGCGCTCGTCATATCGCGCGAACAAGTGCGTGTAATCCTTGTTCAAGCCGTCTCGCATTCCAAACATGCGCCCGTCCCAGGTTCTTGTCTTAGTCGTGTAAAGTATATGCACCACTGCAAGGTACGTACCATCGTTTAATGAGTGTAGGTTGGTGTTGCCTCGCAGTGGTGCAATCTTAAGATTGTCATTTAGAGAGAAGATAATCTCATCTCCTTTGACAATTGAATTTGGACCATGAATAAAATCAAAGTTCTTATTTACTTGGTAGCACGTCATCCAGTTCTTTTCTGGCTTCTTAGCTCCTTGACCCTTGTACAACTTAACTAGCTTTGCGGTTGAAGTTTTAAGGTCTAACGTAAAGACTCCCATGCGCGCTGCTGGAATGTTGCGTTCCATAATGACGCCAGTAAAGTGCCACTGGTTGTCTCGCCAAAATAGCTTAGCGTCCTCAACCCCACGTTCTACTTTAAGACCCGAGTCCTTAAAACTAATCTCACGGAGATCTAGTAGCTCCATGTTCTCGTTTGTCTCAGTAAAGAAGACCTTGTTCTTAATTGGTCCACCTGTCTGAACGGAAAGTTCTCCCGACTCTGGCAGGATGACGTAGTTGCTACTTCGAAAGGTTATGGCATAACCCTGCGGTGAAGATCCGATACTTGGGTTAAATAGGCTCCAGGTCTTATCGTCAGGGTAGGCAAAGCGCTTAACGTTAAACACCTCGCCGCCAACCTTAGACAGAAGAGGAATCGCTTTGTTAGACATAGGTTTATCATAGGGCATAAGATTTACGCATGACCGAAGTATCAGTTGAAGAAGATCTTGACATCCTCACCGTTCACGATAGATGTGATGCGTGTGGCAGTCAAGCATATGTGCTAGTTATCTTTCCAGATGACAAGGCGCTTATGTTTTGCTCTCACCACTGGAACATGCACAGTGAAAAGCTGATCGAGAAGGCTATAGATATTGTTGACGAAACCGACAAGTTAAGCAGAAAGTAGGAGAGGCATGGCAGCAGGTAAAGGTGGTGGAGGTCGTCCTCCTGTAAAGGGAGCAAATGACCGTCGACCAAACGGCAAGGCTTGGAAGAAGTTTATCAAGCAATGGGACCCCGAAAAAGAACGTATGGTGCGAATACCTAATCCAAACAAGTAGTCGGTATATAGTCCTCTCGTGAGGAAAGCTGATCTACGCAAAAAGCGTTTTTGGGAAAAGGTAAGCATTCGCGGTGACGATGAGTGCTGGCCTTGGCTTGCAGCTCGTCATGTTCAAGGGTATGGCGCGTTTGCGTTTACCAAGTATAAGATCACAACTGCTCATCGTGTTGCGTGGGCAATCACATACAATCGAAGTCGGTTGCCATCTGTTAAGTTTCAAGTCATGCACATATGCGACAACAAGATCTGCGTTAACCCTAGACACCTAGAGCTTGGCACCGCTGCAAAAAATAATCGTGATGCATACGAACGCTGGAAGAAGTTTCCACGTCGTCCTATTCTTCAAAAAACCTGCAAGCGCGGGCATCCTCGCACGCACTTAAACACGATTATAAAGACAGGCGGCAGGCATAGAAAGCCTCACCCTGTTTGCAAGGTCTGCGTTCGAGAAAACGATAGTCTAAGTAAGCAAAGACGCAAAAGCCCAGAGCTCACAAGAAAGAACACAGAGTACATGCGCCAGTACCGCGCTCGTAAAAAAGCTACTGCTTAGGCACTAGATTCCATTTCTTTATCGCATGTGCGGTGAAGATTGCATCTCCATTCCAGTGCCATACTCCATTTTCCTTCCAAGTCGTATTTACAGAGTACTTCTCATAGAGTGAACTAACCCACTTAAGGTTGTCTCCTTCAAGTGACCCTCCAGCCTCGTGAGCAACTATGTACTCGACGTTAGGAAGTACTTCCTCTATGGTAAGAATCACGTTTGACTTACTTGGTTTCATCTCCTCAGGCACCATCTCATCTACAAGGTACTGACAGCGAAATGTTTTGCATGGGTCTTCTGGGCGCTCGTCGTACACGCCACAACCTTTTCCAATTTCCACAAATACGCAAGGGTTGCCAGGCGCCATCTCGTGCACGGTGGCTCTACTTTCAATCTTGATAGTTGCACTTAAAGTCCCGCTGCAACACTTAGTGCACCCTTCGCAACTACGCCCTAATACGTTGGGGCCAAGAGGTACTATTGCCATACGTCTCTCCAAATGTGTACTTATCGAGTAATTAGTATATTATAACCATATGTCAACTCCAAAGTTAACACATGACACAGCCAAGGCTATCTACGAGTACGCTGGAACCGATGGGCTTCCTGCGTATAGTGATCTTGCGCCTACAATTCAGATATCCTACATCGAGGAGGCCGAGGCAGCTCTTAGCTGTATCGGCGAGTACATTAGAAAACTAGGCAGCGATGTTGAGCTAGATAGTGATGACGCCTATATAGTTAAGGGAGTAATACTTTCTATAGCACACATACTAGACCCAAAGCAGCCCGAGCTTGAGCCAGACGAAGAAGAAGAGGAAGACTAAGCTCTTCCGTAGTTATCTTCGTATCTTATAATGTCATCTTCACCTAAGTAATCTCCAGTTTGAACTTCATAAAAAGTAAGTTCTCCTGCAAGAGACTTGATACGGTGCTTTTCTCCACGAAGAATCTGAATTGAATCACCTGGGTTAAAAGGAATTTCCATTCCCTCAACAGTAACAAGACCAACCCCACGAGCACAGAACCAGTTCTCTTGTCTGTGTTCGTGCGACTGGTAGCTTAACTGCTGCTGGTCACGCACAACGATTTTCTTGATCTGCGTCTTATAATCCGTCACTAAGATCTCATAGTAGCCCCAAGGGCGCTCATCTCTGGTTAATTCATCCATAGCCCTAACTTTATCATGTATTTAGCGATTTGATAAAATAGACCTATGATTATCGAATCCAGCGCCAGCGCCTTTCCCAATGACGTTCTCCTCTCTCCTACCCCTGTTCTTGTTGATTTCTGGGCAGAGTGGTGTAATCCTTGTAAGGTGATGCTTCCTGTATTAGAACAACTTGCGGCGGAAAAAGCAGACTTTATAAAGGTAGTCAAGGTTAACGTAGATGACTACTCTAGCCTTACCGCGACATACTCAGTTCGCTCGATCCCGACGCTAATCTTGTTTATTGATGGTAAGGTTATTCATACGATGACGGGGGCAAAGCCGATGCCTGCGCTTATCGCAGAGCTATCAGATTTCGTGGAAGGACTACAGTGAACAGCGACATGTTCTTAATGTTTATGACATTTTTTGGAATGGCGTGCGGAATGACAGTTATGTACATCTGGATGAAGTATGGAAAGTAATTGTTCGTTCTGCAGTCGTCCTGCGTATGTGACAAAGATGGAACCAATGACGTGGAAGGCGTATCGCTACTGCGTTGACTGCATCAAAAAGGACAAGGCCGAGCTAGACGCTGGCGGGGACTTCATAACTGATAGCCTGTAAGCTATCTCCCCTGTTATTAGGTCAGCGCTTCTATGACTTCAAAGCACCCCACGTGTCTTCACCTACCCCAACATTGGCTACCTAACCAGCGTCTAGCACTCTAACCTGCGGTGTCAATAAGTCACCTTGGCCGTTTGGGATAACAGTTGTACGTCATGTTCAGGACGATATGCCTTCTTCATTTGTAGGGTTTTATAGACTTACGCTATCTTCCGTCCACCTTGGACTAGCTGCGACCTACGCCTTTAGGGCAATACGTAATTATATCGCCTCTTGGTGCCAAAATGTACAATTGGAGCGGAACTTTAAAAAAGCCCTACTTTGTTTAACTTTCAACTTCTTTGCTTCTACCGGGAAGTTCCTACTAAGAAGCGATATAAATAACCTACCCTATTAAGCAGGACCTATAGTTGTAACTGTCCCTGAGGAGCCTCGGTACTTTAGGGCTCCAGCTTCTACATAAAGGATACCGCCGCCTGCTAAGTTGGCAGAAGGAGCTGCTCCGTTTTGCATAAGAAGTCTGTCTGCGTTGACATATTGGAAGTAGTCAATAGCCCCTGTAGGACCACCAGTGCCAGATAGCGCTACTAGAGTTGAGGTAGGTTTATCAAACACACAGTTTAGTATTGAGTAGTAACCGTTCAATACGACGGGGGCAACGTTGTTTAATGCTGAGGTTAGTATTTGGCAGTTTGCTAAGGTAATAACACTTGAAGCAGCAGAGGTAACGGCATTGGTCACAGCGGCTGCCACGACGGAGTCAACAAGGCTTAAGGTTCCAGCAGTTAAGACTGGGGCAACAGTCACAGCACTTTTAACAATTACATTTGCGCTAGCGCCGTTAACTGTTATAAAGTTCGGGTTACCGCCAAAGATGGCAACTAGACCGCCACCAGTAATACTAGCAGCGCCAAGGTCACATAAACGAATAACAGTATAGTCAGCATTACTAGTTTTTGTAAGAGTTCCTGAAATTTCACAGTTAAGGATGTTTACATTTCCTGTGCCACTTGGTGTAGTAATAGTCAGGTTTGTCATCTTTATGCCAGAAATGGTGCAACCAGTGTTTGTGCTTACAGTTCCAGAGATTACGATGTTTCCACCAATAAGCCCAGGACCAGTTATGGTTGTGTACTGAGTTGTTATTGATGGGCTTTCAGTATAAGTTCCTGGATGAACAATAATTGTTTTGCGTTGTGCGGTTATTAAAGTTAGTGCTTTGGTAATAGAAGCAACTGGAG